GGCCAGAATACCTTAAAGAGATAGAAAAAAGAAAGCTTAATAGTGTAATTCAAAAACAATGAATTTTAAAATATTTTTTATTTGTCACGAAGAATCTAATTCGTATAAAGATGCGTTTAATTTATTTGATTTGCTACCAGATGAGATTAAAAATTCTTTAGAAGAAGTAGAACTAATTGACACTCTTAATGTAGTTGATTTAACTCATAATTCATTGCAGAATATTACCCCAATAAGCAAAGAACAATCTATTTCTTTTTCAACAAATCCTCAACTTATTGGATTATGTCAAACCCACATAAATATATGGCGCAAAGTCGCAGAGCAAGAGCTTGATTTTTGCTTTGTTATTGAAGATAATGTCAATTTTTCCGACTTCTTAACGCTTTTACTTTCCAATCCAGATATTCCAGAAAAATTAGATTTTGTAAATTTCACTTCAACAGATTTCTTATCCTCCGCTTGCTATTACATTTCAAATCGAGGTGCAAAAAAACTCATATCAATTCATGAAGACCCAAAATTACTTAATTTGGACATTTTTTACGAAAATAATTTTACTAAAAATTCAATTAAATGTGAGCATCTTAAATTTATAGAATATTGTACTCTTGAAAAAGTAGGCTTCCATTATAGAATAAATTTCATCAACAAAGATCTGATAAGATATCACCCAAAAAATTATAAAAAAATAGAAGATAATTTTGAATTTTGGAAAAAAGACTTAAGCATTACCTCTTGCATCTGTACTTATGGCAATTATGAATCCTGCAGAGAAACTCTTTTATCATTAATACAACAAACTATATCAGATGATAAAAATAAAATTTTTATTATAGATAATTTTCCCATAAATCAAATCGATGGTGAGAGATTAGAGCATTTTAAAAAGTTAAAGTCTCTTTGCGATTTATATGATCACTGCGAGTATATTCACACCCCAACATCTGGGTTGTCCGAGTCTCGTAATATAGCTATAGATAAATGCACAACTGACTTAATTTTTTACATAGACGATGATGCGATAGCAAATTTTGACTTACTTGAGAATTTTAAATCTAAATTTTTAAAATTCCAGAATCTTGCGGTTTGCGGTGGAAAAGTTGTCCCCAAGTGGATCAGCGAAAGACCTGACTGGCTAAACGATAATTTACTTAAGTTTTTATCAATACAAAATTCCGATTCAAAAAATGTCATTCTTACGGAAGAATCTGAGGAATATATAGTCGGAACAAATATGTGCTTTCGCACCCCTATTCTCAAAAAATCTGGAGGGTTTAATGTCGCATTAGGAAGGCGAGGTCAAATTTTAATGAGCGGAGAAGAAGATGAATTATTTTCTAGACTAAAACAAAATTATACATGTGTTTACAGCTCAGATTGCTTGGTTTACCATAAAATATTTCCAGCAAGACTTGAAGAACATTGGTTTATAAAACGATGTGCTTGGCAATTAATTTCTAACAAATTTATCTTAGGACAAAAACACTCCTACCCAGAAGAGTTAGAGATTTTTCTCAACCAAAACAAAGATAAACTATTTGCAAAAAATCTAGATTCTAAAAGTTTTTCAGATAAATTAAGCTATATTCAATTACTGTTAGAATATCTTTTATAAATGAAAAAAATTTTAAGTTTTTCCAGCAGTATAAAAAAAGACTCGATCATTTGTCTTTGTCCAATGCGCAATGAAGAGCATATTTTACATAGCTTCCTAGACCACTATTATTCGCACGGAGTCTCTCATTTTGTTTTTTTTGACAATTTATCTGATGATAATACAATTAATATACTAAAAGACTTAAGCTCAAAATATAATATTGAAGCTTATATATGCGAAGAATCTTTTATTGGTTCCAAATGGGGTAGCAATTGGGCTAATGATTTTATGCAAAAATATTGCATTGATAATTGGTGCATCACTATTGATGCTGATGAATTTTTTATGCCAAAAAATAACCAAAAGATAATAGATTTAATCAGCAATCTTGAAGCACGTAAATTAAATTCTGCGAGATCAATACTCGTAGATATGTATCCAAAAAACTTAAATTCTGTACATAACCAAACTATAGAAAGTTCTTGTTTTTTTGATCGGTTTAATGAAATATATTACAAAGATGGCTACAGCGATTTTGGTCAAAAATATGTCATGGGAGGACTTAGAAAAAGAGTTTATGATTCGTTTAATATGATCAGTAAATGCAGTTTATTCAAAAACGAATTTTATTTATCTCACCATGTTAGCGGGGGATGGCACTGGATCAAACCTTTATCTGAATTTTACAACTTCTATCTCAATAATATAGCCATAGCACCAGTTTCATCAACATCATATTTTGATAAAAAATCTTACCTTGAAGCCGTTAAAAAAAGCTTAGAGACCGTTAGAGATACAGAAGCATTTTGCGCTCTTTTGCATTATAAATTTTTAAGAAAAGATATCTACGCATTTTTCCAAGAAAGAGTTGAAAGAAATCAAGATTGGAATGATAGCGAAGAATATAAAAATTATATTTCTCAAAAAGAAACATCATTTTTTCATGAGAGATACAGCGTAGATTCTTCTGATAATATCAATTTAGTATATAGCGAATTAATTGATAAATTATGAAAGCATACATGATAACATACATGAAATCCAAAGAGAGGGTTGAAAACTTTAAGCTGGCCAAGACTTTGTCTGATGGTAATTTAAATTTATTTGAAGCGGTAGACGGACTTGAAAACTATGAATCTTTATGTGAATTTGATCGCAAGCATCATTTTCACACAGATTTTTACAAAGATAAATGGAAAAACATGCCTGGAAAATTAGGTTGCAATTTATCTTATTCAGTTTTATTTAGCAAAATACTCAAAGAAGATCTCAAAGAAAATTGGTTTTTAATATTAGAAGACGATGCTGGAGTAAAAAAAGGCTTTATCGAAGAAGCTGAATTAATTGCCGAAAAAGCCGATTCAATAGGCACTCATTTTGTACGGCTTCATGTGGGAGAAGGAAAAGGGTTTTGGCCAGAAGACACAGGTTATTGGAATTTTTCGAAATCGCAACAGTTTAATGAAGCTTTTTTAGTAGGTCACAATTTTTATAAAATGATTCCGCAGTGGTACACTACCGCCCAATTAATTAACAAGGAGGGGATTAGAAGATTGCTTGAAGTTCGCCCTTGGAATGAAAACATTGATTTGCTATTAAATAGCTTTTCGCATCTTATTTTCGCAACGGCATACCCCTCTGAAAGTTTTTTCTCAAAAGGAAGTTGTGGAGTCGAAGATGATCAAAGCGAAATGGGAAGTGTAATCTATGAAAACCAAACTTTTTTATCATGATAATATCACACTCAAAAAAATTTATTTTTATACATATTCCAAAATGCGCAGGCACATCAATTAGAAAAAAAATAGAAAACCATTTCCATAAAAACGGAATGCTCGAAATGGAAGATTTAATTTCTTTTAAAGTGGGATATGACGAGCTACCTATATCAGGCACTTCGGCAAACTGGGAAATAATACATGATTATACAGAAGATCAGTTAAGGCTGTATGAAGAATTTCATCAACATAGCACCTTTTCTTTAGTAGAGTCTGTTTTTAATAGGGAAAAAATTAACTTAGACGAGTATTTTAAGTTTGCATTTTGCAGAAACCCTTGGGACAGAAAAGTATCTCAATATTTTTTTGGTAGACAGCAAGCGGAAAAAGGACACGAATGGGCAGTGTCGAACAAAAATCTTCAAAAACCATTTAAACATTTTGCTTCGAGAGCTGAAAACTGGGGAAAATTTAGAGATGGGCAGCATCAGTGGGTTTTAAATAAAGAAGGTAAATTAGGCTTAGACTTTATCGGCAAATCAGAAAATCTTCAGCAAGATTTTAATTATGTTTGCGAAAAAATAGGCTTGCCTCAGATGGAGTTGCCGCATTCTAATAAATCTAAACACAAACATTACACAGAGTACTATGACGAGGAAGCTAAAAATTCGTTCGCCAAAAACTACTCAAAAGACATTGAATTTTTTAATTACAAATTTGGAGAATGAAATGTCATACATCGATCAAGCTGTTAAATTTCGGATGGGAAAGTGGCATTTTCAAAAATATCCATCTAATTTAGAGCTTGACTGGGAAGATTATTCTTTATTTAGCCCCGACGACCAAAGATTTTTGTATTGGATAGAGAAATGTAAATTTTTTGAAATCAAAAAAAACCCCGGTTTAATTTTAGATTCGAGAGATCACTTGAATGAAAAAAATCTAGAGTTAAGGATTAATCGATTACAGAAAAATCATCATCTCAACCTTAAAAAAATATCCATACGTATCTCACAATCGCCCTGCTGACAAAGATTATTCTATACTATGGTCTCTGAGCCAAACGCACGAAAGAATAGTATCGAAATGGCAAGATCACTATAATTTTGAAGATAAAAAAGACGAAATCGTATGGAGGGGAGTCGCATCAGGGTTAGACCGCCAACTTAATCGCGTTGGTAAATTTTCTGATTTTAATAAAAGCATTAAAGAAGTTCAAAGGTTCATTTTTGTCAACAAATTTTCAAAAAAATATAATATAAAATTCGTTGACTTCCCCTTGAAATTTAAAAATAAATTTACTAAAGATAGATTGCAGGATTTTGATTTATTTCTTAAAAATAATCCTCACGCATTGGGCGAACAATTATCGTGGGCTCAAGATATTTGCTCTTATAAATACATACTAAACCTAGAAGGCTATGATTGGCCCTCTAGCTTATGCAAATCCTTACGGTCTAACAGTGTAACTATTGCAACGACCCCTAAGTGGCATAATATTTTACATTTTAAGCTTGAACCATGGGAGCACTATATTCCAATCAAAGATGATGGGTCGGACCTAGAGAATAAACTCGCATGGTGTAAATCCAATAACAAAGAATGTAAGAAAATCTCTGACAGGGCAAGTCTTTATATGTCTCAGTTTACCGAGGTCTCTGAAACTGAAATACAAAAAAAAATATTCAAAAAACTTCATGAAAACAGAATATAGTCCTAATAAATTTCTTTTTATACATCTTCCAAAATGCGGAGGAATGTCGATGGAGCAGATCTGCAGAGATAATGGAATACTAATTGACCCAAGAAACGCAGACACTAAATATTTAAATGAAAAGTTTAATACTGATGTATATTGTAGCTTTGAGGACCAAAAAAAATTAAGTTTTTCTTTTTCTTTCGCAAGAAATCCATACGACAGGGTGGTTTCAGCCTGGAAATGCCCATGGGTTAGCGGAAAAAAAAATATCTCAAAATAATTTTAAAAATGAATTTCATGATTTTCGTGATTTCGTTTTTAATTTTTTACCTAATGAACACGACTTTTCTTTTTTTAGATGGTCTCATGTTATGCCTTTCACAGACCCAAGGTTCGCAATTTTTGACGATAAACAAGAACTTCAATTAAGTTTCTTGGGAAAACTGGAGACATATCAAGAAGATTTTGATTTCGTGTGTGATTCTATTAATATAAAAAAACAAAACTTACCTCATAAAAATAAAACTAATCATAAAAAATATACTGAATATTATGATGACGAAACTCGTCAAAATCGTTGCGGAAAAATACGCAAAAGACATTGAGTATTTTGGGTACAAATTTGCGGAATAATTATTGAGCTTATTCTGGTCTTTTGCCTAAAGGTTTTCCATCTTGACCAATTTGACCATCCCTGATCTTGGTGGCAGACACTTCTTGTAATTCTTTACTTAGCTCTAGTTGTTCGATATTATAACCAACACCTCTTCCATAAAATACATCCATAATATTAGGCAGTTCAACAACCTTAATTTTGTTTCCGAATTCGATACAAGCAGAATGTATTTCTTTTTTGACTTTTTCAAAATCATAGGGATTACTATCATCAATTCCTCCAACATCTCTTAATGCAATACAGCATTGCCCTGTTCTTTTAATTGCTTCCGCAACAAGGCTTTTGTGCCCAATATGAAATGGCTGATATCTACCTATGAGCAATGCAGTTGGAGCTTGGTTATCCCACGCTTCAGTTTCATTTAATTTACCAACAACTTTACTAACCCACTCTTCTGGAGTTCCATCTATTAATCTCAGGTCATAGTTCAAAGGCTTTTCAAACATCTTGTTTGTATCTTCATATCTACCTTCTTGAATTCTATCTACCCATATTGTAAAATCTGCATTAAATGCCTTCCTAGTTTCTTGGGTTGGACACACAAAATCCGCAATCACATAATTACCTCCCATTTTTGCCCAGTCACACAACTTGCTCATTCTTTTTGCATGAGAAAGCCGATCCTCTTCCGAGAAACCCAGTTCCGAATAGATGTCCTGCCTTACAGCATCTGCATTAAACCAAGCGGCGTTTAACTTGGCAACGAGCTTTTCAGCTAGTGTCGTCTTTCCTGATCCAGGAAGTCCCATTATAAGAATTTTTCTTTTCATATTTTTTTAGTACACTCTCTTTTTAATTACTTAAATATTTAAAACCTAATATCTCACAAATGGCTACTTTTTCTGACTTTGGCATGTTATTGCATTTATTTTCTGCCCATTCTTTTATTCTAAAGTCTCTTTTGTCAGGACTTCCGTTCACAAAATCAATGGCAAGTGAATGAGTAATATTATCTATTAAATAATTTATTATTTTTTTGTTTATAATTTTGTTGTAAATTTCTATTCTTTCCTTACTAGATATATGTTCATATCTAAGTTGGGATTCTATTTTGCAGGTCATTTTTCTTCTTATTGCGAATGAATCTATAGAATTCAACACGCATTCTTGATACAAGTAATCAAGCACTATTTGTCTTTCTTTTCCTTTCAGCATAAACGTATATACACCCGAATCCCAGTGTTGGTGCGGATTTTTTAATCTTGACACAGTAATTTTTATGTGATATAATGATAAGAAATATGGGAAAAATAACAAAACAACTAAAGAATGCAACCTTTGAATATAACGAAGAAAGCAAGGTTTTTACTTTATACGACCATGACGGATTTAACGGAACTATAGAGCTAAATAAAATTTACGCCTTTGCCTTTATGAGATTTGTTGTTAGAATGGCTCAAAGAAATTGGCTGCGACCAACAAAATCGAAAATCAAACAAATTCAAGAAAATAACGAAGAGATAGAAACAGAAGATCCAAATCAATTAAACTTATTTTAAAAATGAATGAAATAGCAGGAAACAAATACACATTAGATATAGAAAAACAAGATTTAGTTGATTCTTATGTTAATCAATGGGTGCTAGAGTGGTGCAAAAAATACCACCCCGAAGTATTCGAAAAAGCAGGTCAATTTGTGGAGGAATATTTAAATGAAAATGCGTAGTTTATATTTTATATTTTTATTGTTCTTTATTGGTTGTGAATCCTCGAATATTAAAACTTCGGTTCTAGATATTGAAACATTTGAGAGCCCACCCCCACCTCCATTGATATCTCCAACAAGCCCCGTGCCCAATTTTACGCCGAATATGAATGGATTATCGGAAGTTCAAATTAATGAAATACCTCATCCTTTTAACCTTAATGGGCATATTCCCTGTGTGATTTGGGTAAACGGGAAAAGATTAAATATCTCACCTCAAGAAGCTCAAAAATTAGCTCAAGCGGTTGATTTGAGCTCCAAGCAAAAAATTCACGCATCAAAGCTTCACTCAGGAAAAGGTTGGGTAACACCCCTATCGGTAACTAGATGATGTTTGACGATGGAATACATAATGACTTCGAAAAGGCTCACCAGAAAGGCTTGGGTAGAGGTTTTGATCTTGGATGGACTTATAAAGGGGAGTTTGATCGTTCAATAATCATTGATCAGTTAGATATTTTAGAAAAACAATACAATAAAGTATCCGACCCAGAAACAAAGTTGAGAATATTATCTCAAAAACAAATATTGCGAGAAGTACATTCAAAAATGAAAAATCATGTTAATAACAGAGAAGGGATAACTAAAAAATGAATATAAATTCAGATCAAATAATTTATTCAGAACATGATCTAGATGAGTGTTTTGAATATACAGATGGATCAGGTAGAGTTCCAGATGGAAATGCAGTAGGATATCAAATCGAATCAAATGCTCCAAATTCAGTAATAATTTTATTCAATGATATAAAATATAGTGAATGCGATCATAAATATTGGGATAATCTAGAGCTTGAAAATGATATAAATCGTGTAATAATTTAAAAGCCACCTTAGCTCAGTTGGTAGAGCATTCGCCTTGTAAGCGAACGGTCGTCAGTTCGAATCTGACAGGTGGCTCCACTTTAGGAGAGATGGCTGAGTTGGTTTAAGGCGGCGGTTTGCTAAACCGTTGAAGGGCTTATTGCCCTTCCGCAGGTTCGAATCCTGTTCTCTCCGCCATTTTCCTTGACATTTTTTAAAAAATATGCTAAACTTAAATTATGAGCAAAAAAACAGATCCATTTTATGATGACGATTTAAATATCACTTGCCCGATAACGAATAAAGATGTCTTAGATGATTGCCACATTATTTTAGAATTTGGATATGGCAGTGATTTAGATATGACAACATACGCTTTTTCTCCTGTGCATGAAGAAGTCGGTAAAAAAGTTCTAGCTTATATACAATCCCTAATGCCTAAAAACCATTCCGTTGAAGAGTTCGGAACATGCGTCATAGACGATCTTTTCGGCTCGGATGCGCCAAAATGGACAGATGAAGACAAAAAAGATCATGGTCTAGAAGAATGAGACCTTGGAGACATTGCAACTTGTTAGGTAAATTATGTATTGCGTGCGTGATCATAAATATCATTGTGTGCATACAATTTTTGAAAGTAAATCACACCTTATCTTTCTTGTATTTATTTTGGGCATTCTTTTGTGCAATGGGTACATATTCTAAAAAATGTAAAAAACAAAATGGTTAAAAGGTACAACGCAAACACTCTTTTTCGCGGACACAGCATTTTAAATGGCTTGATAAAAGATTTATTAGCTTATTTTCAATCTGCAATATGGACAGAAGAAGACGAAATTAAAAAACAAAAAATATTTAAAGATATAATAGTCGAAGGAAAATGTTGGTATTGTGGGGTTGAAGTCATGAGGGATATGGATCACTTTATGCCAACGAATGGAAGATTATTTGATCCGCCAATGTTTGGGCTAGAGCATGAAGGAAATATAATACCATCATGTAAAACTTGCAATGCGAACAAAAGCAACAAGCACCCCTTGCTTTGGCTAAAAAAGGGCAGAGTAACAAAAGGCAAAGAATTTAAATTTCCACAAAACAGAATTGACGCATTCGAATTATTTTTTGATACATTTAAAGATAAATTGATTGCAGATCAAGATTTAACAGATATCATTGTAAAACAGGCCATACCAAAATGCGAACAATCCACACAGGAATTAGCTGATTTTGAAGAATGGATTGAACTTTAGTGTATTTATGAATTTGGAGCATAGAACAGAAAAAAACAATATGAATAAAATGCAAGAACTTGGCACCAAGTACCGAACCGACAAAATCACACATCATAAATACCACGAAATCTTCCCGGTTTATATTGAGAAGTTTTATGAAGATGCTGGAGGTATAATAGAGATTGGACTTGAACCAAACTGGGGCAAAGCGTCCTTAAATATGTGGCTAGAGCTTTTCCCCAACATGCATATCTATGGACTTGACAAGGGAACTCCCGATGAATTTCGTGAAAGATACACAATATTTAAATGCGACCAAAGCAATGAGAGCCAAATAAATAATTGCGTCGATCAGATTAAACATAAAATATACTTTATTAATGACGATGGGTCACATATTCCCGAGCATCAGCTTTTAACATTTAATATTTTATTTCCCTTGCTAGAGGTTGATGGTGTTTATATTATAGAAGATATAGAAACATCTTATTGGACAAAAGGCGGTTTATATGGCTATCGCACTAAATATGGAAAAGGTCACAAAAAATCAATAGTAGAAATTTTCAAACAAGCAATTGACGGAGTAAACTACGAATTTTCTCAATCTTCAGACGGCGAAGTGAAACATCAAAAAGAAATTGAATCTATTTGCTTTCATAAAAACTGTATTATCATCACAAAACGAGAGCCCGAATCTCGAGGATATCGATTCAAGAATAAACTTTAATAAAATTATGTACATTATACTAGGTAAAAACGGATACATAGCAGAAGCTATTGTAAAAGAATTAACGTCACGCGATTTACCTCATGTCGCTTGGAGTAGATCTGATGTTGATTATACAGATCTTAAAGAATTAAAGTATAATCTTTATATTTTAGGTGATGACTTGCATATTATAAATTGTGCAGGGTATATCGGCAAGCCAAATGTTGACGCTTGCGAATTAGCAAAAGCTGATTGCATAGAAGGTAATGTTTTATTGCCTCTAATGCTTGCTCAACTATGTTGCGAAAAGAAATACGAATTCACTCAAATATCTTCGGGTTGTATTTATGGAGGGTGCGAAAAACATTTTACTGAAAAAGATGCCCCCAATTTTGATTTCCAAAATGGTAGTTTTTATAGTGGAACAAAAGCTCTTGCAGAGAAAGTCGTATTACAAAATAATCCAAATAGTTATGTGTTCAGATTGCGTATTCCATTTGATGAATATGAATCTCCAAGAAATTACTTAACTAAATTATTATCTTATGACACTTTGTTAGATGCAGAAAATTCTTTATCGCATCGTGCAGATTTTGCTAAATATGTAATGGAGTTAATTGAGCAAAAAGCGCCGCATGGAATTTATAATGTTACAAATAAAGGGAGCGTCACGACTAGAGATGTCGTACAGTTAATTAAAAAATATAATTTATCAAATAAAGATTTTAAGTTCTTTGATAATTTAGAATCTTTCGGCAAAGAAACAGTAGCCCCAAGATCAAATTGTGTTCTCGATACAACAAAAATCGAACAATATATTAAAATAAGAACTGCGCAAGAAGCGCTAGAAGATGCATTATCCAAATATAAATAAAATAAAAACAGGGATAACATTCTCAACCTTTGACCTTCTTCACTCTGGCCATATTGCCATGCTTCGTGAAGCAAAAGAGCAATGCGATTATTTAATTTGTGGATTACATGTTGACCCGCAGGTTGAGCGCCCACAGAAGAATGCGCCTATCCAGAGTATTGTAGAAAGATACATTCAATTATCGGCGGTTAAATATGTCGATGAGGTTGTTCCATATAATCTCGAAAAAGATTTGGCGGATATTTTATTAACTTACCCAATTAATGTTAGAATAATTGGCGCCGATTATAAAGACGTTGATTTTTCAGCAAAACAGCTTTGTATTGACAACGATATAGAAATATACTATAATAGTCGAAGTCACGATTTCTCAAGCAGTGGTTTACGAAAAAGAATCGCAGAAAAAGAAAATGCAAATAACTAAAGAATTTATTGATAAACTATTAATTTTTGGCGCCGAGCTTTCGCAAGAAGTTTGTGAAATACAAAAGCGCGGTTTTGAAACTTTACAAAAAGACGACAAAAGCCCATTAACAGAAGCTGATCTTCATTCAAATAAAAGAATCTGCGAGTTTTTATCAGCAAACACAAGCGTTGCAAATATAATATCCGAAGAAAATAAAGAGATTAAATACGAAGAGCGCGTAGGATGGGAGTATTATTGGCTTATAGACCCCATAGACGGCACAAAAGAGTTCGTGAAGGGTGGAGATGACTTTTGTATTAATATCGCTTTATGTAAGCATAATGAGCCTATATTTGGCTATGTAGCTTGCCCCAAAAAGAAAGATCAATATTACGCTATACAAGACCGAGGTGCATTTAAAAACGGCGAACCGATTTACGCCAAATATTGTTATAATCCACAGGGTGAATCAATCAAAGTGGTTGCAAGTAAATCCCATTTAAATAAAGAAACAGAAGATTTCATTGAAAATCTAAAAAAAGACCATAAAGTGGAGACTTTAAATATTGGAAGCTCCTTAAAATTCTGCCTCGTTGCGGAAGGCAAAGCTCATTTATATCCCCGATTTGGTCTTACAATGGAATGGGATACCTGCGCTCCACAAATAATCGCCGAAGAAAGTGGGGCTACAGTATTAATTTCAGATACAAAAGAGCGATTGTCCTACAATAAAGAGAATCTTCTTAATCCCTTTTTTATAGTTTCTTCAAAAAGTTTTAAATAGTTCTTGACTTTTGTTTTAACATGAAAATAAGAACTACTCAACAAGCATTATCCAAATATAAACAATAGTGTAAATATATGAGTGAAAAAAATTTTAAGAAAATTGTTTGATTTTACTTTGATGTTTTTCGCTTTTTGGTATTACCTTTTAATTGAACCTATTGTAAAATATTTTAGAGGGTATTAACTATTTTCGGGGTAAAAATATAATACCCAAGGCAAATATCACATAAGCGATAAGAAATAAGTTCCACAGATCAACGAGCATTTGCATAATAATTTTATTGTGTTATACATTATTACACCCAAACATCTTGACAAGATCGTAAATATGTGGTACAATTAGAGCATGACAACAATACTAGGATTAACTTGCATCAGCGAAGAATTAAAAGATAAAGATAAAAAGAAATACTCATTTCGAACAATGACTCGCAAAAGATTCAATGATTTGTGTACCTCTGAAGGTAAAAATGAAGCACTTAATCAACTCTCTGAAAGAATTTTGCACAATGTTATTGTTACTCAATATATTATCAATCATTGTAGTGCCACAAATATTAGGCATTATCGTCTTAGTTCTTCTCTTTTTCCTCTCCTTACCGATCAAACTTTGGAAATATCTCTTGAAGATCTTCCGAATTACGCCACGATCACACAGGAACTAAGGCAAGCGGGATTAATTGCTCAAACATTGAGAATCTCTATCGGCTCTCACCCTGATCAATTTAATGTTCTTGCGTCAAATAATAAAGATGCAGTAAGACGAACGATAAATGAATTAAATTTTCAAGCAAGCGTTCTTGATCAATTAGGTTTACCCCAAGATCATTCTGCCCCAATGAATATTCATATTAATTATACTCCACAAGCAGATGAAACATTAGAGATCGTTGCTACCAGATTTTTCCGCAATCTATCTATGTGTGATAAAGGAGTTTATAAGCGTTTGACTATAGAAAACGAAGACAAAGGTTTTTTTAATGTAGATAACTGCATAAAATTTAGCGACCACTTATATAATACATTCGGAGCTCAAATACCTGTCTGCTATGACAATTTGCATGATTTTTGCAATCCATCAGAGGAACGCAATATTACATTTCAAGCAGAGAGATGTGCTTACACATGGGTAAATACAGACAAACCGCATGACGATGAATGCGAGGCGGTGGCAGATTATTTTGCTCCTGTATTTCATTGGTCTGAAGGTAAGCCCGAAAAGCCAAGGGCACACGCAGATTATTTCGCTCTTGGAAATACTCCCCCTCATATTGCGATAGATGTAGATAGACCCGCAAAGTGGGAATGTGAAGTTAAAGGCAAAGATAAAGCTATTCGCTTACTGCAAAAAGCTTTAGCTTAAATCATGCAATGCAATATCAAAATCAGCATTAACTGCACCATTGTTGCCATCTGAATCTACAATATTAAATATTATATCTGTTTTGGGTTGTAGTTTTGTTGGGAAGTCAAGACTTCTTTGTGTGTCGTGATCTGTTCCAAAAGATACAATTTCGCGAACTCGAAATACTTTGCCAAATTCGCGTGACCTTATTTGTGCGGTAAAATTAATACTTGCTGAACTTGATTTCTGGGCAGATAAACTATATTTAGTAAAATAACCAATTTTATCGGCGGGTATTGTATATACGCACATTAATGTTTGATTGTTACCATCAAGAATTTTAGCGTAATCAATAGAGCCTCCAACTTCATTGATTGTTATGTTTCCCACGAAATCGACATTCCCATTGTTATATGCTCTAAATATGCGTGTCCAAGTTCCTATATTCACAGGAGTCGAGCCTGTGAGCGTGCCTGTCCAAGTTTTTTGCAGAAAGTTTTCGTCCAACCCTTGAACAACTACATCTTGAGCGTCTGACCCATCGGATGATACAATTTCCATATCTTCTCCGACATCATTTGGAAAAATATATTCATTTGATCCATCCCAAATGGTTTCGGGGCTACTGACAGATAACCCACTATTCTTGATGCTTGGGTTGCTTCCAAATTTATGAATAAACGCACTAGCATTGAATGTTATGTTATCCAAATATGAACCGCCAAATCCCTCTTCCATAGGAATCCATCTTGCACTTTCGCGTTCCCACACATAATTAAAAGGTATTGTAAAATTGCGGTGCGGCACAAGCTCGCTAGAGTCATCAAATCTTGGTTGTTTAGTCATCTATTATATATACACAAAAATAAAACTCTTGACAATAGACTCGCTTTTTAATATAATATCATTTATGTTTTATAATTGGAATTTTATTTTTGAGTTGCTCATTATCGTGGGTATCATACTTATGTTTGTGTTTTTTATGTAAAATGACTGATATAATTAAAGAAAAAAAATGTAAGAAATGCGATCAAGACAAAGATTTAAATTGTTTTTACAATCATAAGGGCGGAAAACACGGAAAGAGTTCTATATGTATAGATTGCGAAAAAACGAGAAAAGCTTCTCATTATAAGAACGGGGGGAAAACTACCATTCAAGCGTACTACAAAAAAAATAAAGACAATCTACTCAAAAAACAAAAGGCGTGGGCGAAAAAAAATAGAGAGTATTTAAATAACAGGGAAAAGAGACTCTATAAAACAGACCCTCTGCTTAAATGCAAAAAAAAATGCAGGACTATAGTCAGACAAGGTTTCAAAAAACATTTACTTGGTAAAAAACCTAAAGTTCCAAGTTTTCTTGGTTGCACATGGATCGAGTTAGAAAAACATTTCTCCTCTAAATTCTATAAACACCCCAAAACCAATCAAGAAATGAATTTTGCTAATCACGGCTCTTTGGGTTGGCACATAGATCACATTAAACCATTAGATTCAGCTCTGACTGAAAAAGAAATAATCGAATTATGCAATTTTAGCAATCTTCAACCAATGTGGGCGGAAGAAAATATTAAAAAGTCAAATTATGAGAAAGAAAATATCAAATAATCAAAATGGCAAAGGCGACTCGCCACGAAATAATACATCAAAACAATTTCAAGACAACTACTCCAAAATAAAATGGAAGAGTGTCAAAAAAAAGCTTGACAAAATAAAAGATAAATGATAGAATAGTTTCATGGATCAAATAATAGAGTTGTGGAATTTATCTTGGGGAGATGGCTTGATGCTGACTTTTATGTTAATGGCTCTTTATACCTACAAGGTTTGGATAGATAATAAGTTTAAAAAATGAAAAACATTGGTTTATTTTTTATTTTAGTATTGACAGGGTGCAATCATTCTGCTATACTTAAACCCGAAGACACTAAAGTTTCTCGTTCAGTAGAAATGCAACAAGAAATAGATGATCTTCTAGCACTAGATGCATCCTACAAATATGAAGAAAAAATATACTTAGAAGAAATAAGAAAAGCTCAAATAAATGATGACGAACAAGCATTTATGTTTTTCATTAGAGAGTATGCAAGAGTAAAAAGATTAGATTTACCACATTGGATGAAGCAAGAACCAAATTATGTCGAAGGTGGACTAAATATTAAATATTAAAAATGATAGAAAATAATCCAACATTATATAAATATATATTAATTGACACAACTGCACGAGCATCCTACGCAAGATTAAGTAGTGCAATGTTATCAAAATACGAATCGCAAGAAAAAAATAAAGCATTTAAAATGAACAGAGTTGCAAAGAAATACATACTAGAGAAAGATTGGAAATAAATAATGAAAATATTAATTGAAATAAATAAAGAGATTCATAGCGTTGAAAGCGATAGAGAAAATAGCAAAGACTTGTACCACATGATTTTGCATTTCAAAGGTTTACTTATGGGCATAGGGCACTCCGAAGAAAAAATAGATGGTTGCTTCAAAAGTGCATTGGAAACTCACTTAATACCCAGCTCTGAGTAAATCAAACTTCATAAATAATGAAAATAACAATTACAAATTACGATAAGATTTATAGCGTTGAATACGATAACGATACAGATATAGAAAGTGTTGGAGATATGCTTAAAGGCTTACTTGTCAGTATGGGGTATCACCCATGCAATGTGGATGAATTATTTAATACTGAATATAAATGGTTCACTCAAGAAGAAAGAGATGAAAATATGCAAGGTCATAAAAAATATAATTATACCGACCCCGATCACCCAATGTATCTTGCACAAGAAGAAAATTATATGAAAAAATACAATGAAGGTTACGCAAAAGGTTGGGACGAAGCAAAACACCAAGATAAAGTGCAAAAATTTCAAGATGATCTTTATAAACAAGCGGACGATATGTTCAATTAAAAATGATAACAATAGAAGACGCAAATAATGAAAGTTATTACATAAATCCCGCGAATGTGGTATATGTAAAACAAAGAGAAAAGTTTTGGAAAATATTGCTCATCACAGGTGAAGCAATAATGACCAAAAATAAAGATGGAGCAATGGCAATCGTAAATTCAATTAAAAGATATTCGTGAAAGTTTCAGAACTAGAAGTTAAAGAAAGTTTTGATGGCGAATTATATTTTCGTCTACCCGATGATGTTTTAAATAGGTTAGGATGGAAAGAGGGGGATGAATTAAAGTTTATTCCTCAAGATGAAGCATTTATTATTAAAAAAGTAAAATATGAAAATGTAGAACTAGAATTCGATAAAGAAAAATTGCTCAAATACATGACATTCGCACACGAAAAAAATATGACATTTAACGAACTCTGCGAAGAAGCAGTAAAAGCTAAAATAGATGAAGTTAATTGCAAGTAATTTTTTATATTATTGCGGTCACGCATTAAGTTTTTTATTGTATTGTGATTTATTCGCCTTTTTATACCCTCTTTATAGCAAAATAATGTATTGGAGCATGGAACTTGACACAGACCATAAAGTCTGGAAAATGACAATAAATAAAAGAAAGTTGCACGAAGATTAAAGTCTTGACAAACCTGAAAAAATATGAGATAATATGAACAACGAAATGATTGAACAAATGACAGAAGATATATATTTCCAAAAAGGATATGATAAAGGCTTCGCAGATGCACAAGAAATATTATCTAAAAAGTTTGAAAAAATATTAAGTAAAAACGCAAACCAATCATACGAAAAAGGCTTCCAAGAAGGAGCTAATCAAAAAAATAATAAGCCATGTGTTTGTGGCTTTTGGGGAGATAAAAAAACAAATAAACAAAAATAATATGCTTACAACATCGACACATCTTAAATATATGTCGATAAAAAGCTAAAATATATACTATGAAAACATTGCACAATACAAAAAATTGCAACTACAGAAGGTTCTTACATAAAAAATTAAAGCACGGCAAAATAAGTGGTAAGTTTTATAAATTCATTTGCAGAAATTATCCTTACAGAGTTACAACAAGTATAGTGCAAATTTGCGTTAGAGAGGTGCTTGACGGAAGAATGACCGAAAACAAAGCCATAGCTAAAATGCAAGACAATGATCTTGAATTAAAACGGCAAGCAGAAATGTATAAATCAAATATAGAATGCCGAAATAAAATAAGCGAAAAAAAAACTGCTAAAAAATTCACAACAGAACAAGATGTTGGGAGAGACATCGCAGGAAGAGAACCTACATACGAAGAATACCAAAAAGAACAAGCATTTAAAGAAGCAAAAGAATATTTAGTTTTTATTAAAAACAAATTTAAAGCAAATAAAATATCCCGAAAGGTATTAGATCATGCAGTTATATTTATCAAGAAATGTATAAAAGAAAATTTTTATCTACCTATGAGATTTAAAACATCATTATACAGAATATTCGATAACGATGGTTACAATATTCACGCTAGAGAAGCAGAGTTTTTTACATACTTTAAAAACGCATTTTCAAAAACGCACAAATATAGCATTTATAAACAATCAAATAAATAACGCTTGACATTTTTAAATAGATCAAATATAATATCGCCATGCCATATATACCAACATCAGAAAAAGAAAAAGTAGATCGAGGCTTAATCGCTCTAAATTTATCAGAACTTAAAGATTCGGGAGCTTTGAATTACGCAATTCATCAAATAATTGCACAATATATTTCGCAAAATAAAGAATCATATCAAACATTTAATGATGTCATTGGGGCTTTAGAATGTGCTAAAATGGAATTGTATAGAAGATTAATTTCTGAATACGAAGATAAAAAAATTCTCTTAAATAAAGATGTAAAGCCATACTCAAATGAATAAATTTTTAGATTGGGTTAAAGGAACTTTTTTAGCGATTGGCGTACTTTGTTATTGCATTTGGGCGAGTTTTATGCTATTATTTACGAATGAAGATGAATAATAATTTATATCAAATGTTAAAAACATCCGCAAAAGCAGATGTAGCGAAAGCTAAGTTAAGCCTTGACTTACTAGGAAACGATGCGGTTGGAATTGGAGATCATTCCACCGAAGATTTTTATAAAAATGCAGAAGAAGCATTATCTTTACTTGCGGATGCAGAGGATAGGTTAGAGACTCTGCACAGATTAACCAAAGATCAACTTGATATATAAAAGTTTATGTCGGTCAACAATCAAAAGTATGTTGTTGCATGGTCTTTAACTATCAAGCAAAGCCCTTTGCACATCAACGAGTGGCAAATATTCAACTCTTTAGATAAAGCCAAGAAAAAATACAAACAGCTACTTGGCAGAAAAAGATTATATACTGCATCAATTTCAAAAATAATAAAGTCAACAGAAGATTAGGCTTGACAAAGTTTTAAAAATATCGTATTGTATTTGCATGAACAGATTTGAATTAGAAGACGCAATGAGTAATCTTCACCAAATAGGCGAAGACATAGAAACAATTATATATGCGATTGGAGATTCCCCAATCAAACATACTGAAGATCAACTATTAAATATGTTGATTGGCATGAAACAATTACATGATACTCGCTATCAAAAAATGTGGAATGTGTTTGAGCAGTTAATTAAAAATGGAACAATAGCAAATAAGGATAAATAAGATAATGTTATTAGAAATAGATAAAGAAGTTGAATTGTTGATAATTGATAAAGCGTTATCGCACATAAAAAAAGTTGAAGTAAACCCTGACATCGAAACTGATGGAGATAATTTTGACTATTGGAATAGCGTTCCATTAAATAATGGAAATTTTATTGACTACAATATTCACGAGGCGAACTTTGGGCAAAAGTATGATGATTTTGATGGGTACGAATGGGGTTGCTCGGCATATCATGTTGATCCACCCAATGAAGAAAATGAACATCATCAAATAAATACAGAAATAACAAAAGTTTTATTTAATTATAAAAATGGAAATGTAGCATTTTATGGGTGATAAAATTGCTATTTTAGTTATTGTAACAAATGTAATATTAATTATTAGCATGGGAGTTTGGCTATTTACTCAATGAGAGAAGTATTATTAAATAATAAAGTTTTTCTTTTTAAATATTTAGATTTTGAAGATTTAATTGAAGCAAATAACATAAAATTGTTCCACCAAGAAAAACAAATAAGAAGCAGAAAATCATATTCTTTTTGGAAAACTATTGTAGATAAAATGAAAGAGCTTAACTTAATTGAAAAAATTTCTTTGTGCAGACAAATATGGAATCAAATGGATAATAGAAATCTCTTTGCTACTTGCACTCAATCTCGATTCGATTTAGAATCTTTAGCTTTATGTTTGAAAGAGTCAAATGGATGTAGGGGAGAGAAGTAAAAGATATGTCAGATTCCACATGGATCATACATTTTCCTCTGTCTTTAAAAGCGGAATTATGGTAGATGGACTATGGCACGAAGCGAGAGGAGAAATAAGATACGAGGCTTTAATGCAAGAAGAAAAAGATGGAACGCAAATAAGTTATCTCTTCCCGATCTTTGACCCCGAATCAAATGAATTTGATGATTACGAAGGTTAAAAATATTCTTGACAAATAAGAGCTAATGTGTTATTATAGATGAATATGAAAGAAATAATCCTAAAAGTTTTAGAGGAGTTGCAAGACTCGCAAATAAATATAAAAAGCGAAAGTGCAAGAGAAATTCTAGCGAACAAAATAGATTTTGAGCTACAAGCACATATCTCACAAATAATAGAATTATCTACTATCGGAGAGTAAATATGCAAGAAGATTATGACGAAGAAATTGCTAGAAAAATGGAAGCTATAAATTTAATGTATGAAACTTGCACAGAAGATTTACCAATTTCAAAATTAGAAGAAATATCAGAAAGGCATGGAATGTTATTGCAACAACAAATGTTTTGGGTAGCAAATAATAACACAAAAAGATTCTTGTATGACTTGCAAGAATTTTCTACTTGGCTTTACAAATTCCTAGAATTAGATCATCTCGATGAAGATGACCTTAAAGATTTTTAAATATGAATAATACAAATAATTGGAACAAAAAAAATGTGAGTAATGTAAATAATTGGCAAGTAACTTGTGCATCTGATGTAGAAGAATTTTTTTATGAAAGTTCAGACAAGGTTGTAACCGAAGGGGATGCAGTCGGAATAGAAATAGAAAATGAAAAAAGCGTTGACCTTGTATTATTCTCAAATATATATTGGACTGACGAAAATCTATATTAAATAGGGTGTATATACATATATGACATTAAGAGAGTTATTGTACAGAAAATCATATAAAAATATATTCAATATAATATATAAAACTTTTTTAAAAGATCGTACCCAAGATCAAATTGTAGAACTATCAATAAAATTTGAAAAAGCATTCAGAGAACTAAAGTCTATCGAACAACAGAATAAAACAAAAAACTTAGTTGTTTTAAATGAAGTTGAAAGTAAAGAAGAACAAATAATAGATGTATGTTTTTACGATGACAAACAAGACGAACACTATGCTTTAGATTTTATGGATTGGGGTGAGATAATCGACTGCGAAGTTGTTGCTCCTAAAAAATTCAATCAAACTACCATCGTTGCTCATGTATTATGGGAAATAACATTTTGGGGATATAGTAGAGAAAAAATAACTGAAGAAAGAAAAGGTTTAAATAAAGCAGTTAAAGAAGTAAAAGAATTGGACTTGGAAGATTTAGAAAATTTTAATATAGAAGACTTGGATGGATGAAGATAGGTTATATGAGTTTCGCATAGAATATATTAGTGGTAATTCAGTAGGGCATAATTACCATTATTATCTTGCAAGAAATGCAGAAGAAGCATTATTTTATCAACTAGAAATGATGGATCATAAGCATTGGGATATTACGCTTTTAAAAATGGAAAGAAAATGCCCATTCGCAAATAAGTGGATTAATGAGAGTGAAGTTTTAGAGCTTTGCGATCACTCTTAATTTTTTTTTAAAAAAAGTCTTGACACAATTTCGTTTTTGTGCCATACTTTAGGAATGATAGATTTTATTGCAGACATGAACGCTTCAATCAAGAAGCACGAAAAAGAGTTAGCCTCACAACCTCGCAAGGGCATGATGGTATATTTAGATAAAAGCACTCCAATTTTAGTGCAGTACGCTAGTGCAGATAGCTTCAACCAAGCTAAATCAATTTCCTCTAGGAAAGGGCAATCAAGTTGCTTGCGTAATGTTTTAGATGGCAATGGAAGACGGCAATAACTTTTTTCTTGACAAACTTTAAAACCTATATTATAATAGAGTCTTACTTAAAACAAAACTAATTGAATAAAAATGATAATTGAAAAAGATAAAAAAACCATTGTGCAGTCGCACGATTTTGAATCAGTAAATTGCACGATTGATGCTGAAGATATGCGTTATGTTGCTTCGCTCTTGCGAAACAATTACTCTAACACTCGACTTGCAGTCGTTCGTGAGATTAGTGCCAATGCACTAGATGCGAATATCGAAGCAAACGAAACTCGACCGATTGAAATCTCAATTCCTAGCAAGCTAAGTCCTACTTTCAGAGTTCGTGATTTTGGCGGTGGACTAAGTAAAGAAGATGTATTCGGCTTATACTCCAAGTATGGTAAGAGTACCAAAAGACAATCGAACAATTATATTGGTGCATTTGGCATTGGTAAATTTGCTCCTCTTTCTTATGGAGATAATTTCACTTGCGTTTCTTACAATGGTGGACTCAAAAGTTCATATAATGTTTTCGTTAATGACGATGATGACACAAAAATTGTAGAGTTACAAGAACCCGAACCAAGTAATGAACCAAGTGGTCTTTGCATCGAGGTTGCAGTTGCAGAATCAGATGTAGATGATTTTCGCAAGATAATTAAAAACTTTTTCGAGTTCTTTTCTGACAAAGAAATGCCAAAGTTTATTGGTGACGATGGAACTTTTATTAGAAATAGGAACAAGGTTATTGAATCAAAGAATGGTTCTTGGTTCTTTTTAGAAGATGAACGCAATGATTCTTATTATAGTCAAAGAAGTTATAATGCCCACATTATCATGGGAAGAGTTGCCTATCCACTAGATAAAAACTCTGTTCAAGTTGATAATTTTGTAGAGAGTTCAAGAAAGAAAGATATTATCTACAACCTACTTGGTCAAACAAATTTTTATTTGCGACTACCATTAGGTGCAGTCAAATTGCATCATAGCAGAGAGTCATTGGAGTACAACAAAGCTACCCAACAAAAGATTATTGGTGCAATGTTAAAGGCTTGCGATGAAGTGCAAGAAATCGCCAAAGAAAAACTCGCAGATTCAAATGATCTTTTTGAGGCAAAAAGTAACTATGCAAGAATAGTTAACTCTATGCCATATAACATGAGGCAAATTTTTGAAAACGCTTTCGAGTGGAATGGTATCAAGATTCAATCGGCAACATTTCATCGAGATCATAAAATGTATGATGATTTAATTCTTACTCAAACAACTAGGGATAACGACTCTTCTGCAAGAAATGGATTTAAAGTTCGCTCGAACAAAGTTACTCGAATACATTGCGATGATGAGACAATTTTTCTTATGCAAGATATAGAATCTTCACACGGCAATAATCTTCGTGCAAGAACTATATTTAATGAAAATGATAAATTGAATACAATATTCTTTATTAATCCATTGACTAAATTAGCTAAAAGTTATATTAAAAATGAATGGAATTTTGATCTTGTAGACAAGAAACATATTCGACTTACATCAAATGTAGTTAAAGAAAAAATTCAATACAATGGAGTACGCAAATCTAATGGTAGTCGTGCAAACATTCCATTATTTGAAATGGTTCAAGAAAGACCTAGCTACCGCAATATAGATTATTGGAAAAATGTCAAAGAAGATATTGACAAAATCCAAGATGATACTGATGGTGCTATTGATGGCAAACTTGTATATGTAAAAATCAAGAATTACAAGATTGATAGTGATGACTATGATCTCGGCAAGGTATATAGTTTATGCGGTAGAGTGCGTAGAAGATCAGATGACAAATCAGATGCGAAAAAGTTTCGCTTGTTTGGAATTCGTAGTGGAGATGTATCTAAGTTAGATTCAGATTCTTGGATTTCTTTTGAAGATTTTCTTCTTCAAAACTCTAAAGATTATTTACTCTCAAACTTAACTGAAGCAAAAAAATCGTACATTAAGTTTAGCGTAGACTCTCTTCATCACGATGATACGGACATTCAGAAGTCTGTTGCTGATTGCAGATACAATCTTGCGTACATTATGAATGCAACTAGAATTAAGTTCGACAAATTACCAAAAGATAATTTAGTACGCAAGATCAGAGATAACTTTCAGATCGTTATCAATGAAGGTGCTTGTCCTCAATGCTCTTCTGCAATCGCATTCATTTCTAAGTTCGATAAAGATTGGCTTAAATTTAATCTCGACAATGGATTCTCTGCGAAGCAATTCGCAAAAGATATAGATGCAATTAGAGAAAAGTATTCTTTCCTCGATTATGTATCAAATAGTGTAAATTCATATAGAGCAGATGAAAAACTTTTTAAAGATATTATAGATTATATTTTACTCTGTGATAAAAATTAACTTGACAAACAAACAAATATATATTATATTAGAATAATGAAAAAAGTACCATATACATTAAGCGAAAATTCAGTAACGATCTTTTGGGATGGCAAGCCATACACTCTTCGTAGTGACCATCCAAATTTTCAACTTGTACGCAAGGCATTATTTGATGCAAGATATGATGATCTTGGCGATCTCATTGACATCAAAAAGTCAGTCGAAAACTTTGTCGAAGGAGACATCGAAGTGCGTGACGAAGTTGTTTATTACAAGGGTCATCGTCTGCATGGAGTTGTGGTTGACAAGTTGTTAGAAATGCTTCGTAGTGGAATGAAAGATTCTGCTCCTCTTGTAAACTTTATTACTCGCTTGCAATCCAATCCAAGTGCAAATTCTGTAAATGAATTGTATTCTTTCTTGAGTTATAAATCTCTGCCAAATACTCCCGAAGGAAAAGTATTGGGGTATAAGGGAGTTCAAGGAGATTATTGGTCACAAACAGGTAATGCAGATACAATCGTATTACAAGGCGAGACTAATGGTAGACATCAAATTCTCAACGAAGTTGGTGCAACGATTGAAGTTGCTCGCAGATGTGTAGATGACAACAAGGATCATCATTGTTCCTTTGGTCTTCATGTGGGTAGTTACGATTACGCTAACGATTGGGCGGGATCAGACGGCAAATTACTTGTCGTTGAATTTGATCCATCAGATGCAGTTAGCGTTCCTACTGATTGCAACTTTCAGAAACTTAGGGTTTCAAAGTACAAGGTAGTGTCTGACATTACTGATACTCGCAAAGAGATTGATAAGCCCATCTATGAGGCTAATAAGCCTATCTATGGATCAGATTCAGACGATTGTTGCGAAGATGATAATTGCGACTACGATTGTGATTTGTCTGATGACGATAATTATGATCTTGACGAATACGGAGAACCAAAAGTTACTCTTCCCGAAAATTATGATGATGATTACAATGAGCCATTAGAAGATATGCCCAACGATTATCTTTCAATCAGAAATTACATTGAAAACAAGCATGAAGATGGAGAATGTCCAATGCTCAAACAAATTCAAAACAGAATGAAAAGTTCAGAGTTGACTTGTGGAGAAATACAAGATATAGTAATTGATCTTGGATATGACATTTTTGAAGATGAAGACTTGCCTCGATCCATGTGGAGAGTTGAGTTTAATTAAACAATTAATTTAATACAATTATGAATACAGAAACAGAACAAATAGAGTTGCTTGAAAAAATTTCTCAAGCGAACGAGGCTCAAGTAGACTCGATGTGGGCAATACTTAAATATAAAGAAATCGGAATCTATCGCAAGGTTGCTTGTATGTGTGAAGTCTTGAATCAAGATTTTGAAAATATGCTTGGTAGTCTTCCTCAAGATGAAGAAGGGCGAATATTAGACTATAAGACTCGACATCTAATACATGATGCTTTAATTGGAGTCTCATAACAATGAGGCAAACCAAGTCTAAGATTGTTGATCTTTACTTGGAACTAGAAAAGAATACAGAAAAATTCATTCAGCAAATTATCGTTAGAGGGTTTGAGCGAATTGGCATTGGAAGTTACAAGTCAGTTTACTCTAAAAAAAAGTTAGGTTATGTTATAAAAGTAGCCAACTCCCTCAACGATGAATTTGCGAATGTTCCAAGCGAAATAAAAAACTATTATATTAAACCATATTATATTGACGAAAAAATTGTAATACAAAAAAAAGCAAATACCAAAAGCTCAAAAGATAATTACAAAAAAATATTAAACAAATTAGGTATAAACATCTGCGAGAGACTTGACATTAATCCTCAAAATTGTGGAGCAATAGATAATTCTCCTATTATATTTGATTTTTGCGAAGTTTAAATTACTGAATACCACATACTTAAAACAAAAAAAACAAAAAACAAAAAAAACTCTTGACATTTCTTACGATTATGTCATACTTATAAACATGAACATTGCAAAAGACACATTGAATAAACAAATTCTGTTATTAGAAAACGCTATCGCTCCTATCAACCAACTTGTTGAGGAGTCAAAACCTACAATACAAGTTGACCCCTTTAGGAATGTTGATAAGTTTTTCGACAACCTTAAATTTGGTGCAGTCAAAAGCGAGACTGATTATTGGACAAACTTAATTCCCAAAGACGATGCAGAAATGTTTGCTCGTTGGGTCTTCGCCATTATGAGCGTTCACACAACTTGGGAAAGTAATGTACGAGGCTACGAGATTGCCATGAGCGATCTTTCTTGGACTTTATCCAAGGATAAGCTCAAGCAGATGATCGTCAAGGCTAAAGTCGGCTTATATGAGCGTAGAGAGCGTGGATTGTGGGATTTAGTTACTAAGTTTCGTGAAAACCCCGATCAGTTCAAGAAGCAAGATGACGAGACATGGCAAGAATGTCGCAATCGTTTAATCGGAACAATTTATGGATTAGGTAACGCAAAGACAACTTATGCTCTTTCACTTAGTTATCCAACAGAATCGCAACTTTGTTGCTTGGATGTTCACTTGTTGCGTTTCATGGGTCACGACCTCAAGAAAGGTCACGCAAGCAGTCTCAAGGTTTATGAGGAGATGGAGAATGAGTGGCTTGCTCGTTGCAACAAGTATGGCATTTCGCCAAATGTCGCAAGAGAAATGTATTGGAATAAAGTTCAAGGCAGAAGAAATTCTCGTTATTGGAGTTACTGCTTAGAAGCATGAACAACAAAGAAAAACTAGCTTTGCAAGACCTCATTGATTGCACAGAACATTATTTACTACAAGGTCACATACAAGAGCAATACGATCAATCGGAGTTAGTGTTAATGCACTATCATGTAAAATTAATGAAAAGTTTTTTAGATAGAATTAAATCATAAAAATGAAAAAAGAATATAATATAACATTAGGCTTAACTGCACAAGAAATTTCTTCCATTAAAAATGGAGAGCATATAAAGTTTAATTTCTTGCCGACAGAACTTGAAGATTTTGATGATAGAATTTCTATATCAATAAAAGAAATGGGAGAAGATTCGACTTTATCAGAATGTATGAATTTAAGTGTTGACAATCTCGCAGAAGTTTAATAGGATATTATCATGCAAAACGAAATTACAGAAGGAGATCAAATCCTAGAAGAGTTGTCAGAAATTAACGAAGAGGCGATTGTGCTTGAGCCTCAATCTACTTTTAATCGTGCAATTGTCGGTAGTGATACCTCCAACCGACTTGTTTATTCAGTAACCAAGATCATTCGTGCATTGATGGATGAAGATGATATGGACGAACAAGAAGCACTTGAATGGTTTGAGTTTAATACTCTTGGAACATTTAATGGCATGGAAGACAAAAACAAACCTATTTTCATGTATGATGAGTTTATTTTCTAAAATTTTTAATGTGTTTAAACCAACTCCAAAGTTGAGTAAAAAACAAATGAACGAATTAATTGGTGAAGTTATCAATAAAAACGAATCTCTTCTTGAACGATTGGGTGATGATAAGTCTCCTCCGATTATAGGAGACGATTACCCAACCTACGAACAACTAATCGAAGAATATGAATCACAAAATTCTAAGTAAAGTGCAAGAACAACAAGAAGAAAAAATTGATTTAATTAAATCAATCAAAGATTTAGAAATGGAACTTGAGTTTATGTACTCAAGAGAACCCGATGAAATAAAATATATTTCTAGCCTAGAAAAACAAATTGACGAATTATACGAAAAATTAGATAAAATTAGCGATGAAAACAACTGAACAACAAAAAAGAGACGAAGAACCAACCATTGATGATATGCGTTATGATCTTGCTGAAAGAGAAGCAATGAACATGGGTGTAAGTGAAATTATAGAAATTCTTATCAATGGAATTCAAGGATTAGATGAAATGCCCGACATTGAAGTGAAAGATGAGTGGGATTATTATTTTAAGGTTGACAAAGATTAAAACATAGTACATACTTATACTCATGCAAACATATAGACAAGCACTAACAGAAGAGTTACAAAGATTGGTTAAACAAGAATCATTTAATGTTAATCATGCAAAAGACATAATTGAATTGTATGATGACGAGATAAACGACACAAGCGAATTGACTGCTTACGACAAAGCAATGCAAGATATTGACAATGTAAAAAATGGAGAATGGGATTGATGAAAATTAAAAACAAATGGGACGAAGAATTTGAAGTCAATATTGGTGATTGGGTTGGATTCAAATCCGACATTGAGCAATGTGGAAAAGTAAAGCAGATTCAATCAAGAGGAGCGTTGATAGTTGAAAATAAAAATGGATTCGATGGAGACTATATCGGTGGAGATACCGAAGCATTAGTTGGATTTGATGAAGTGTGGAAAGAGTATAATTAAATAAAATTTAATATGAGATTAACAAAATATCAAAAAGCAAGAATGTTGGAATTCGGTTGGGATGTAGTTGAAAGCGAGACTGATGGAGAAATTCAGAATTGCTCTTGGATCAGTATTGATCCCGAAGATGGAATTATATATAACGATGCAGTAAAACTTTTCGGATTGAGTGGAGACGGCAAAGACATTAAACTTTTAGTTGTTGGCACAAGAGAAGAAGACGAAGAGTGATGAAGTTATCAGAAGCAATAGAATTAGTGCTAAATGAAGCAGAAACATCTGCCCTTGGAGATTGTGAAGAAAACCCAAATAGCAAGAAAGTTATGGAAGCATCAGATGTTGTGCGAGATTTCTACGACAATCACGGAAAGCATTTCAGAAATTTCTCAATAAATGAATTCGACTGCCATCATCACAATCATGCAGACTTTATAGACGATGAAGAAAAGATGAAAGACTTTAATGAGTTAAGTAAAGAAGAATTTTTATCAAGTTATGGTTATATCACAGAAGAAGAATATAATTTAACAAGATTAGAGCAAAAAAAGATTGACACATTATAATTTATAGTCTAATATATAAAGAATAAACAATAAAAACCAAATTGAAAAAAATGAATTATTTTAAAAATGCGAAAGTAAATTGGAACACATGGAGTCCCGAAGACATTATATTCAAAAGTAATAATGTTATTAAAAAGTTAATGCCACAAGAAAATGTGTTAAGCTATAAAAGCAAGAGTGATCGTGATGCACAGATGTGCAAAAAGACGAACGGCAAATTGCATACGAGTTCATGGAACAATGGCTCATATCATGGAAGTGAGAATTATCGTGCAGTTCATGTGCAACTTAAAGATGTTAAGTCAGAATTTCCTAGTGCGAATGTTGACTTTGTTGATTGCACTCACAGAAAAGATAGCGTTGGTAATAATCTTGGGCGAGTTAATATATTGATTTACATAAATTCATTTCATTGCGAATGGGAGTGGAAGAGAGATCAGCATGGAAACTATACCAAGCATCGAGGTCAGAATATTTGCCCTCTTGAAGAAGGTTACAGAATTTGTTATGGCGGGCAAGGAGATAGCAACTCACTTAGTTACAACGAATTTTCTGAGTTATTAGATATAACAGAATCAGTTCGCAGATTTCTTTTTGAGGTTTTAATTCCTCACCAACAAGGCATAGAGTTAGTTGCATGAGAATTTTCATTAATTCAGATATGATATTAATGTCGAATCAAAAATCAGATATTGAATTCGCAAAACGATATAAACTTAAAGAAATTAAACAAATTAAAAAATGAAGTGGAAAACAGAAACTCGCAAAGGTGGAGCAGAAATTTATGTTGAATGCAATAATCGTTCTATTTTCGTTGGAGAAGGATATAGTATGCTAGAATATGGCGAAAGCATGGTTCTTGCTAGTGTTATTGAAAAAGCATTAAACGAATACGAAGAAGGTTATGATTGTCACGATAAAGGATCGAACCAACACTTAAATACAATATGTGATGACGAGCATGGAAATTCTTTATGAACAATTTAATTTATAATTTACCCGATGTTTTTTATGCAATTAATGTAATTACGGCTTGCATATTAGTTTTATTGTTTGCGTTAATCATAACAAATTCTTTTGGAGATTAAAAATAGGTTCACCTCTTAATGTGAGTGATTTCAGTAATTCGTGATAGTTTACTAGTAACTTGATCTTATTGAATGAGCAAGATCTACCATGTCCGATCAGCAGAAAAAGACTAGCAAGTAATTCGATTACTACTATATTGGAGTTAGTCACGGATACTCTCCGTGCAAATATTTAAAATATGAAAATAAAATTAGGAATACGAGGAAGCACAGATGCAATCAATCATATTATCGTCAAAATAGATGATCTTATGCTTATAAATGCAAATAACTTATTTTTAGTTGGAGATGAAGACAGAATTAAAATAGGAAAAAATTTAGTAGAATTATTAGATTCCCTTTCAAAAGATCACGAAATATCTGTTGGTGAAAATGTTTCCAAGGAAATAGAAAGAGAATTAAACTTAAAAAATAACGAAATTAAAAAATATTCAAATGAATGATTCAACTTTATCGGCAATATTTATTTGTGTGATTGCATTGGCATTTATAATTGATTTCTATATTAGAAAATAAAAGGCTTGACAAGAACTAGAATTTGCTTTATTCTTTAATTATGAACAAAACATTTGAAGTAGAAATTGCAAGTACGACATATCGCACATACGAAGTAAAAGCTAAATCACCAAAAAAGGCTCAAGAATTGGCTTTATCACAAATGGATGGAGATTGGGAGATTAGTAAAGCATGGAAGCAAAATGCAGAAGTTTCATATTGCGAACCTCTTGGTGGAACATCTAGTATGGATAATGATGAGTTTGGAAAGTATATCAGAGGAGAATAAAAGATGAGTGGCGAAGGATTATCAGTAAGTTTTAGAAGAACAAGTCAGACCAAAGAATCGAATGATGAACTTCTTTGGAAGTTTCAAAATTTAGTTTATTCCAACAAGAAGATCATGTCTCACATGAAATGGTATGGCAAACTATATAGTGTTCAATTAATTGAGCATGGTGATGAAGAGTTACAAAAATGGCAACAAGAATTAGTTGCAATTAAAGATAGTTTTCAATTCAGCATTAGCGTTTACGAGTCTTGGGGCGATGATTCAAACTATTATGAATGCCATAAAACAGAGGGAAGTTTTGTTTCAGTTGCACAAAAATTTGCGTTAGATTATAATTTAATGTATTTTCCTTTTGGTTTCCCTTCTGAATGGATTGAACAAGAAATAATTGATGGAGAAAAAAATTGGAATCATTTTAAAGTAAAAGCTGATGATAAAAACATTGACAGAATATGTGATGTATGGTATAATTATAGCATAATCAGAATAAGTAAAGATACAGATAAACATTGGAACGAAACTAAAGAACAAATTAAAAATTTAATGAATAAAGAAAAATGTGCGATTACTCAATAATAGAAGGTTGTATTAGGCAAAGTTCAGATTTGCCGATTCAAAAAGAAGATCACGATAAGACAATGGAAAGATTCTACAACTGCACAGAAGAAATTGCAAATGTAATAGAAAAGCATTACGAAGAAATTTATATTGAAGACATGGACAGAATCAATACTTTATTGCAAGAAGAAATTAATGAAGCTAAAAGAAATCAAGCTAGAGAAAATTACCTTAAAGATATAAATGGTGGATCAAAATGAAAGACGAAATCTTAGTTGAACATAAAATTATAAGCAATAGAAGCGAGCCTCTTTATGTAGTTACTTCTGTTCACGCACAAGCAATTAACAATATGACTCGCAAGAAAAGCCTTGATGAAGTTGATCTTGAGTCACTCAAGTCTTTAGGTTTTGCGATTGCGTATAATAAACTTGACGAGAATGGCGATAAGTGTTATATTAAACATAACACAAGGACATTTGCACAGAAGATGAAGAAAAAGAAAGATATTAGAAGTTTCAAACAAGACCCAAGAGACGAGATTCCATTTTGAAGTACAACATTTCATACAAGGATAACGAAGAAGACAAACAAATAAACTTTCATACAGAGAAGAACATGATTACCTACTTAAATAAAAACATAAATTATTTAAATACATTAAATCATGTTTACTTGAATTTCAAAACAATCAAACTTTCATTAAAACAAACTATATGGAGAAAAAAATAAATGCAAGAAATAATAAATAAAATATACGAGCGTATGGAATTTTGTGCAAACGCACACACAAATTGCCAAGCAGAAGAACAAGCATACATTTCAGAATTAAGTTGTCTGAACGAAATTTTAGATCAAATTGAAGGTTTTCCTTGGGATCACTTACAAACAACAGAAGCTAATTAAACAAAAAAAACTATAAAATAACATGAGCAAAAAAGCAACAACAAGAAGAAATACTCCAAAAGAACAAAGTGCGAAACTCCATCAAGTTTCCAAGAAAGTATCTCATGGAGGTGCAAAGCCTCTTGTGCCACACATTGATATGCCAAATGTAATGGTTACTCAAAAAGTTCGCAATGCACAAGATCGCAGAAGACAATCAAACTAATTTATTTCTACAATTAACCGAGCGTTGGCAAGATGGACAATATGCTCAAGTTGCAGATTATATCAGACATGACATTGTATTTTCAAATCGGGCTAATTTAATAGATTTTTGCTTGTATTTATCTAAACACTTAGGAATCAAAGAATTAAAAATTTTACAAAAACTAATTTAAATGCTTGACATCAAGCTAAAAATTTCGTATTATTATAACCATGACGAAAACATTGCAGACATTATATAAAGTAGATACTAAAGGAAAATTGCGAGAATGGACAATGCACATTGATGGTGCATCCTTTTATGCAGTTAAAGGCTTGGTTGAGGGCAAGAAGACCCAAGATAAAGCTACAACCACAATCGCCAAGAATGTTGGGCGAAGCAATGAAACAACTCCCGAAGGTCAAGCAGAATTGCAAGCTCAAGCTAAATTCCAAAAGAAATTGGATAGTGGATATGCTCTCAACGAGATAGATGCACAGAAAAAAAAGTTTTATGAGCCAATGCTTGCACACAATTTTAAAGATCGTCAAGACGAATTGGTTGGGAATTATCCTCATTTTTCGCAACCAAAGCTAGATGGCATTCGTTGCGTTGTTCGCAAAGAAGGTGATACGCTCATTGGAAGGACTCGCAATGGTAAGGAGATAGAGTGCATACCTCATATCCTTAAAAGCCTAAATGGGTTCTTTCTCGCTCATCCAAACGCTATTCTCGATGGTGAACTATATAACCATGATTTGCGTGAAAACTTCAACAAGATTACATCACTTGTTCGCAAGCAAAAACCAATCAAGTCAGCAAAAATGACTGATAAAGCATTTGCCAAAAAGCAAACTGAATATCAAGAACGACTCGCAGAAGCAGAAGATACTATTCAATATCATGTATATGATGCACCAAAGATCAATAATGTTGTAAATGAAAACCAACCTTTTGATTTTAGAATGGATGAACTAAAAGCTAAACTAATGACAAACAAACATATTATATTAGTTGAAACAAATGAAGTTTATTCTCTCGGCAATCTAAATAGTTTGTATGAACAATATCTTGAACAAGGATACGAAGGACAAATGGTTCGCAAATCACTATCTAAATATGATAACAAAAGAAGTACATCATTATTAAAAAGAAAAGAATTTATTGATGCAGAATATAAAGTTGTAGATATTGATGTTGGAAATGGTAATCGTAGTGGAACTGCAAAACATTTAGTGTGTTATTGTCCGACAACAAAAACTACATTCAATAGCAATATCAAAGGTTCATTTGACTACCTTAAAGAGATATATGATAATCGCAAAGATTATATTGGTAAATTAGCAACCATTAAGTATTTTCAACTTACTCCCGATGGAATTCCAAGATTTCCATATGCAATAGCATTTAGAAACTACGAATAAACATATAAAAAACATATATGTTACATATAAGTCAACATATCAAACAACTAAAAACAAGCATACCAAGGAATGCCCCATAGAAACCTCGTAAGATACCCTATTAATCATCTTTATATACTATAACACAATATACCATTCTATATAAGTAAAACAATACAATATAATAAGAATATTAGTATAGTAAATAATAGATTAAAAATTAAAATAAAAAATATTAAAATGTGGGGTAAAATGGGTGATAGTGGGTTGCACGACTTAAATATATAAAATAAAACATTCGATTATAACTTAATAACAAAAGAAAAATAATGCAAATACAAATAAATAATTATAGAATTAGAAGATATGATAGTTTAAACTTGTGTGTTGAAGTAAAAAAAGAAAAACAACAAGCAAAAAATCCATATGGAAGGAACGGCAAGAGTGGTAGCGAGCCAATCGCACAAAATAATTCATCAAATAATGTACAATATAAGTGGCATTTAATTGGATATTATTCTACATTAGATTATTGTTTAAAAAAATTAGTAGAAGATTGCTTGACAAATGATGAAGATATTAATACAATACAAGAAATAATAAATAAAATAACGCAATTACATGAAAAAATTAATAAAATTAGTGCTGATAATGAGAGGTTTATTGAACAAAATATTTTATCAAGTTCTGCGGATCAAGAGGATCGAGTTAGCCAACTTGCCGAAGAAGCAATCAATCAAGCGTAATTCTCATGGATTTCCAACACTTTACAAAGATTAATATAATAAGTCATTCATTCTTAATTATTTACAAAATTTTATAATTATTTACATTTATTCTTGACTTGTCTTTTATTATATTGTATAGTGTAATATACATATATGAAGAAGAGGAAGATAAAGTTAAGCATATAGATGTAGATCACAGATAACAATCTCCGAAATTGAATAGATGAAGATATGATCGAGCCTTCAACGAAAATATCTTAAAAAATCTTCCGAATGTTGACGGCAAGGATGAGATCGAGAAGAGCTTGAAAAATACAATACAAGAAATAAAAGATAAAAATAAAACATAATACTTAATTGCATAAAAAAATGGATGAATTACAAGAAATAAGTGCCGAAATAATAGAAATATTCAATACAAAGATAGGCGAACTATCTACAGAGCAAGCCGAAACCATAAATCTATGCAATAGTAGCATGAATTTTTACATGGAATTAGGCGAGCGAGAAAAAGCATTGTGGGAAGCCAAATATACATTACAATTATTAAATAATATAGTAAACAATGGCAAATAAATATACTGATGAAGATGTATTACAATTATCATATGAAATAATACAATTAATTGAACAAAATATTTCTTGTTTTAATGATGATGAGACAGAGAATGTTATTACAAGTAATGAGAGTATCGCATTTCATGTAGAGAATGATAATATAGATAGAGCATATATAGAAGCACTCAATTTAAAAGAATATTTAATAAAATTAAAAAATAACAAATATAAATAATGCACGCACGAAGAGAAATAGATCATATATTAGATAATATTAATGAAATAATTGCAAAAAATAAAACATCAAATAAAGAAAGCGAAGATGATCGAGCAATGCTTGAACACTTGTACGCAACAATCAATCTCAAAACAAATGACGGCAAATATGCTAAAGGAATGTGGACTGACTCGCCCGAATTTAATTGTACAAATATTTTTATCAAATAATCGGGGTAGTAGCTCAGTTGGTTAGAGTGTCTGCCTGTCACGCAGAAGGTCGCGAGTTCGAGTCTCGTCTATCCCGCCATTTGATTTTTTTTAAAAAAGGCTTGACAATCGCCAAATATTCTGCCATACTATTAATCATGGACGAAATAACAAAGGAATTGCAAAAGATAAAAGACCAAATATCTATCTCAAATGGATACACAGATGATGTAAGAAAAGAATTATCTGATTTAAATAAAACACTAATGTTGATTGCCCAAATATTAAGAAATAAATAAACAAATTTTTGCATGATATAAAATGCTTTATTATAGTATTTACTCTTATACAATATAATATACTAAATAAACAATACAATTGCATGATATAAAAAGCAAAACAATATAACTTAAATAAATACTTAATTATATAAAATAAATTATAGAATATGATATACGAAATAATACATTCAATAGTAAGTTGCGTAGGAGCAATAACAATTCTAACATTAATATCTTTTGCAGTAGATAAAGCATATAGATTAATCGCAAATAAAATTTAATAAAATTATGAATCAAATAAACTCAAATAAATACTTAGTTGGAAAAAAGAAAAGCGGACGAGGAATGGTTGGACACAAGGGTGGATTAGCTACTCCAACGGGAGCATTCGGAGGAAAAAGTAAGTTCAACAAAAAAAAGCTTGACAACAAATCCTAATCTGATATACTTAGGGTTATGAATTATTGCGAAGAACAACTTGAATATCTTGAGTGGCAAGCTCAAGTAGAAAAAGAAAAGAATACAAACCCATGCGATCTCGCAGAAGGAGTATATATGTTAGTAGATGATGCGAGTCCGAGCGAATCGCCTATTTATTTTCGTTCACTTAAAGGTGCAGTTGATTGGGCAGAGAATGACGATCAATACATTTCTTATCAAGGACAAGAACAATGGTCTGTTTATAGAGTTGGAGGAAAAGTACTATGACATTTCAAGAAATCGACATTAAAAATATTGACGGCATGATACCAAATGGTAGCGAACTCGCAGTTATTGACAGAAAAGATTTAATGAAAGATGATCTCGATCAAGCATTGATTCTCTATGGATGGGATGAAGTAGGAATGTTCGATCATGAATTTGATCTTCCAACATACGGATTCGTTTCTTAAAAAAAAGACTTGACAATATATTACATTCTGATATACTAGAATACATAAAACAAATTGCCGAAACTAATTAACCTAAAAATTATATAAAATTATGAGTATTGCGAAAAATGCGAGAGCGAGCCAAGTAATGGCAGATATTAAAAGTGGTAAACATACACCTGCGAATAAGCAAGGTAAGTTTGCAAATTATGGATCAGTTGCCGAGGATAGTATATATTATTCCACCAAACTATCTCAAAAAGCAGATGCAGTTCGCATCGCACGAGTCGAAGCAAGTCGAGCAAGATTAAGATTGAAAGGAATTTTTATTTAATGATCGAGTCGCTATCCCCAAAAGTTTCTATGTTCGCCACAGAACAAGAACTCCGAGAAGAGTTAACTGAAAAAGAATATGTTTATGTTAAACTCGCCAAGCTAAACGAACATATCGCTGATCTTTATCATTGCACACAATATCCAAACAATAAAATAATTGATGCAAATAACTCATACAAATATATTAACCAAATACAACAAGACCTATTAAGAATAAATAGAAGAGCAAATAATAAAATTACAAATAAATAAAAAAAGAACTTGACTTTTAATCAAATATAGAGTATAATACTCGTATAACAATTGAGAAATAAACTCAATCAAATAAAATAAATTGATCTTTAACATTTTAAAAACTTTGGAGAGGTAGATATACTTCTCCTGTGGGTGACCGAATAAGCCTGTCGTGAGCGGGCTAAAGTATGCAGATCCCTGTGGTAGGGTTGGTAGAGTTCAATCGAATGAGCCAAATGACAATACCATGTCTAGTCTGTAGTTTGAAGTAGGTACACAATGAACTGATGTTCACGCCGAAAAATTGGAGGTATACAGTAGTCCTTCCCCACGCCATTTTCTTAATCATGCATTCTAGCCTACTCAAGGTTTATTCCTTGGGTAGGTTTTTTTGTTTGACAATGATTCGAAATCTGTCATACTAGTATACATGAATACATTAAAAAACATTCTTGCGAACTACGGATATATAACCAAACCACAACTCGCCGAACTCAACGAACACTTTCCACACATGAAAGTAGTAATCAAGTGGGGAGGCATGCCCCGTGATCGAGTTCCTGTTCGCCAAGCAGTGAAACTCATTAAAAATATTGAATCAAAAAACATCGACTATTGCAGAGAAGTATTCTTCGCATCAGATGAAATGAGTAAGCTTAGAGAAGTATTTCACATTGCACAATAACCATAAACAAAAAAACATATGATTAATCCAGCAGAAGTAACAAACTATAATAGAACACAATACGAATTAGAAGAATTTATCTTGTTCTGTATTAATGTAGCAGGAAAGAAAAGTTCAATTGAAGCACCTAAATTAGAAGTGTTTATTGAAAGAGCAAAAGATATAACAAAAGAAACAAGTCCATTTAATTGTATAAGAAAATTGATTAAATTGGGCCGGCTCCAAGAGATCATGCATTGGGCAAAGCTTAGTCCATATCAGCAAAGATACAACTCTTATGTTGCTGTATCAAAGATTCAAGACCTCCAAACCGTTACCCTGAACAGGTTATTGCAGGTTGCAGGCATCGGGCTCAAAACAGCAAGATTCTTTCTTTCTCATAGCCGCGAAGACTTTGACGAACCAATGCTCGACACACATATCTTAAGGTTCCTTCGCGACCAAGGATACAGTGACGCCCCAAAGAGCACTCCTTCGAATGTCGGTATCTACAACTATTACGCTAATGTATTCAAAATGTTTGCAAGGACCTTAGGAAAGTCAGTTACTGATCTTGATCTTGAAATTTGGAAAAAGTACTCGGGTACTGCTTAATGGATACTGCTACAATTATTATTGTTGCATTCATCATAGGCCTTGTCCGCGCCGTTCTAGAAACAAAAAACGAGGATTTTTAGAAGCCAAATATTCTTCAGCCAAATAACACAACCAAATACCAATTATATATATTACAAATAAGGGGGAAACAAATAACAATCCAAATAAATAAAGGAAGTAAAATGTAGATAAAATTAGAAAAAAAAGAATAAAATTAAAAATTACATAAGTCGTTGTATATCAACAAGTTGCGGAAAATCCGCCTAGGCTTTTTTACGTAAGTCTTTGAAGCTCAACAACTTACAACTATATTCAATTAAATGAAAAAAAAGGTTGACTTGCGGTAAAAACCTGTCATACTTGTATACATGATTAAGACAAAGCCTAACGAAAAAAGATATAAGATTGACTTTGGCAGTCCTGTTTTTGTTTACAAAAATCTTCACAAAAAATGTTGGAGCATCAAGCAAAACGGATTGGTCAAGGCTCATACTAAATTATTAGCAATGCATAGTTGCACCTTCAAGGTTAATAAAAATGGGCGACAAAGAGTTTTAAAAGAACAGCGTAAAAATGTTCATGCAGGAATCGAGGGCTATATAGAGAATTGGCAAATGGGTGATTGGAGAGAATCTCATCCCACCGCACGACCTGTTTCATACAACCCATATAAGTATGAGAATTTTGTTGACAAGGACACGGAACAAATGGTAGACTATGCTATTGCCGTAAGATTAGAACCCAAACAAGTATTAGCAGTATTATGAATGAAACACAAATGACCAAAACAAGTATCCAAAAAGAGATCATTGACCAATTTGACTATTTAAGTCCGAGAGAGTTAATGGTGATTTTCGAGTTAATCTTCGGAATGGGAGAGGTTCAACTAGATGAAGTAGATTGGAGTAAGTAATTATGACACAAGCAAAAATTAGAGAAAACATTTTAAGCATCGTTCGAGGAGAAATGGCATACGCAGATCCAATGTCCAAGGTTTGCTTGGAGCAGAACGAGCGTCACCCCGAAAAGTTTCCACTTGGAAGTACATTTCAATCAGCCGAAGAAGTTTTAGAAGACATCATTTTAAGTTTGACATCATTGCAAAATGAGCTTAGAATAGAGTCTTCATTTCAATCAGCACAACTATAAACACAAGGAAAAAATCATGGGATTAGATCAATACGCATACGCACGACCACCACGCAAACGCAATTCAGACAACGATATTCAAGTTGCCGAGTGGAGAAAACACAATCGCTTACAAGGTTGGATGGAACACCTTTGGCAAAGCAAAGGTTGTCCAAACGCAAATGAAGATGGTGATTTTAATTGTGCAGTATTACCACTCACATCTGAAGATATTGATTCTCTTGAAGATGCGATTCTTAACTTTGAGTTACCCCAAACGGACGGATTCTTTTTTGGTTCTGATTCTTATTTTTGGACTGACGAAAATGATGAACCTCATGCCGATAACGATTATTGGTACAAAGAATCTGACTTGACATTCATCAAAGAAGCAAGAAAAATGATTGAGAAAAAGCACAGAATTTTTTACTCTTCTTGGTATTAAGGCTTGACTTTCGCTGAAAATCTGACAAACTATACATTATGAGCATGACACTAGAAACACCACAACAAATTAACGCATTCCGATTAAGGACTCTCGCAAGAGGAATAAAATTGGAAATGAATGGATTAAAGATGTCGAGAGGTAGAAGTTGCTACTCGATTGTAAAATCTGAATTCGGATTCAAGGGCAACAAGCAATCTGTTCTTGACCAATTACTCAACCACATGGAGGGATAAGGATGAACGAATATATTGATGCAGTATGCGAGGGACAACCTCTTGACAAACCAAGTTTCAACCAAGATTCAGAGCAATGGGAATTGTACTTTGAAGAGTCTGCCACGCCTTGGCATCCTTATGACTCAAGGGATTTAATCGCAGTAAGTTTTGACTCTGCCCAAGAAGCAGAACAATCTTACAACCACTATTCACAACCTAACCAAGGATAAGATATGCGAAATTCTCGAATTGAAAATCTTAGGAATAAAGTTCGCAATATGGGCTACGCTTTGGCTCAAGCTGAATTGCGAGGCTTGAGGGGAGAAGAATTGTTTGCTAAGAAATTGGCTCACAACCTACTTCTTGGCGAACTTTACTCTCTCGAAAAAAGGGTATAGTTAAAGGGGCGGGCTTGGGAAAACCCAAGCTCGCCTTAGCCTTTGTTATTCAACGACTTACGAAAAATCGCCCTGGCCGGTTTGGCCTAACTCATTGATACTAAGTAACTTACAACAATCTTTATTTTTATGAAAAAAAAGGGTTGACATTACATCATTTTCTGTCATACTTGTATACATAAGCGAGATAACTGAACTTAAAAAAAATTAGTCGAAACAAAAAAAACTTAATCGAAGAAAAAAAAGCTTGACAAAAACCAAAAACTTTAGTATAATTAACCCATCAAAGACGATAAACCAACACTAAAAATTATGAATAAAAAAATTGATCTCTCCGTATGTGGCACAAAAAGAATTGACTTTAGCGAAGTAAAGTCCGTACAGACTCCCGAAAAGACTGAGTCTTGGCAACCAATCGGTCATGCGTTCCTTGTTGATCGTGTGCAAAACCAAATCCAAGACAATGGTTGGGAAATTGTTGACACTTACCATTCTCTTCACCGATTCGGTCAGCGTTACTTCGGTCTCTTTCACATCAAAAACACAGGTTCCGATTCTGATGATCGTGGCACAATTCTTGGTCTTCGCAACTCGCACGACAAATGCTTTCCAGCAGGTTTGTGCATGGGCAATGCTCCATTTGTTTGCTCCAACCTTATCTTCACTAACGAAGTGACTCTTGCAAGACGGCACACAAAAAACATTTTGACTGACTTGTCTCAAGTTATCGCTCGCACTCTCGGCAAGATGACTGAGACATGGGCAAGCGATGAGAAACGCATCGAAGCATACAAGGAGTATGAACTTGGCAACGAGCAAGCTCATGACCTTGTTATCCGTGCATACCAAAATGGTGCGATCAGCAAGGGTAAAATCGCTGATGTAGTTGAGCAATGGCACAAACCCGAACATGATGACTTTTCTGCTCGGAATATGCACTCATTGTATAACGGCTTTACTCATGTCCTTAAAGGTGGAGTTCATGCCTTACCAAATCGTTCTCTCGCATTGCATGGTGTTCTTGACTCCGAAGTCGCACTTGTAAAGTAATCATTCTTAATCAAAAACCAAAACACAAACCTAACAAAAATTAAAATTATGAAAAATCAAGCAAAACTCAAAAATGTAGTTGATAGTCTCAAAGGTCGTTTCGTTTCTCTTCTTGTCAAGCAAGGTGAGCAACGCAAGGTCTTCTCTGCTAAAGTCAATAGCGTGACTTCTCGTCATGTTATGTTTTCGGACATGAATGGAGCAAATCGTCGAGTTAATCGTCGCCATGTTCTTCGTGCGACTTGTGCTAACAAATCTTTTAAGAGGTCAGTTGGTTAATCGCAAGCTCGGAAACGAGTAGGCTCAAGCCTCCCTTCGGGGAGGCTTTTTTGCATCTTGAATTATTGTTTCGTAAGTCGTTGCAGGCCAGGCAGTTACGAAAAACGGGCCTAGGCTTTTTGGCGTAAGTTGTTGGATATCAATGATATCCGCAACAAAACTTTTTTTACTTTTTTTGCATTTAGGGGTTGACTTTGCACCTTATTCTGTCATAATGGAATACATGATTAAGACAACACTTCTCACATCAGGTAATCAAAAAATTCTCAAAGGCGAGAAATTAGGTTACATAACGAAAGGCATTCACTTTGCCCCAGCAAGTCTTTCAGGCTTCGAAGTTTGCCGTTGGCGTTCTAAAGGTTGCACGGCATCTTGCCTCAATACGGCAGGTCGTGGACAAATGAATTCAATTCAAGAATCTCGTGTCGCCAAGACAAAGTTGTTCTTCAATCATCAGTTAGACTTTCTTGCGAAGCTATCGAAAGAAATTTCTAATTCAATTAAGAGTGCAACGAAGAAAGGAATGAAATCGGTTTTCCGACTTAATCTCACAAGTGATGTAATGTGGGAATCTGTTTTCTTTAACGAAGATCAGCCAAAGTCAATCTTTGATAAATTTTCGGATGTTCAGTTTTATGATTATACGAAATCATTTAAAAGAATGTGTTCTTTTCTCGACAAGCCTTTTATTAAGGGCGAGGCAAAGTTTCCCTCTAATTACCACTTGACTTTTAGTCGCTCGGAAACAAACGATACAAAATGCGAGATGGTTCTTTCAATGGGTGGCAATGTTGCCGTTGTATTTCGCAATCAATTACCTAAAACATGGAAAGGTTTTGAGGTTGTCAATGGTGATGATAATGACCTTCGCTTTCTTGATAAGAAAGGTGTTGTTGTTGGGCTTATCGAAAAAGGCATGGCAAAGAAGGATTCAACGGGATTTGTTCAAGAAGGGGTAAATTCATGAGTGAAACATATTACGATTCAGCCGAAGATTTAATGATTAGTCAATCAAGAGCGTTTGATGAACTATCAAAGCATGGTTGCCAAGAGATACAGCAATTTCTTGAGGACATGGGAGATAAGGAGGAGTATGAAGCACAAAAAGTATTGGAATGGTTAGGTTACTAAACGCTTGGTTATGAACTAGTTAGGGCAAAAAGCCCTGGGCGATTTCGCGCAAGTCTTTGGCGATCAAGGCTTTACAACTATTTTCATTTTTTCTGCATTTAAGGGTTGACTTAGTTTGAGATTCTGACATACTAATACTTACCAACACGATCAAACTAATCTGCAAATTAGTGGTGATTAAGAGAGGTGCGGATTGCAGTCCTAATTATACTCTTGTGGGTTCGACTCCCTCCGTGTTTGGTATCATTTTATTATTCACTAAAAAAACGCTTGACTTCACAAAAAATTCTGTCATACTATTAATTATGAAAGCGAAAAAAATTAAGATAAGACAATCCATTCTCTTTACAAAAGCTCGCCCTTTCAAGATGAAAAACAAAATTCTTGATCGGAAACTAAAACACAAAACCAAATTGACTTATGTATCTTAACGACCCAAACCACTTGCAAGTCCAAGATGTTGACTCGCTCGAAGCAAACGAATTAGTTATGGCATTCATCCATGACAATATGATCGAGCCGATGACCGACAAGAATATGCTTGACAATGATCAACTTTCAATGTTAAATGTAGTTGGTAGTGCGTTAAAGTGCATTGCTCAAAAAGCTCACGCTTACGAAACTCTCACAGAATCGCAAGACTCATCTCATTACAGAAACTAAATGAACAAAGAAAAACATTTAATTACGAAAAGCAAAGACGGATGCGTTGTCCTTATTAAAGCAGAGAAGAAGACTGAACAGACCGATGTCTTTATCTCGCAAGCAACATTCGAGAAGAACATCTCAAGTAAAACATTCGTAAAACACGCAACACTCACACACAACAACAATCCAATATATATCTACCATGAAGACCTTTGATGACTTAAATTTTAACTCTCACCCAAGTGCAAAAGATTTGGGAGTCCAAGCAAGTATAACTTTCGATAATGGTTACGCTATTAGCGTTGTATCCAATGTGGATGGAGGTCAATGCTTCTATGGCAATCACCCCAACACTTACGAAGTCGCAGTATTCAATCAGCGTGGAGATTTTGTTCCATTGCAACCTTTTGACGATGTTCTTGGTTGGCAGGATAGAATGCAAGTTTCCAAGCTAATGAGTCAATTTCAACAAGACGGAGTTAAACACGAAAAGCTTTTGCATTCAATCAAACAAGATAAACAAAACAATGACTAGTTATCAAATACTTAAAAACGGAGAGCCTGCCGGAATTGTTGGCACGCTCGATTATATTGTCAACGCCATTCGTAATCTCGAATCAGATCTTGATCGAGTAACTGAACATTCACCTTATACAATTGAATTGGTCAAACGAACGGCAAAAATGTAAATATCAAATACAATTCTGTGGGCAGCAAATACTAAATACTCAAATACCAAATATTTAAATAACAAATACAAATACATAAATAAGGATTTGAGCTAAGAAATCCGAATGTGTTGAGTACCAACGACTTGCGAAAAAAAACCTAGGGCGGTTTTCCCTAGGTCATTGATAGTCAGCGACTTATGTTAAAAGTCGTATTGATCGTGGTAGCCCCAGTCTACATCTTCATTTTCAGAGAATTCTTCTAGAGCCTTGCGGTCTGACTCTTCCAGTTCTTCCCTGGCAAGCTGGTCAAGCAGTGCTTGACGCTCATCGAGATCGACATCGGTAATGCCGTGGGCGTGAGAGAGGCGGGTGAGTGAGTCATTGTTTTCCATAATTCTAATCTAGCAAAATCGCAGATCTTTGTCAAACTTTTTTTTCATTTTGCTGTAAGTTGTTTACAACCAACGAGTTACGAAAAAACGACTTGGGCGGTTTTCCCTAAGTCATTGACTTGCAACAACTTAGGAAAAACTAAACTTTTCTCTTGCCTCACAAAGAGATTGTGCAATTAAAAAGCACAATCAGTTAAGCCCCTGAAGATTCCAATTAACGATGCGATTATCATAATTGTGACCAAATCCACTAGGACATTGACCTTTCTAACTCTTGGATTTTGTTATCAATGTCGATTTGCACGGCTTGAATTTGGCTCGCTTCTTCTTGCTTGCCAAGTCTCAAGGCATTGACTCTTTGAATTGTCAACGCTTGAAGCGTGCTGATTAATGTATCAATTTTTTCTGTTATTGCTTTGTTCATGCTATTATTATACCATATTGAGGGCGACTTGTCGAGATCAATCTTCAAAGATTGCTCGCATGGATGGGCTGACTGACTCCATATCGTGGAGGTTCTCGTCATTGTCGAAGTCGTCATCCTCTTCGGCTTTATCTTCGGATGAAGCCAATTCGGAAACCTCGTCCTCAACATCTCTTTGAGTTGCTTCGAGCAAACCATGCTCAACGACCAATTCCTCAGCCATAATTTCGGCTTTCATGTCTTGAATGAAGTTAGACACACTTTTAGAAACAGGTGCATCTTTTGCGTTTTCGATTGCTTGGCGAATGAGATCAATGTTATTCATATTTTAGTATTATGGATTAATTATGTGAGTTTGTCAAACTTATTTTGTAAATTCTTTGAATATTTTTCTAAGCTCTTGAACCTTTTCAAGAAGTCCTTTGGTGGTCATTTCTTCGGTCAAGGTTCTGTCGGAATCCTTTTTTTCTGTTTGCATATAATGAAGAAAGTCAATCGCTCCCTCCATTTGTGCAAGCTTAGTTCCGAAGTCGATTTCTTTTATTATTGTTTCTTTTGTCTTAATCATATACCTACAAGGTAACACATAAAAAGGAGTTTGTCAAATTTTTTCTCACTTACCTTTCAACTATGTTTTTGCACAATTCGACTGCTATTTTCTTGCAAAGTTGGCACGGAATCTGTATCGATTTTGTTGTAAGTCGTTGCCGCTCAACGAGTTACGGAAAACTCCGGAGGGCGGTTTGCCCTAAGTCGTTGGTTACTAACACTTTACGCTAGTCAACCAAGATTAACGGGTCAGGCAGTGGAGTGCTAGCAATGTACGCCTCTAACTCGCTAACCTCTGCTTGTGCGATTCTGTCGAGATCTGCTTGAGCCGCTATTATGCACATTCTAGCTGATGAAGAACCATTTTCTGCGGCTTCGAGATTTTCGTCAATTATTTTTTGTAGTCTTTGTTTTTCTGTCATAAGTATAATCTAATCTATTTTTTTGTTTCTGTCAAGCGTGAATGTGAATTATTTTAAGAAATGATTGAATGCACTTTCAAGTTTACCTTTGTTGAGATTTTCTTTTCTGTCGCGAGGTACGAAATTTGACCAATGATTTCCTCCACCACTTTGTCGCTCTTGTATGTGATCAATGTTCCAAGCGTTGTCTACATTTTTATTTGTCCAATTAGACCAAGACTTGCCGTTTTCAAGTTGGACATCTAGGAATATTCTAAACTGATCCAATGAGCATCCTAAAGTTTTTTTATTTCCTCCGAGCATACCAACTTTATCGGAGAATAATTTTCTTTCTTGTGATTCTGTCAACATTTTCACTTTTGGATCGTGGGCGATTTTGTTTCTTATTCTTTTGTATTTTTCTTTGATGTTTGCAATTTCTTTCTTTTTTACTTCGATCATCTTTTGCAATTTTTCGATTCCCTCAAGCTCTGATTGGATTTGTGCTTGCTCTGAGATTTTAAGCATATCTCCGAGATCGAGATCTGTTCTGTTACTCTTTACAGAGTTTCTTCCGTGATGTTTATTCCAAGCGTCAGATATTTTAATTTTCATATTTTTTATTTTTAGCAATTAACTTTATAGTATTTTATATTATAGTAATTTTATTTTGTGTCAAGCTTTTCTTTACTTACATCTGAAAAAAGATCGATTTTCTTTTCTGTCATAGATTTATACATAAAGAAGAAAGCAGGAATAAAAGTTAAAAGAAGCAAGATGTCGTAATTCATAATTTATTTTTGTTATATTAATTTAATGTTATATATACAATGTATCAGAAAATGAAGTAAAGTCAAGCGTTTTTTAAAAAAAAGATTAATTATTTTTACTTTTGTTGTAAGTCGCTGGCCATCAAGGAGTTGCGAAAAATCGCCTAGGAATTTTTTCCCTAAATCGTTGGCATTCAGCGACTTAGGAAAAACTGGAGTTTTGTTTACTTACTCGAGAGAATAGGAGACTTGTACTTTACGCTTAAACGATTGGCTATTTCAATAGCTTGTGCGTAAGTTCTTGCTCCGTCAATTAGCTCGCCATTAAAGACGACATTAAACCAATTTGAGAAATTCGGGTTTCTGAATACATTTATCATTTTATTATTAAAGCAAATTTTTGTTATTGTGTCAAACTTATTTGAGATTATTTTTCCCAAATTTGTTGAATGTAGTATTGAGCATTGTCGCCATCTTTGCGTTGAATGCTTGTTTGGAATTGCAACTTTGGTTGAAGCGTCCGAATCATGCGAGCAACTTTTCGCCTTACTTCGTGCTTGTCTTCAGCTTGTATAGTAATTGTGTGATGTGTCTTGTCGATGTCAATGTACGACTTAGTGTTACTATTCCATAAGGAAATTGCTTCACCATCGAGGGAAGAGACATGAACGCTTGCAATGAATGTTTTATTCTTAATCATATATATAATCTAATCTAGTTTTGGTTGGAAGTCAAGTTTTATTTTACTTATTTTTACTTATTATTGAAAGACAACATTAAAACGAAACTGATTTAAACCTTCGTCTTTCATGATCTTATTAAGATGAGATTGACTTGATGCAGTCCGAACCCTTGGGCGATCATTGCCGTTTGAGTCGATGCCTTGATCGAAAATCTTTACTGACCAATGGGTTGACCATTCTTTAATGCGAACTTGTATTTTATTATTCTTAATCATATGTATAATCTAATGGAATTATTTGCAAAAGTCAAACTTTATTTTTCATTATTTAGATCACGCATTGCTTGCAATGCTTTTCTTGCTATTTGAACAGCGTGTAATGCGTCCATGATTGTTTCAGCTTGCGTGAATGTACCTTGCCAATTGTCAGAATTTGATTCACGAACCAAGTGATTCAAGTTGCCTTCGGCTTTAGCTAAGCCCATTCCAAGGTCGATTTTTAAGTTTAATTCTTTTTTTATTTCTTCTTTTGTCTTAATCATATATACAATGTATCAGACAAAACGGCAAAAGTCAAGTATTATTTTGATTTATTTTAACTTTTTTTTCATTTTGTTGTAAGCTGTTGGTATTCAACGAGTTACGCGAAAACGGCTAGGGCGATTTGCCCTAAGTCGTTGATCTTGTGCTACTTAGAACACAAGAGGATCGGGTAATGAATTAGGCGATGCGAACCAATCGGATGAGTCAATTACTTGCCCGTTTAGTATAGGCTCGAATTTGAATTGGCAAACATCTGCATTCGCTATGCCGTTGACGCGTTCGCGTGTGGTGGGTGTGTTCCATCCTGCAAGCGACCATCTGACCAAGCCGTCAGCGTCACGCTTGACAATCGCGTTGCCATGTAACCAAACGGTGTTGCCGTCTGTGGTGGTGTTGCCAACTGTCTTGGCTTCGCCGCGTTCAAATGCTTGTTTAATTTGTTGTGTTACTTTTCGCATGATTCTTTTATTGCTGTTATGATTCCTATTATGAATGATATTATTATAATGTCAAGCATTATTTCAAGCCGTCTCTTAATTCGCTTAACTCTTTTGTTACCTTGCTGAATTCTTTATGAGCTTGTTGCAATGCGTTTAATGCGTCGGCAACGGCTTCACCTTGCGTAAGGGTTGCCATGTCAGATTCAGCAAGAAACTTTAGGTTGCCTTTAGCTTTGGACATTGCAAGCGAGCATTCGAGAGTCGGATATCTTTTTATTTTTTTATTTGTTTCTGTCATAGTATAGAGAGTAAAGAGTTTTTATTGATGCGTCAAGCTTTAAGCGAATAAAGGATGAATTCTAATGTTGCGAGGATGCCAAGCCATTGTTTTCTGTGATCTATACAGACGACAAAGCACTTGTTTACCTAGGCGATCATCTGTAAACTCTTTGATCACTTGGTAAGTATTATTATCTCTTGCGAGTACGACATCATTTTTTTTATACATATTTTATATTGGTTATTTAATTAATCTTATATATACAATCTAACACATTCTGACCAAAAGTCAAGCCCATAGCAAAAAAACTTTGTGTCGTAAACTATTGATTATTATATACTTATGAAAACATAGAAAAAAAAGTTAAAAAAAGTTTTAATTATTAGTTATTCTGTACCCCCTACCCCCTTATGACCCTACCCATTAAATGAATTCATTTTTCGATCGCATTGTGCAATAGCCGCCGGGGGTGCCTTTTTTCAATATGAAATGCAACCTAATAAATTATAATATATTGCTCAAGCCAAAAAAAATCCAGCCACTATATAAAAACAACTTAAATAAGTGTATAATATATTAGTAAAATGGCTCGAAAACGTAAAAAAACCGAGATAACAGATGAAGATGAGATCAAAAAGATCGCATCTTCTCTGCACAAAAGAAATGTCAAGCTGAAAAAACTAAGCCTTAACTGACAAACAAATGGCTTTATTAAAGATAATATTTGATAAAGAAACCAGTATTGTATTCATTAGTGGCCCTGCGGGCACAAGTAAAACTTATATAGCAATATATGGAGCATTACAATTATATAATATGAATAATGATCGCGGCATCACATATGTACGCACAATCGCAGAAAGTGGCGAAAAAAGCCTTGGCGCACTTCCTGGAGAAATGGCTGAGAAGATCAATCCATATATGATGCCTATGAATGAAAAGCTTGATGAGCTTTTGGTTCCTGGCCAAGCCAGTATTTTAAAAGAAAAGGATATTGTAAAAGGTATGCCTGTAAATTACCTTCGCGGAGCCAGTTGGATGGACGAAATCGTAATCGCGGACGAATCTCAGAATTTCACATTCAAAGAGCTTACTACTTTAATGACCCGACTTGGTCGCGGCAGTAAATTAATCATTTGTGGCGATCCAATGCAAAGCGACATCAATGGAAAAAGTGGATTTGCAGATATGTATTCTATTTTTGATGATCAAGAAAGCAAACAACGAGGTGTACATACATTTCATTTTGGAGCAGAAGATATAATGAGAAGTGAAATACTAAAATTTGTAATAACAAAAATACAAAATAAAAAATAAAAAAAAATATAAAAAATGAGTAACAGTTTAAGCGAAACAGCGACAGAAGTATCGGAATTAAATTCGCAATTAGAGCTAATAGAATCGAGAGTACCTAGAGTAATTATTAAAAATGGCGTTGGAGCCCCATCCCAACATAGCGATGGAACTGCTTTAAAGAAAGGAGATATATGGATATGGAGCGGCTTTTATACTGACACATATTTATATATGTATATTGGCGGTTCTACTTCAAATCTTGCGCCGAATGGGTGGATACGAATTGGATATGCAGATGCCACTACCTAAAAATGGTTTATTGTGCAATTAATCATTGAATCTTTTTTGACTGAGCCACCTAGCGAAATCTCTTGTTTTCGCGATATTACATTATATGCAAAAACTTATATTTTTGATGATATTTTACTTTTATGTCCGACTGGAACTCGCGGCGCATATTGGAATTGGATAAAACAACATGGTGTGCACGATTTTATTTCTCAATTAATAATAGAACATGAAAAAGAGCCTGGATGTACGATTGGCGTATCTCCAGGCTCTAATATAGTTACAGATCGTATAACCTGCAACAATTTAAATCAAATTATTAATTCGCTGATTGAGTTTCGGGCTTAACTTGATCAACAGCCTCCTGAGCAAGCTCTTCAGCTTTCTTGTTCGCGGCTTCTATAATTTCACTAACTTGTTCATCTTTAAGTTTTTCAACTTCATTTTTAGCTTGTTCTAGGGCTTTATTTTGAGATAACTGAATTATAGCATTTAGAGATACTTGAGATAATGCTTCTCCGAGTGTAGCTCTTGATAGAAATTCATTTGCTATGATCATCGCAGCATTTTGGCGTTCAGGTGAAACTTCAGGGTCTTTCGATTCTGTATTTTGTGATTCTGTATTTTGATCTGTCATATTGTATATTATGTATATTTTTTTAGATTTAAAGTTTTTTAATAAAAATTTAGTTTTTCTTTTTTATAGAGTTGAAAATTAAAAGATCATAATACAATTGTTTTTGCAGTGTATTATTTTCTTGATTCAATTGTTTTATTTGTTGGTTTTGTTTTTTGATTGTTTCAAACTGTTCCCATATAAGCCAAGTTCCGTAAAAAAACAACAGTAAAATGCTTATTTTTGTTAATGGTTGATTCATGTATATACAATAATATTAAAATATTTTATATATTCAAAATATGATATAGTTTTGTTTCAAAAGATACAATAAGTAAAAATAAAATAAATTATGCAGAAATTCTGCAATCATCTTTTAATAACTTTAGTGTATTCTATAGAAATGGCAAATATTAGTATATCAGACCTCGATCCTCTTCCGGGCGGTTATTTATCAACAGACCTCGTAGTGGTACAAAGGGATACCCAGGCATACAAACTCCCTATATCTGACCTTTCTAGCGCTGTAAATGCGGCAAGTAGATACGTTGATCAAGCTTCGATTAGCATATCCGCACATAATCTTAGCGAATTTAAAAGCGGAAAGAGGATCTCGTTTAGAAAAAATGGACTACTTAACCAAGGTTCCTCGTTTGTAATTCAAATGAATTTTGACAATGGCGGAATGGCACTAGTTAAAAATGTAAATACAAGCGAAATAAATGGAGTTGGAGGTTTGATTCCTTCCAATAGGCCTTATCAAATTTTATTTAAAACTTTAAGCGGAGACGTATATGCGGATATCATTATTGATAGCGCAAGCGATTCTGTAAGCTTCGAAAATATATATGTAAAGTCAGGGGTAACCACAAGTTATCAAGCTTCGTCTATCGCAGACTCATTAAATACATCTTCATTAAGATCTAGCGATACTCAATTAAGCGCATCAATTATAGCGTCAATTGTATCCTAATTGGATTTTCTCTTTTTACTTTTTATTCTTTTGATTTCTTCTGGGAGAATTTTTATAACCTCCTCAGTTTCATTTTCCATCATCATTTCAGCCGGAGTCAAACCGTTTAACTGCGCATTTTCAGTCTTTAACCAGCAGGTTGATTGATACGAATTTAAATTTTTACTCAAAAGTTCAAGAATAGATTTTTGCGACATGTAATATATTACACTAAAAAATATTTTTTTAAATTTGGGAGTGTATATATAGCAATGGGGCCGATATTGAATACAATTATTGGGGCAGGAATAAAATTAGCCTGCAATTTTATAAATGCATGGTTAGAGCAAAAAAGGCAAGATCAACTGGCATTGGCTGCGAGAGACGATAAAATGCTTCAAGCTTTAATTGATCAACAAACGAAAACCGCTAGTGATCCATTTGTTAAAGTTACTCGTAGGATACTTTTTATGAGCATTACTTTTACGATGTGTTTTTTGATGATTTATTACGCAATGAATCCGCATATAACTTACAATTTGATTGTCCCAAAGGGAGATAATGCAAAATGGGGTTTCTTCTCTTGGATTCTAGGAGGCAAAGATTGGGAGATAGTGCAAATGACTGGAGGCTTAATGCTTGCATCGTTTATGGATTTATGTTTTATGGTGGTAGGCTTCTACGCGATACCAAGTAAAAGAAGATGAGGGTTTTAGGTTGCTTTTTTATATTGTTCTTAAGTTCTTGCTCATCTAAGCTAAGGAATATAAAGCTAAATCCAGCGCCAGTTAAAAATGAATTTAATTCAATAGATTCAAATAGTGATTTGACTATTTCTCCAGACGAGTACAATTTTTACAAGCAGGCTGAATACAATTCAATCGATCCTATTGGATGGTTTTTTATTATTTTTGGATTAGTATTTCTATTTTCTGTTGTTTTAGGGTATTTTGTAAAGAGTAAATGAGTACAAGTTTAGATATTATTACCGTGCTAACAGGCGTTGTCTCTGCCGCAACTGCCGTATTAGGTGTTTGGTTGAAAGTGAAGTATGACGAGAGAAAACATAAGCAATTAAACTACGATCCGAGTTTACACAGCAATGTCGTTACCGCCTTGGAGTTCATCGTGAGGGAAACTAGTGCGGATAGAGCTTATATACTAGAATTTCACAATGGAGAGCAATATTTTTCAGGCAGGGGGCAACAAAAATTAAGCTGCACATATGAATGTGTGAATGACGGAATAAGCGTTGAGTGTCAAAATCTCCAAAATATAAGGGTGTCAAATTTTCACGGATTAATGAATTCTATTTCCAGGCAAGAAACATTTTCGTGTCCAGATACAGAAGAGTATATAGGCGATTTTACGTTCAAGTCCTTGCTTCAGTCTAAAGGTGTAGAAAGTATGTTTGCCAGACCAATAAAAACTTTGAATGGAAAAATTATAGGAATACTTTGCTTGGAGTATGTAAAAGAAAAGCGTAAGTGGGGGCATGATTCCGAGGAATTTATAAAAAAGCAAGCGAATCTCGTTAGTGGGTATTTGATATAATTACATTTTTAGCTATAATATATTATTATGGCTTTTTCTTATTGTCCTCATTGTGGTTTTAAAAATATGTACTCCTTGCAAGCGCCAAAATTTTGCGGCGGCTGCGGGGAAGGTTTGAGTTTATTAAGCGCTTCCAAGCAAATAAAAACAGCGACTTCTGTCCCAACAACTCAAAGTAAACAAAAACGAAAAGCGCTTAGTCGAGCTCCTATAGAGCTGGAAGACGATCCTGATGGATTAGATATTTACGAAATTCCAGATATAACTAAATTATCTTATTCTATCCAAATTGATAAAAATAAATTCAACTTAAAGGATATAATCCCCCTTGAGGATTTAGAAAATTTCAAAGAAGAGCCCAAAAAGAAAAAGAGCCGTGGCCGACCAAGAAAAAAGTAATTATACTTACGAGGATAAGGCGAAAGAAATTGACCAAGAAATAAAAAAGAGAAGAGGCAAATGGTTTCTAGATTCATTGGCCTGGTTTGACTTTGAAGATGTAGAGCAAATTATAAAAGCTCACATATATAAAAAATGGCATCAATGGGATCAAAGCCGATCCCTTAAGCCTTGGATGAATAAGATTATAACCAATCAAATGAAGAATATTCTGCGCAATAATTACAGTAACTTTGTTAGACCCTGTCTTAACTGCCCGTTTAATCAGTCTTGCGCCACAAAAGACGGAGGGGAGGCTTCGTTATGCGGATTCACGAAGAGTGGCTTGCAGGATTCATCGTGCCCTCTTTACTTGAAGTGGGAAAAAACCAAAAAGTCCGCTTACGGCATAAAGATGGCGCTAGCTTTAGATAATCATAGTCACGAGGTTCAAGCTATGGAGGATAATAATTTTGACATTATGGAGTCTCAGGGGAAACTTAATAAATGCATGAAGCGAGAATTATCCAAAAAGCAGTATCTTGTTTACGAGTTATTATTCATCAAGCATATCGACGAAGAAGAGGTCGCTCAAAAGATGGGGTACAAAACAAGCGAAAAGGGCAGGAAAGCTGGGTATAAGCAAATAAAAAACCTTAAAAAAATCTTCAAGCAAAAAGCTCAAGAAATTTTAAAAAATGAAGATATTATTTCTGTCAGGGGAGTTATACCATGGAGCTAACCGACGAGCAAAAAACATTAATTCAGGAGAGCTCTAAGACTATATCGGATCTAACCGAGTTAACTAGATTAGCTTTTCCCGAGTCAGCAAAAATTGACGGCAGAAGTAAACAGGGTCGGTCGGTTCGAGCATTTTTAGCTCAAAATAAAATCGACTACGAAACTAAACATTTGGAGCCGAAAGAAATTATCGCTCTAAATGAAGAACAAAAAGAATTCACCACCCAATCGATAAAAGACGGTATGAATTGCGCGCAGATTGCAACCATACTATTCCCAGAAGTGAGGGTAACTAAAGTAAGTAAAGAATATCTTGCTGTTTTTCAATTTGTAGATGCATCTCAAGAAATAAAGGTACCGTCCATCGAAGACGCTGTGCACAAAAAGTATTCACCGCCTAAAGCAGAAAGCAAAATAATTAAAAAAATTAATGATTGTTGCCAAAAAACGATAAATGAAAATAAATTATCAATGATGGAGAGAAAAAGCATTGAGGCTTTGGCGACTTTTCTAGCTTCACCGAGATTTATTCAAATTATTAATAATTACGATAGCTCAGAAGATAGAGATCTATTTGAAGCAGAATTTGTTCGGGCAACATGGGATAAGCCTGATTTAAGTAATGATGAAATTAATTTATATATTAATGTCTGCATGGATTATATTCACTTAAAAAACATCCAAGGAGCGATCAATAAACTAAATAGAATGTTTGACGACGCCGAAGATCAACAGGATTTAACTGTTCGCCTGGCCGAACTTTTGAAAACAAAAAGCGAAGAATACAATCAATGCGAAAAAAGAATGGAATCTTTAATTCAAAAATTACAGGGAGACCGTTCGAAAAGGGTGTCTTCTCAACACAAACAAAATGCAAGCATTCTTTCTCTCGTGCAGCTATTTCAAGAGGAGGAGGAGCGAAAGGTCATGATTAAAATCGCTCAGCTGCAGAAAAAAGCCGCAAAGGATGAAGCTGATAAACTTGAATCTATGCCAGACTGGAAAGCTAGAGTTTTGGGAATATCTAAAGAAGATGCAATATAAATTCTATGAAAACAATAACCATAGAAAAACAATATTTCAAGCCCACATCTACAGAAAAACAAGAATCTAAATTCATAGATAAAAGCGCACTCGGGTTTGGGTGGAGGCCCGGTCAGGAAAGGTTTAAGTTGATCATTAGATCGTGCTTTATTGATGGCACAGGAGTTTCTGAAGCGCTAAAGCTTTCTTTTTGTCGAGATGTGGAGGTGCAAGATTGCGAATTCCTAGGTGGTTATGAAGATTGCGTTGATATTGTGCGCGGAGAAAATATATCTTTCAAAAATTGCCATTTTATATCCCAAAATTCTCGACAACACATAACGTGCAAAGGGGGCGCAAGAAATATAAGTTTTACGAATTGCAAATTTACTGGGGCGTTTAAAAATTGGTGGAATGGAGCTTGCATTGATTTAGGTAATTGGACAGATTATGATGACGTAGATCGACCAAGGGTTAGGGGTGTGAGAATTAAAAATTGCATTATGAAGGATGTGTGCACTCAAGTTTTATATAGAAAACTTTATTCTGAAAAACCTGAAGTTGAGAATAGTTATGGTATTAAATTGAATATTCCAAATGTATTTGTGAAAGTGTTTTGGGCATTGCAAAGAATGAAGCTGCTTGGAGAAAGAAGAACATTCGATGAGGATTGGTTAAAAGTTTATGATTTCGAATTATGATCGCTTGCAAAATATGTTCAAAAAAATTCGAGACCGAAAAAGAATTACATTTTCATTTGAAGTCTCACAAGATTACTCTTGCGGAATATTATGTGAAATATTATCCTCGATATAATTTATTGACAGAAGAACCTCTACCGTTCAAGACAAAAGAACAATATTTTAGTAAAGATTTTAGCTACAGGAAACAATTACTTCAATGGTGCGAACAAGAAGATTGTAATACAGTGAGAGAATATATTCTTAATATGCTTAAAAAAAGAATTAAGCATAAAGAATTAAAATTTGCACCATTTCATTTGGAATTAGTTGTCAATGATTTTCCAGGAGTAGACATTTACCAAAAACATTTCGGATCGTACACTCAGGCATGCCAAGAAGCTGGGGTCGAACCTATGTTTGATTGCAGGTTGCCTGCTGAGTGGAAAAATGAAGTTAAATCAAATTTAGAAATATTTATTGACACTCGAGAACAGCAACCTTTATATTTTAAAAATTCTAAATCATTAAAGTTAGATTTTGGGGATTATGCGGTTGGTGGAGATGATTATGATTATACATATGTAGATCGAAAAGGAGAGCAAGATTTTAAGTCAACTTTAAGTAAAAATAATTATCAAAGATTTAAAGCCGAGTTGCAAAGAGCAAGAGATATGGACAGTTATTTATTTGTAGTTACAGAAAGTGATTTATTCCAAATAGATAAAAACAATAAATGGTCGCCGCACCGCTCAAATTTAAAATATATATATCACAATATGAGAGTTCTTGCGCACGAATTTGCAGGTCACTGTCAATTCATTTTTAGCGGAAGCAGGGGCCAATCAGAAGAATTAATTCCAAAAATTTTAACATTAGGTAAAAAATTATGGAAAGTTGATTTACAATATTACATCGACAATAAACTTATATAATGAGCTGGGAACCAGGAAGACAAATATCTAGAAAATCTGAAAGCGATTTTAATGAAGAAATTTTAAAGAAAGAGGGGTTTATAGAAGAGAAGGAAGCTAAGCTTTTATTATACCAGTTTCTAAGAGAAAATATAACATTTTCTGCAGATTTGATCAGCGGAGTAAAATTGTTCCCCTTTCAGCATATGGCTATCAAGGCCATGTTCGAGACGGATTATTTTATGGGGGTTTGGAGTCGTGGGATGAGTAAATCTTTTACTACCGCGATTTATGCTTATATGGATGCTATTTTAAATCAAGGTGTTGAAATTGGTATTCTCTCAAAGTCATTTAGGCAGGCAAAAATGATATTTAAAAAGATCGAGGATATTGCTTCAAAGCCTGGTGCGTTATACTTATCTCAATGTATCACTCATAAATCGAAAAGCAACGACGAATGGTTGCTTGAAATAGGCTCTAGTAGAATTCGAGCTTTACCTCTTGGTGATGGTGAAAAACTTCGTGGATTTCGATTTCATAGAATCATTATTGATGAGTTTGCTTTGATGCCAGAAAGAATTTATAATGAGGTTATTATTCCGTTCTTGAGTGTTGTTGAGAACCCAACCCAAAGGGAAGAGCTTTATAATTTAGAAACAGAATTGATCACAAAGGGCGAAATGCAAGAAAGTGAAAGGCATATTTGGCCTAATAATAAACTTATAGCTCTTTCTTCTGCAAGTTATAAATTTGAATACATGTACAAAGCTTACGAGCAATTCGAAAATTTGATTAAAGTAGGAGGAGACAAGGAGTCGGATGCTCATAGAATAATTATGCAATTTAGTTATGACTGCGCCCCAAAGCAATTGTATGATAAGAATCTTTTAGAGCAAGCTAAATCGACCATGAGTCAGAGTCAATTTGACCGAGAGTTTAATTCGATATTTACCGATGATAGTAGCGGCTATTTCAAAACATCGAAAATGGCAACCTGCACTTTGCCAGACGGAGAATCGCCAAGTATAGAGGTTGCTGGAGACCCTGGGGCTAAATACATTTTAGCTTTCGATCCAAGTTGGGCTGAAAGTGAAAGTAGTGATGATTTCGCGATGATGATCTTGAGATTAGATGATGAAAAAAAGATTGGAGTCGTTGTCCACAGTTATGCATTAAGTGGAGCAAATTTAAAACAACATATTTATTATTTTTATTATTTGTTAAAACATTTTAATATTGTATCTATTATTGGCGATTATAATGGTGGAGTTCAATTTATAAATGCTGCAAATGAGAGTAGTTTATTCAAGGAAAATAAAATAAATATAAAATGCTTGAATACAAATTTTGACGATATAGAAAATTATCAAGACAAATTAAAGGAGGGAAAAAAAGAATACAACCTGGAGAATAATACGATTTGTTATTTACGTAAACCGACCAGTCAATGGATACGCCGAGCAAATGAATTACTTCAAGCTAATTTTGATCATAAAAGAATATTCTTCGGGTCAAGAGCAATTAATGACTCTTATAACGAGCAAAGAAATAAAAAAATACCAATTCAGGATATACATTTTTTAAGAACTTCTCAGAGCTTAGGCAAGCAAACCAATAGCGCCAAAATGATTGACTTCGTGGAGCATCAATTTGATATGTTAAATCTAACAAAAACAGAGTGCTCTTTAATTCAAATCACAACCTCTTCTGGAGGTACGCAAAACTTCGATTTGCCACCAAGTTTAAAGCGGCAAACTGGCCCGGAGAAAGCGAGGAAAGATAGCTATTCCGCCCTAGTACTTGGAAATTGGATGATAAAACTTTATTATGATATAGTGAATGTCAAGATAGAAAACGCGAATTACTCCTTTACTCCCATGTTTATAAACTAAGTGTAACATTTATGGAAATGGATATACCATATAAATACAAGACTACTTTTGATAATATCATTGTCGCATCTAGTGATTTTGAAAATTTAAATATCAGCAAGGCTTCACTCGAGCCCCTTAGACCTTTAATCCCGGAAGATATTAATCTTGACAGAAATATCGATCTACTCGGAATTGCATTTAATGCCGCCGTTGTGAATAAATTCAATAAAAACGGAGATGGCATTGATAGCGAAACTGCGGTAGCTGTAAAAGATTACTTTATTCACAAGCCAACTAATATCGAGCATAATCGAGATAAAATTGTTGGACATATCGTTTCTGCGGGATTTTCAAAATATGGAGATTCCTCAGATTTATTATCGAATGAAGAGGCTCTTTTGGAGGAAAATGCATATAATATAGCTTTAGCAGCAGTAATTTACAAAACCGCCAGTAAGGAATTTGCAGATTTAGCGATCAATTCGACAGATGAATCTAGTGATTACTATAATACAGTTTCTGCAAGTTGGGAAGTTGGTTTTAATGATTATGTAATCGCCGTTGGTGGCGACGATCTGTATAAATCTTCAATCGTCTCAGACCCTCAAGAAATAGAAGCTTATTCTCCATATTTAAAATCTCTTGGAGGCAAAGGTTGCTTGAGTGACGGCAGAAAAGTTAATAGGCTTATTGTCGGCGATATATACCCCCTAGGAATTGGGTTCACTTCAAATCCAGCTGCAGATGTGCAAGGTATTATAGCGGAAGATCAACAGAATTCGACCCCATCGCGAAGCCCGCGAGAATCTATCGAGAAGATTATCGTAAAAAGTAAAAAAATTTCCCATTCATCCAAAGAGGATGTATTAAACAAAGAACCTAATAATAATTTAATTATGGATAAAGATCAACTCATTAACGAATTCCGAGCAGCTTTAGATGAAAAGCTTGGCAAGCAAGATTTTTCTGAAGAAAGCGTCGCTAGCATCTCCAAGGTGTTTATCGAGGCTATCAGAGAAAAAGGCGAACAGTATGTTGCCGACCTTGAAAAAGCTAAAGCTGAAAAAGAAGAAGCTGTTCAGGCTCAAAGCTCTTTACAAGACAAAGTAAATCAAGTAGAAGAGCAACTCTTATCAACCAAACAAAAACTTGAAGCCCTTGAGCAAGAGAACACCGCTCGTGAAGCTGAAGTTCGTTTCAATGCACGCATGGAAATGCTCAATGAGATTTATCAATTAGATGAAGATGATTCTAAAATCGTCGCCTCAGAGCTTTCCTCGCTTGATGCAACCGAAGAAGGTTTCTCAGAGTATCAAGAAAAACTTTCAAAAGTTTGGAAGCATAAAAACAAAGAATTTATCGCAGCTGAACAAAAAGCGTTTGAAGATCGCGTAACTCAAGAAGTTGAAAAACGTCTCGAGACCGTTCAAGCTACAGAAGAGACTTTAGAAGAAGATTCTCAGGAAGATTCGGTTGAAGTCTCTGAAGCCTCACAAACTGAAAATGAAGAATCTTCGGACGAAGTTGAAGAAACTCTCGACAATCTTCAAGTTGAAGAAGCGGCAATCGTTAACAATAACGAAAGCTCTTCCGAAGGAGAATCTCTTCGTGATCGATTCGCGAAGACCTTCAAAGAATCAGTTAAAATTTCATACTAATATATAAAAGAAAAAAATTATGGCAAAAAGAATACTACCATACCGTGACTACAGTGAACATGACGTTTTGAATCTGTTCTCTCTCGACACCAGCGCTTATACTATCGCTAACGCGAAGTCTGACGCTGCTGCAGGAGAGGCATTTGATTCAGGTGTTGTGGTCAAAGTAAAAACAGGTGAACTGCCCGGTGATATGAACAACGCAGATAGCGGTCTCGCGACCTCAGGTGATCTTAGAGATTACTTGGGAGCAAGTCCAACAAGTGCGCACATCGGATACAATGCATACCCCTATAACGGTATGACAGTTGAACCTGCTGACGCTGGCGAAGTAGCCGTAGGAATCACATTACGTGAAACCTTGGCATACGACGAAAATGGAGAAAAACTTCTCTATTATAAACAAAAATTGGACGAAGCTCAAGCAGTTCTTCCCGGTCAAACAGTTCCTGTTTTGACAAGAGGGTTAGTTCTTCTTGATTCTAATGCAGTAACAGGCGATCCTGCTGTCGGCGCACAACTTGAAGTTGCTACTGATGGAACTTTGGTTGCAGACACATCAGCAGGCAATGCAATGGTCGCTACTGTTTTAGCAAAAAGCGGTTCCGATAAATTCCTCTGCAAAATCAGCTTCTAAGAAAGGAAATTTAATATAATGAAAATTACTTTAGACAGAACACCCGAGCAAGTCGAGCTTATCAAAGCTATGGCTTCGAAAAACAGAGAAGTTGCTTACGAAGCTCAAACTGCATTGGCTGAATTTATTGGTCCAGTTTTAGCGGAAGTTGTTAACACAGCTCCTACAGTAAGTAACATGTTTACTAGCCTTCAGTTCAACAGCGATGAGAGCCCAAGTATTCCTTTGGATCTTTATCACGACATTACTGACGAAGATTACATTCAAGTTTGGAGTCAATCCGTTCCAGGAGGTCTTCCTACTAACCAAGTCGCTCCTTCACAAAGCGAGCTTAAGTTCACAACTTATACTCTCGACAGTGCATTAAGCTTCGATAAGCGCTACGCTTCTCGTTCAAGACTTGACGTTGTAAGCAAGACTTTCACACGTATGGCTCAAGAAGTTCTTCTTAAACAAGAAAAAACTTCTGCCAGTATGATTATGACTGCTTTGGCTAACGCAACCACAAATAATGACAAGCACGTTATTCGTTCCGCTCAAGCTGGAAGGTTCTTACTTTCAGACTTGAATAAGCTGTTTACTAGAGCAAAAAGAATTAATACTTCTTGGACTGGTGGAACACCTGCTGATCGTCGTGGGCGCGGAATTACCGATATCTTGGTTTCTCCTGAAATCGTAGAAGAAATTCGCGGTCTAGCTTATAACCCCATCAACACCCAAGGCTCTAACACCGATATCGCTGGTACAGACAGCATGCGCGACGCTATCTTTAATAGTGCTGGCATTCCTGAGTTCTATGGCGTATCCATTCAAGAGTATAATGAAATGGGTATTGATCAAGCGTGGAATAAAGTCTTCGACTCTTCCTCGAGTGGTTCTTATGACGACCATTATTCGGTTGCAACTAGCCCCGCAAAGACAACCTTTACGCAGGCAGAAGAGCAAATCCTTGTCGGTGTTGATCTTAGCCGTGAGTCTATGATTCGCGCAGTAGCTACCGATTCCGAGTCCGGAGACGAGTTTAGTCTTGTATCCGATGACCAATTCGTAACACGTCAATCTAAGATTGGTTACTACGGTTCTCTTGAAGAGGGACGTATGATCATCGACGACCGCGTATTACTTGGTCTGATCGTTTAATTTAAATAGAATTAACGTTTTATAAAAGTCCACCTCAGGCAACTGGGGTGGATTTTTTATTTAAAATCATTATTATATAGTGTATTAAAATACAAAGGAACAAGGTACAATTATGGCAAATAAAAAAACAACTAAAAAAACGAGCAAAGCTGCGGCCAAAAAGGCCCCAAAGCTTGAAGAACTCAACCAAACAAACGGAAAGAGCTATGAGGATCAAGTAGCCAAAGCTAAGGAGTTGGAAGAAATTTTGGGCATCGCTAAGATAAACCCTTTTAAAACAAATGACAAAAGAATCTTTAAAGATATGCTTGAGGATATGAATTTGACTGATCTCCAGGCTTTTGCGGTAAAAGTTGGGGTATTTCCCTCCGGAAATAAAACTGTATTGAGAAATAAAATAAAAAAAGCTTTTGATTCTAGTTTACATGGGCAAGGAAGTGTTCAAATTATGGGGGAACCTATTAATCTTGACCCTAGAAACCCAAAACACAAAGAGGTTATTGATTATTTGAAAGGTTAATTATGGTCTCGGGTCAATATAGCGATACAATTGTTGGGGCATTTGCTGAAAAGGTTTATGATGAAGAAATTGGTTTTCATTTATCGGGAGACGCAAGAGATGTCGAAATAGGTTTAATTGCAAACTGGGTTGAGGGTCACTTCGGGGAATTAAATAATTTAATCTTCACGTCCTTGAGTGGTTATAGTCCAGTTGAATTTAATCTAGAAGAACAATCAATTATGCGAGAATTGTATTTATCTGAATATAATAGGAAAGCAGAAAGGCAAGTGCTAAGAGGTATCGACGGAAGTAATGGGCAAAATGAGTTTCAAGTTATACGAGAAGGGGATTCTATGATCCAGAAGTCAAACAAAAATATTACTGCAAAAAATTATCATGCAGCTTATAGAGCTTCACAGGAAAGGGTCAAAGAATTAGTTCACTCTTACAACCTGTATGGCGCGATACCAAACCAAGTTGCCGGAAAAGACGCGCCGATTAGCGGCAGTAATGGAGAAATAGGTGGATATTATTCTTAAAGCGGTGTAATAAATATTATGAAAGAACCTCTAAAAGAAAAATCATCTGCAGACACAAAATTCAACAATAAAAAAGTAAAATCTGAGTTATTTCACATCTGGAAAAAAGCCAGGGTCATGTATGATATGATTAAAGATGACCAGGAATTGGAAACTTGGCAAAAAAACAATATCCGCGAGGCTCACGATTTGTTAAACGAAACAGCTACCTACACGGAGTATCAGAAAATTTTTCCAACACAAAAAGAAGATGACCCCGATGAAAACAAAAATAACTTTTTATCAAATGAAGATAAAAGGTATCCCGTCCCTGTGGATCAAGAAAACGGGGATCAGTTTATAACTAGATGTATATTGGACGCTAATATGAAAAACAGATATCCTGTTCAATCTGACAGATTTCAAGCTTGCATGACTATTTTTAACGAAAAAAAACAAATTACTCATTCAAATCCTGGAGAAAAGTTTGAAGACCCTATGAAAAAAAAGGAGGATGATGATATTAATCCAGTTAAGCCTCTTCTTCCTTAATATCGTACTCTATATTACCTCTCAGGTATTTAAATTTAATTAAGGACCCGTCTTGAAGGGTCTTGCTCAAAATTAATCTACTTAATTCGTTTTCAATACTCTTTTGAAGAATTCTTTTTATCGGCCTTGCTCCCATTTTTTCTTTTATTGCTTGTTCAGATATATGTTTAACTAAAGAAGGGGTTGCGGAAAACGAAATCCCTTTTTTGTGCAATTTGCAGGCAAGTTTTTTGAGCTCTAGCTTTGTTATTTTTGAAATTTGATCTAGCTCGAAATCGTTAAACAATATTATATCATTTAACCTATTCAGGAATTCTGGTCGAAAGAATAACTTTAGTTCAGCTTTTAGTTTATCATCAGCAATACTTTTTGCGTCATAATTACCAAACCCCATGTTAGGCTTCGCTGCTTTTTCGCTACCTATGTTGCCTGTTAATATTATTATACAATTTGTAAAATCAATCTTTCTTCCAGAGTTATCTGTCAATACCCCTTCTTCAAGAATTTGTAATAATATATTTAAAACTTCTGGGTGAGCTTTCTCTACTTCATCAAACAATATCACACTGTAGGGATTTCTTCGAACTTTTTCGGTAAGCTCTCCACCTTCTTCATACCCGACATAACCCGGGGCTGCTCCAGTTAATCTAGTTGATGAAATCTTTTCGGAAAATTCACTCATATCTATTTGAATCAAAGATTTTTTAGAGCCGTATATAAATTCAGCGATACATTTAGCTGTATAAGTTTTACCCACGCCACTTGCACCAACCAATAAAAAACTTCCCACTGGCTTACCTGAATCCTGTAGGCCGGATTTTGATCGCAGTATTGATTCTGATATCTCCTCTAAAGCTTCTTCTTGTCCAACAATCTTGTTCTTTAGATTTTTTAATAATCCAAGCATTTTTTCGGATTCTTTTTTGGATATTTCAGAAAGGGGTATTCCTGTTCTAGAAGACATTACTTCATATATATCTTTTTTAGTTACAGGTATCTTTGATTTCATGGCTTTATTTGCCCAATCGGTAATTATTTGATCGTATTCTTCTAACAAATAAATTTGCTCATCTTCGATATCTGAACGCGATACGCCTATTATTTGAAGTTTAGATTCTTTCAAAGCTAGTTGCTCTAATTGATTTTCAATATCTTTGGCCTTCTGGGGACGTTCGATGTTTTTTATCTTTACTTTTGAACCTGCTTGATCCATAATATCTATAGCTTTATCTGGAAATTGTTTATCAAGAATATATTTTGATGAAAGGTCTACAATAAGATCTAAAACTTCTTCTGGATAACAAATTGTATGAAATGATTCATATTTCGGCCTAATTCCATCCAGAATTTGCCTAGTTTCCTGCTTGTTTGGCTCTAAAACTTTTACTGATTGAAATCTTCTGTCGAGCGCACCATCTTTTAGTATACTTTTTTTGTATTCATCTTGAGTGGTGGCGCCGATACACTTCAACTCTCCTCTCGCCAGCAAAGGCTTTAACAGATTTGCAGCATCCATGCTTCCTTCGGCACTTCCTGCCCCAACTAAGGTATGAATTTCGTCGATAAATAATATTACATCTTTATTCTTTTTAGCTTCTTCTATAATCCCTTTTAATCTTTCTTCGAATTGCCCTCTATACTTTGTTCCAGCAATTAGAGACCCTAGATCAAGGGAGAATATCATTTTACTGATTAAGAAGTCAGAACTTTCTCCCTTTACTATCTTATGAGCCAGGCCTTCAACGATTGCAGTTTTTCCAACACCGGGTTCCCCTAGAAGAACTGGGTTGTTTTTAGTTTTTCTGCATAAAATTTCGCACACTTGATATATTTCTTCTTCTTTGCCGATGATATTATCAAATTTTCCTTGCTGTGCTAGTACGTTTAAGTTTGTTGCAAATTTTTCTAGATTTGTTAATTTTTGCTCTTTAATTTTTGGTTTTTTTGTGAATGATTTAATTCTGTCTTGTTTTGGTATTTTATGCTCTTTTGATAAGTGCAAATACTCTCTAACTTCTGCTATGATATCTTCGCCAGTAGCGTTGAATGATTGAAAATATTTTGGTATATTCGATTCTTCATATTTTAACAAGGCGAGAAGCATGTGTTCAAGGCCCACATATTCATGGCCAAGCTTTTCGCTAATAGAAGCAGAAACCTTTAATACGAGATGAAAGTGTTCATCGTAAATAGGTTCAAACGAATCTACTTCAAAAGCTTGGTTTTCTATCGAGTCGAAGTTAAAAAGGTGATGCTCTATTTCAGATTTTAGAGCTTGTTTGTCTATCTCTAATAAAAAAAGAATTTCACATAATATTCCGGCACTCAAGTTTACCATGCCGAAAAATAGGTGATCCAGGGTGATGATTTCATTTGCGTATTTTAATGCAGCCTTTTTTGCTTCGTTAATCGCTTGTTGCGCACGTGGCGTAAAGTTAGGTTTTGGAGTCATTTTCATAAATTACACTCTATTTTACTTTACTTCAGACATTTTCATATATATTTTTTCATCCATAACCCTTATGGAATCCAGAAAAATAATATCCTCAGCCTTTCTTCCGTAAGCGACGACAATATTTTTCTTAGAGGGTGCTTTTTTATTTTGTTGAAAATATCTGTCATAAAAATTACCCCTTCTTGAGTTTAACAACATTGCACTGTATCTTCCGTTTTCGTCTGCGATTTGAAGTTTAATATATTTATTTCCGTTTCGAGAGGTTGCTTTTAGCGAATCTTCTATTACTCCTATAAACTTACCTTTTTCGTCCAAGTCCATTAATTCTAAGTCTGTCGAGTCCTTTAAATCTTTATACAAGTCTATGAAGCAACTTTTTAATTTCGAGCTATGACTATATCCTAGTAGTTCATTTTCAAAATACCAATTCGCAAAAGTTTCGTATTTTTTATTTTTATCATAAATTGACTTGTACAAGTCATATTTCTTCTTGAATGTCTTGAACCTTGACTCCTTCATTAGTGGTTTTCCATCATCTCCTACCATAGACTGATTTTTTGCATCAGAAATACAGTTTAATAATTTATATTCATATTCTTCTCCAAGAAAGATAAAGTTTCTCTTTTCCCTTTCTGTTAGCAGGTTAAAAGCCTGCGCTTCGAGCGCCATAAGCGACCTATTTGAACCTTTGCTTTCTAGTGCGCCAGCTTGAATCAAAGAGGAAAGAACTCCTATGTTAAGACCAGCCTGTTTTGCGGCCAAGAAGATGTCGTATTTTGTTGGGGTATCACTAGATCTAAAGTCCCTCAGTGATTCCAAAGATTTTTCGCTAACCCCTTTTATGCTGTTTAAGCCAAAGCGGATGTTTTTTCCCTCTATCGAGAAGTCCATTTTTGATTTTGCTAAATCTGGAGATAGTAGCTTTATTCCGAAATTAGCCAGCTCTTTTGACACGGAGGAAATTTCTTCCTGCGGGGCAGGCTCATATTTAGTCATCCTTAATAAAGAAAGGAAAAACTGCTGTGGGTGATTGAACTTAAGATAAGACGTCCACGCCGCTAATGTTGCATAAGCTAGTGAGTGTGATTTATTAAAAGAATAATTCGCACTGTCCTCCGCTACGCTCCATAAAATATCTCCGACTTCCGTAGGAAGATCATTATCAATAATCTTCTGTTGAATCTTTGCTTGCCAAGCAGGCATCTGATCCACTTTTTTCTTCCCGACAATCCTCCTTAGTTGCTCCGATTCATCTAAAGTAAAACCAACTTTTACCGCCATTTGCATAAGTTGCTCTTGGTACAAAGGAATTCCTCCTGTATAGTCTAAAACGTCCCTGAAGAATTCATGAATTACTTGAGGCTCTTTTGTCTGCGAATAAGTGGCGTAATCACCCAAAAAATCTAGTGCCCCTGGCCTGCCAATAGCGATAACCGCACTAAGCTCCTCAAGATCTTTCGGCTTAATCTTTTTGCAAACTCTGAAATTAGTGTCAGATTCGAGCTGGAATAATCCATGGGGCGAACGCAACGACTGAAGTGGCTTGAATATACTTCCATTACTTAAGTCGAGGTCCGATATATCCTCATTAATGTTTTTACATACATCATAAATAACACTCAACGTTCTTAATCCAAGGATATCAAACTTCACCATCAATTCTGAGACCCAATTCATATCATAGCCAGTTACTAATGCTCCGTCATTTGTTTTTTGAACGGGGCAAATATCAGTAATTTTTTGAAAAGAAATAGCTATTCCACTTGGGTGAACTCCTGTATTTTTATTTAAACCTTCAATCTTTAAGGCTATCTCAAAAACATCTGGATGTTCTGCGGCCCAATCCGCAAATTTTTCGCTTTCTACAATAGCAGTCGAGATGGGAACGACAACTCCAAACTTTTTTGGAATAGTTGAACTTACTAGATTTACGTCCTGTTCGGAAAGATCGCCTACGATTTTCCCGCATTCTTTTACGCATAATTTTCCACTCAGGGTATTTAATGTTAAAATTTTTGCAGTTCTAGAGGGGTGTTTTCTTTCGATATATTCAATAACCTCGATTCTTCTTTCGTAAGCGATATCATTATCTACATCAGCCAGAAGGCTTCCGTCGAGATAGGTTATTCCACCTTTTTCTATCTTTTTCGCTCTACTCTTAGATACAAACCTCTCAAAAAACAAATTATATTTAACAGGGTCTACATTTGTGACCCCGATTAAATAAAGAACCAGCGACCCTGCTGCAGACCCTCTACCTGGACCTGTTGGGATATCATTTTCATGGCAAAAATTAATAATGTCCCAATTCAAAAGAATATAATCAATGAAACCTAGTTCATTTAATATTTTTAATTCTGATTTTGCACGATCAAAATAATCTTTTTTATTTTTAAATTTATCTATTCCTTTATCCTTCACCCCTTTGTGACATAACTTACGAAGGAAGTCGTAATTAGATATAGTGTTATCTGCTTCAAGCACATCGTAATACTTTTGCTCGATTTCAATCTCAGGAAGTCTAACTCCTGGAGGGCAGCACTCTTTGTATTCTGTAAATTGATCTGTAAAACTCATATTTCTATTTCCCATAGCATTTTCTTGAAAACTTCATAATTAACCTTTATATCGTATAATGCATCATGCAGTTTAGTTGCGTCAAAAGGAACATCAAAGTCCTTGCAACACTGCTTGAGATTGCAAGATAGACCCCGTTCAATCAAATGATTTAATCTATATTGCCAGGCCAGGAAATTATCTTCCTTGTTTATTTTAATTCTTTTCTTTAGTGCTTTGGCCAGGCAAAGTGTGTCGACTAATTTCTCTGAATAACTAAAGTCCGACTCAGCTTTAGGGTTAATTAGTTTTCTATGCAGGTTATGCATGTAAACATCAAATCCTAATAAATTGTGCCCAACCTTAATGTAAGTATCATCATACAAATATTTCTCAAAATGATCTAGTGCTCCTTTTGGGTCTACTGCGTTTTTTTTGTATTTGGCCTGAGTAAATCCTGTAATTTTTGCAGCTTCTGGAGACACCTTAAGGTCGTCCCATTTTAACCAATAATCTTTTTCTTCGACAATTTTATCCCCTTCTATGACGAGGAATGCTAATTGCCATGGTTTATTTTCTCCAGAAATTAAATTAAGATTGCAGGTCTCATAATCAAAAAGTAAATATTTTTGTTTGTTTTTAAATCTAAGTAATGTTTCTTTCATTTATTTATTTATTTATTTATTTTCTTTCCAGCTTTCGAAACTAAATTCGCTACTACCGAAATGATCTAGGTTAGGTTTTGATAAGGTTTTATTACCGAAGCTGCGACTAGTAATACATTTATATGTTTGTAGCGCGGATACATCATTCCTACTTTTGTAATAAATACTTTTTACGGATTCTACATTAGATTCATTCTCTTCTGCATATTTTATAACCCTGGATCTTAATAGCAAGTCGAAGGGTAGGTTATTATTTTCTAGAAAAAATGTAGGCTTGGCAAACGAAAAATTAGGTGTGCAATTGCTGAATTTCATAGTATTATTGAATATAAACGAGTCGTAAAAAGGTATTGCTAGCGAAAGGTTCTTGTTGCTCCAGTGTTTTTTTAGTATTTTTTGATCTACCGCATTGAATGATTCAGAAAAAGCTTCGCTAGATATCGCATTAAGTAATGCGCAACCTTTTGAGTTTTTGGCGAAAATAACAATCTTATGCCTTGAACTATTAGATTCTTCTTTTGGATTAATCCTTGCATTTTCGCACATATCTAATCTCAAGCCAAAAATTAATTTTACTCCCATAGAATCCGAGACTTTTTTGGCTTGAAGGAAGCCTGTTAACGAATCTTCTACGAGAATGACTTCTTTAAGATTACTTTCTTTGACTATCGAAAAAACGCTATCAGATTTACCTTCTTTTTGTGACGAAGGATCGTCCAGCGTTAGTATGCTTTTTCCTATTGAAAAATGACTTTTAAATAATGGTAACATGCGTATATTTTAGCATAAATAAATTACAATGTCAAGCGTATAAACAAAAAAGCCGCCCGAGGGCGGCTGGCCATAACTAATAACCAAAATCAAAAATCGTCGTCAAGCGAGCCGCTTTGTTGGTACTCCCGAACCCTTCTCTCGAAAAAGTTGCCCATTGCTTGAACATCTACAACTTCACCCAACCAAGGGAAGGGGTTTTTGTCACTCGGAAACCTATAGTCTAACCCTATAGCTTCTAGTCTCCTATTACCTATGTAATGCATATAGTCAACAAACATATCCGCATTAAGCCCTAAAATTCCTGTAGGTAAAACGTCGTGAGCATAAGCAATTTCAAGTTCTACTGCTTTTTTCATATGCTCTACAAATTCATCTTGCATTTTCTTGGTCCAAATAGAGGGCTCTTGTTCGATGATTGTATTAATAATATAAGTTCCGAAAGCTATATGTGAGCTCTCATCCCTCAATGTATACTTTATTTGGTCAGATATCCCTTGAAGTTTATTTTGCCTACCTAAGGCTAAGAGCATAGCGAACCCGCTAAAGAAAAAAGTACCTTCGCAAACAATCCAGTATGTTAAAAAATTTCTAAGTATTTCTTGTTTCCCTTCTTTTGTGTTTGCATTAAAATCTTGAGCGCTAATATCATTCGTAATCTGCATTAAGAAGTCGTCTTTAGCTTTGATACTTGGGATCGTTTCGTATGCAGCGAATACCTCTTCTATATCAAGGTCAAGGCTATCACAAATATAAACTACCGTAAGGTTGTGAAGGCTTTCTTCAAACGCTTGCCGCAGGATATACTGACGACATTCAGCATCCGTAACATAGCGAAAGGCAGATAACAAAAGATTATTACCAACCAAAGACTCAGATCCAGCAAAAAACCCAAGGCAGCGTTTAACAAGTAATTTTTCATCTTCTGTAATTTCATTATTTTTCCATTGTTTAATGTCGTTCTGCATGCTGATTTCTGTTGGCATCCAGTTATTTGCGCAACTTTTTAAAAATAAATCCCATGCGTATTTATGTTTATGTGGTAAAATTCTATTTACCCCCGCTATATCTTTAGTTAGTAATTTTCCTGTTTTATCTTCCATGTTTATAGTATATCATTATAATATAACGAAGTCAATGTTAAAAAAGATCAGTTATTGACAACTTTCGCAAGTTTCTCCATTTTTCATAGCTTCAATACTGCATGCAGAGGCTTCCGTTTCGTTTTCTGAATCTCCTGTAGATTTTTCAACTTTTGATGCTGCCCTATTTCTTAAGTAATAAGTTGTTTTTAATCCAGCTTCCCAGCAAGCCATATACATATCGTTTAAATATTTTAAAGACGTTCCTTTATTGTATAAATTAAAACTTATAGCCTGATCAATCCATTTTTGCCTGACCGAATTGCATTCTATTAATTTAAACATATCTCTATCAAAAGCTGTTTTGTATTTTAATTTTATCCACTCGGGCACCTCACCATTTAATACTGATAAATCTCCATCAGCATCTTTAATTAATTTTGAGTTGTTTGGGTTCCACAGCCCTTCTTTTTTCATATCATTTATAAAGTGTTGGTTGGTGATATAAAAATTACCGCTTTTGTTCTCATAAACAAAAAGAACAGAAAAATTAGGCTCAATACTTTGCTCTACTCCATTAATATAACCTATCGTTGCAGTAGGAGCGATAGCCATGACATTTGAGTTTCTCATTCCAAATTCACCAACGTGAGTCCTGATTTTTTCCCACTCATCAAAAGTTTGACCTTTGCCAGTAAGAGGCTTACCTGTAACGGACTGTTTAGGAGCTTTTTGTTTGCCCCTGTAAGCCATTAAGTTGTTGTAAGAATCAATTGGGAATACACCTTTGCTCCAGAGTGACCCTTCGTAAGTTTCGTATTGACCTCGCTCCGCAGCTAGTAATGAACTAGCATAAATTGCGTGCATAGAGTAAAACTCAAATAATTTATCATTAAACTTTGCAGCTTCGTCGCTATCTATATTTATATTAACTTTATGAAGAATATCGTGAAGAGCCATCATGCCTAGACCAATAGGGCGATGTCTTAAATTACTGTTTTCCGCCTCTTTTGTGGGGTAAAAATTAAGATCTATAACGTTGTCTAGCGCTCTGATTGCTGTATGAATTGTTCGCTCTAATTTTACATAATCAAGATCGGTTTCATCTTCATTTATGTGGTTTAACAAGTTAACTGATCCAAGGTTACATACTGCGGTTTCTCCAATTTCTGTTTTATAACCCTTGTTGTATTTTGAAGCTTTTGTGTGAAGGGTAATTTCTGTGCATAAATTACTGCTATGTACAACCCCTTCGTGCTGGTTTGTATAGCGCATGTTACATGGGTCTTTAAATGTAGCCCATGGATGAGAAGTTTCAAACAAAACTTTTAACATTTTTTTCCATAACTCTTTTGCGGGAGTTATTCTATAGTTTTTAATTAACCCTTCCTCTGCTTGGCTACAAAGCTCATTATATTTTTCGTCGAACTCAACCCCAAAACAATCGTGTAAATCAGCTTCTGTTGGGTCAAAGAAGTACCAAACATCTTCGTTTTGTACTCTTCTCATGAATTCATCAGGAATCCAAGATGCCGTGTTCATATCGTGGCACCGTAACCTGTCGTCTCCAGTGTTTCTCCGAAGGTTTAAAAAGTCTTCAAAGTCTAAATGCCAAGGCTCTAAATACGCACAGCCTGCGCCTGGTCGTTTTCCTCCTTGATTGACTGCAACAAGCAAGTCGTTGTAAATTTTTAACCAAGGAATTAAACCTCCAGAAATTCCATTTGTTCCCTTTATGTGAGAACCTGCAGATCTAAATGGGGTTACATCAAAGCCAAGGCCTCCGGCATACTTGCTTTTTCTAGCTTCCTGCCAAGCTCCATCAAAAATTCCATCAATACTGTCGTCAAAAGTGTTTAAATAGCAAGAGCTTAATTGAGAATGTGTTGTTCCGCTATTAAATAAAGTCGGGGTAGAAGATGTATACAAAAACTGACTAAACATATCATAAAACTTAATAGCCCACTCTTCTTTATTTTCTTCGTTAATTGCCAAACCCATCGCGACTCTCATCCAAAAGCATTGTGGGGCTTCCATTATTTTATCTTCATGTCTAATGAAATATCTATCGGTTAAAATTTGAATGCCTAAATATTTAAAAGATTGATCTCTCCTTATCTTTAAAGCTTCAGATAATTTATTAAGATCAAATTCAAGCATTTTAGAGTTAAGCTTTTCTAGCTTTACTAATTTTTTTACATTTTGTATAAAGCTTTTTCTATATTGAAGCTTGAACGTGTCTGAATCGACCCCCTCTTTAAAGACTTCTTTATATACGGTATTCAAAAGCAATCTTGCAGCAACAAAGCTGTAGTTCGGTTCTTTTTCTATTTTTTCTCTAGCAGAAAGGATTAAAGCTGTATCTATTTCGCTAGTCGTTATCTTGTCGAATAGTTGGAGTTGTGCATCTAGTAAAACCTCACTGACTGAGGCGTCTTCGATTCCCTCACATGCTCGTTCTACATTTGCGTTTATTTTTTCTACCAAAAAAGGTTGGAGTCTACCGTTTCGTTTTTTTACGTTGATATTCATATTGATGTTATTATAATAGCATTTTATTGACCAAGTGTCAACGCAAAACCTCTTATGTCAATAACTTTTACTTAGCTCAAGAGAACTAGGTTACACCTATAATTTTAAGACAGTATGTCGAAAAGGGGAGTTCCTTTGTTCGCTACAGTAAAAGGTCTTCCAGATGGGGAATATTGTACATCATTCAACTTTAAACCCAATAAGTAGCCTATTGTTGCATTTAAATCCTCGGGCTTAATTGGCTTTCCCTCTTTAGGAGATCTACCTTGGTCGTCTGCCTCTCCGTAAGAAAAGCCTCCTTTAACCCCTCCTCCAGCCATAAATGCGGTAAAGCAATATGGCCAATGATCTCTTCCGTCTCTACCATTGATATTAGGAGTTCTCCCAAATTCAGAAGTTAATACGACCAAAGTTTCATTTAATAAACCTCTCATTTCAAGGTCGATCAATAAAGCGCTCAAGGCTCCATCTATATCCGCACAATTTTCACCAACCCTATCGAAGTTATTATCATGGGTATCCCATCCACCCCTGGTCACTTCTACATACCTCACTCCGTTTTCAACTAATCTTCTTGCGAGTAAGCACCCCTGTCCGAAATTCGAAGCGCCGTATTGTTTGTGTATATTTTCTGGTTCTTTAGATATATCAAAAGCTTTTAAGTCTTGACTATTCATTAGCTTAATTGCGTCTTTGTATAAATCTGAATATGCTCTTATTTGTTTCTGAGGGAATTCTGTAGAGAAGTTTGTGTTCAACTTTTCTATCAAAGATATTCTTCCTTGAAAATGCTCTTTATCTAGATATCCCGCTAGTTTACTATTTGCAAGTCCTGACTTTGGGTTATTTATGGATAGTGGACCATATTTTGACTCAAGAAATCCAGCTCCCAGCCCTCCGCCACCAATTTTAATATTAGATGGAATTGTTTCGTTGATTGCTCCAGACAATTTAGATACCCAACTCCCAAAAGTGGGGTGAACTATAGTACCCCTTTTTAAGTAGCTCGTATGCATTAGGTAGCTAGCTTGCTCATGCGCTCCTTGGCTCGTTACCATTGTCTTGATTATTGATGCCTGATGCATTAATTGTGCAGTTTTAGGTAAATGCTCAGAAAGTAATATTCCGTCGGCGCTGGTAGCGATAGATTTAGTTGGCCCTTGAATATCAGGGCAATCAGGTTTAGTTCCAAAAGTATCTAAATGAGACATAGCTCCTGCCATGTTGAGATAAATCACATGCCTTGCAGAAGCTAATCTAGCCCCCACTTCAAGAGCTTGAGCATTGTTATGTATATAGGCTCCAGCCATAGGCATCAACCCAACGCCAAAACACGCCTTTGCCGCGTGTGCGATAAATTCTCTTCTTCCTAATTCATCTATATTATTAAAATTTGTTTTCATATATTTTTTCCTTTTATTATTTTATAAAGATGTATTCATGCGAATTTACTAAAGCCCATATTATTTCTTTATATATATCTTTTTTGTTTATTAGTGCGTCTTTGAATAATTTTAACTCTGCTATAGAGGGTTTTCTATTTAAAATAGATTTAAAACCGACTTTTATTTTATCATCTAATGTTTTTTGTTCTTTTATTAATTTTACTATCTCTGAGTTTTTATTGTTTATAACTTTTGTTTCAATAAAACCATTAATTAAATTAAGAACTTGTGTTGTTGATGGGTCTGTATTTGAGTTTTCAATTTGTTCACGATCTGAGCCTCCAAATTCTCTAACTATATGACCTACGGGAGCTGGAGAACTTAATTCTGATGCTCGAACGGAGTTTCTATCTTTTACGAAATTATTCTTATCTTGCTGTTTTTTCTGAGAATTAAATTTTTCTACGCAAGACTTACAGCAGAACGCAAGAGTTTCTCCGTTTTCGTTTAGCGCTAATAAAGTTGGGTCAATAGCTCGACCAGGTTTGATTGGGCAGTCTATATTAATTGGGTTTCCAAATTTTTGATTGGTCTTGGGTTTTTGCGTTTTATTTATTCGAGACAATAATTCTTCAAGCAGCCCTTCTCCTGTCATGCTAGAAAACCTCTCAAAATCCTGATAGCCTGAATTTTTTGGCTGAAGTCTTCGAGAGTCTATATCCTTAAAATTCAAAGAGACTAATGAATCCCACAGTTGCTCGCCACTCATCCTTTGCAAAATGGGGCCCTGATAGAAAAACGGAACTGCATTGAAAGATTGTTTTTCAACATTTGGTCCAGCAATCACCCATTCAACGCCCACTGGCATAACAGTATCTTTTTCGTCTCTAGGTACAATATCTCTAGAAACAGATTGTCTTTGAAAGGTTTTTGTGTTGTAAAGTATTCTTAAGAACTCCTTTATGTCAAAATTTAATGCAACCATAACTTTTTCTAAATGAAGCTGTAATACTGGATCTGTTGCCATAGTCTCGTCAAACATATTATCTATTGGCTCAATTAGAGCTAACCCAAAAACCTCTTTCCATAATCTATTAACAATGACAGATGTAAATCTTGGGTTTTTTTCTGACGCCAACCAGTTTGCGTATAGCTCTCTTGAGCCAGTACCTTTGGCAAGTTCTATTTCTCGACCAAAAAGAGTTTTTCCTAAAAGGGATTCGTTTGGTTTTGCGTTGTCGTATTGATAATCTTTAGGTAAATTGATTTTACCTGACCCTGGCTGATCTAGCCCCGCTTGCAATATATCTTGTATTGACCTTGAAGCATTTCTAACTTGAGGTACTTTTTGAGGCTCCCCAGCTTCCTCCAACCTTTTCTGTTCTTCTCTGACTAGTTTATTGAATTGGTTGAGATTGTCAACCCCTTTTCTTCTAAGATTTGTAGAACCACTGGTAAACGCAGCCATCTCATAAAATTCTTTTTGTGTCCATCTATCAAATGGATGATCGTGGCATTGCGCGCATTCTAAACTTGTGCCAAGGAAGATTCGGACGGTGTTAGCCATATTATCTAAAGGCATACCTGCATCTCTTGCAAAATAACCTACCCCTTCACTGCCTTTCTTCCATATAGGACCAGAAGAAGAGAGCATTTCTCTTACCCATTTATCATATGGTCTATTTTCAGATATAAATTGTTTGACATAATTTTTATATGGAATTCCTGATATTCTATTAGTTAATCTATCTTTTAATCTTAATATATCTGCCCAAAAGTTAAACCAATGACTATTGTATCCCTCGCTAGCTAATAAATCGTCTATGAGTTTTGTTCTTTTATTCTTGTCTCTATTTTCGATAAAGCTATTCACTTCCTTGTAAGAAGGTGTTCTGCCTATTATTTTTAGATACGCTCTTCTAGAAAACGAAGAATCATTAATTTCTTTATTAGGTCTTTGATTATAAGATCTTAATTTATTTTCGATTAGTTGATCTATGTACCTTGAATTTTTAATTAAATCTTGATCGGATAATGGTTTTTTAAATTTTGGTAAATTTTCGTGACCTGGGGCGAAGTTATTTTTCACATAAGCTTGATTGTCTTTTGTTAATAGTTTAAGAGGTATTCTAAAAAGTTGGAAGTCATCTTCTCTTTTGACAACAACATGCGTGCTGTTAGATTCTATTATTTCCCCTCTAATATTATTTCCATCATTAAAATATAAAACATCTCCAGAACAAAATAAAGATGATAAAATTAATAAAAATAAGTGTTTCATGATAAATAGTAAATAAAAGTAAGGATATTTACACACAAAAAAGCCGCCAAAAGGCGGCTTTTCGTTTTGTGCAGAATTTATCTACTCTTTTGGAGAATTTGGTTTTAAAAGCGCAACTAGAAGAAGTAATGTAATTACTCCCGCCAAGGATGCGCCTTGACCAACAAATCCTGTCACGACATCCTGTAGGTTGCCGATTACGTTAATAGGAGCTCCCTCGCCAAAGACGACTTGAGCTACGACCAAAAGGCCGATGATTGACAGAAGCACGCTTGTAACGCCTCCTGCATATGATTTAATCGTATCGATTGTATTTTTCATAATATTATTTTAATTAGAATTGCGTTGAGATTCCCAATCCAACCACATATTCTTCACCAATAGTCTCTGAATCAACCCTAAAGAGATCTAATCCAATAGATGATTTTTCACCTAAAGATCTGGATGCCTCTAGTCCGATAGTATAGTATGTGTTATCAGTGGAGTTGGATGCATCGGTGTTACCTAATGAACCTAAAACATTTAGATCGCACACTTGCAGATCAAAACTATGTGATATAGATAGTTCGTAGGTGTAGAGAGAGTCATCCAGCTGCCTGAATAAGCTAAAAGATGGGTTAAGTAAGGTGTCAATACCGACACCAATATGACCTTCCAATGCAGCTGATCCAGTAACATTTTCTACATGATTCAATCCAACATAAAAATCTAAAAGCGAATCCAAAAAGCTCTTAGAAACTCCTCCAGCGAGAACGTATGAATCTACTCCTGAATTAACAGATTGGTTTGTGAATGCTCCTACAGAATAATCTAGTCCGGAAACTTTTCCACTCATGCCTAAATCTACTTGAATAGATTCTTGAGCTTGTAGTGTGCCTCGATAAAAATAATCGGAAGCGTATTTTGTTCCTAGAGAAAAACTCTCCGCAGAAGCGACGTTGATAAAAAGCCCCAAGAGGGCTGTGATAATTAATTTTGTTGTCTTCATAATATTAAAGAACCATATTGTATACTATATTCTAGTGAATGTCAAGTTATTTTTATTCTTGAACTTGTTTTATTTTTAATTTTAGGTATTTTTATATTCAATAATCCATTATTCATGGTTGCGGATACATTTTTTGAATCCATGTCGTTTTGTAGTTTGTATTTATTTTCAAAAGAACCAAATGATATTTGTTGCTGTGAATATTTTGTATCATCTTTTATTTTGTTTTCGTATGATACATGTAATATATTTTCTTTTACTTGTATATCTATATCTTTTTTATTTAATCCTACTGCTTCAATTTGAATTAAGATATGATCTTCTTCTTTTATAATGTTGGATTTTCTTTTAGGGTTTAAATCTTCATAGTAGATATCATCTAATAAAGAATTAAAAAATGAATCTAAAGAATTATTGTTTTTAATATAATATGACATATTGTCTCCTTGTTTTGATTGTGGTTTATGTAGTGTGTAAATGTGTCTCAATAAAGACTGTATTATTGAATTTACAATACTATATTTGCTATAATCGTGCCAAAAAAAACCCCGCCAGAATAAAGCGGGGTTTTAGGGTTTTAAATTGTTAAATTTTTAAGCCTTGGGCTTCTCGTGAGTATATCCCATTTTCTTCATTTTTAAATGATCTTCCATGGTTTTGGCTTTGTAACCTTTTCCTGTTTTTGGATCATACATAATATGAGGTTTGAATTCTTCTTTAGCATAATCTTTTTTCATTTTCTTAGACTGTGCTTTTTTAATAGCGTCCTTAGATGGGTAATCCTTATCGCCGGGCTTAGTAGGTTTGTAATTTTTGCCCATTCTTTTTTTCTTTTTTTGAATATTTTCCCAAAGACCAGCCTCAGAAGTCTCACCTTGTTTTTTTAAGATAACATCTTGCAAAGCTTTTGGTAGCTTTTTTTGTTTTTCTGTAAGGCCAGCATCAGATTTCTCATAAAGAGAAGACTTCATTTTTTTATACTGCATTTTGCAGGTGGCATATGTTTTATCTTTATCCATTCCTGATGTACTTACTAGATCTTCGTCATAAGAAGCACAATGACTCATGAAAACTTTTTCAATTTCATCAGAAGGCGAAGCTTCAGAAATTTTATCTTCTACATTCGGCGATTCTTGTATCTCTTCGCCTTTTGTCATATTGGTGACACTTTTTTTGCTCCACATTTTACAGCTCCAATATCTAGCTTTTGTTTTTGGCCCAGGGTTCGCACAATTATGTCGAGCCCTAAAGTTTTTCCTGCGATTTGGGTCGTCGCGTTTTATTTCCATGTTAGGATCTCCGAAATTAACTTTTACCACATTACCTTTTTCATTTTTAACGTAAACAGAAAATTTCTTTGGCCCTTTCGGGGTTCTGAATGGTTTATTTAATTTTTTTCCTTTATTAGCTTCTGAGGCCCAACTCTCTTCATCGATATATTCTTCAAAGCCCAATTCATCGACATCAATAAAAATTGTGCTCCACATCTCTTCGGTAAATTCTGGATCTTCTTGGAGTTGATAATTATGAATATCTAGTTTTGCGGCAATAAGATCTTCTTCTGTGAATAAATTAAGTTCATTCCTAATTCCGTCATCAATTAAAACTCCTGCAGAGGCTTTAGCTACATCTTGGTCAGCTTTTCTGTAACTATCTTTTACTTTTCCTCCTCGAACCATTTTTAAAAACATATTGACCCTTGCCATCGCCCACTGACCCCTGCTTTTCCCAGGTCTATGACTAGAAGAGAAAGCTCCTGCGCCCCTGCGATATACCTTTTTTAATTGAGATAGAGTAACTTTTTTCTTTGATTTAGAATTATGATCTTTAACTTTAGACTTCAAAGACTCAAGCACTCTGTCAGAGAAAGTTATTTTTCCACCTTTTTCTCCTGCGCTTCCAGGTTTATTTTTACTAGAACCTTTTTTTTGTTCAGATTTCTTTGCGGGTGTTTGAGCTGAACTCTTTGGTCCAGAGCGTTTGGCTGAATAAGATTTTTTTTCCATAGATATTAATTACACGAATTTTGTTTATTTTTGCCTTGTTAGAAGCATGTAATCACTTTGATACATTTTTTTGACAAGTCCTGCAAAGTCCGTTTTTCTCTTCCACCCCATTTCTTTTTCCGCAAGAGATGGATCTCCGCATAGTTCGTGAACTTCTGCAGGCCTGTAAAATTTAGGGTCAACTTCAAAAAATAATCTTCCGTCAGTCGTATGATACTTTTCTTCGACTTCGGTTCCAGAAGTTTCGAATTGAATGTTTGCATTGTTCAAGGATTCGTTAAGGAATTCTCTAACTGTGTGCATTTCTCCACTCCCAAGCACATAATTTTTTGGCGTTTTCTGGTTAAGCATTAGCCAAACCCCTTCCATAAAATCCTCTGCATCACTCCAATCTCTTTGGGCCTCTATATTTCCAAGCTTTAATATGGGTAATTTTTGACCTTTCTCTATAGCAATTTTAATTCTAGCAATTGTGTGAGTTATTTTTCGAGTTACAAAATCAAGACCCCTTCGACTGCCTTCGTGATTAAACAGCCAACCTTGGATGGCGTATATTTTATAGGACTCTCTGTATACGCGAACAATATGTCTTGCCCCGCATTTTGCGGCACCATAAGGCGATTGAGGTCGAAGTGGGTGCTCTTCATTTTGAGGTGAATAAATGACATCCCCAAACTCTTCACTTGATCCGGCATTGTAAAATCTACATTGCGGCGCGAATCGACGAATAGATTCAAGAATGTGGAGCACAGCATTAGCATCTGTGTCCCATGTTTGAATCGGATAATTCCAACTGCCTGCAACAAAAGATTGCGCTGCGAAATTTATAAAGTAGTCTGGCTGAATATCCAATATTATATCACGCATGCTATGCGCATCATTCAAATCCATATCAATTAGATGAAATCGCGACTCATTTTCTAGATGCAAAATGTTTTCGTGATTTTTAACACTCAACCTTCTTACTGAGCCATATATTTCATGGCTAGTATTTTTTAATAGATAATCAACCATATGACTTCCGTCTTGGCCGGTGACTCCTGTTACTATTATTTTTTTCATTTTAAATTATATATTTAGTTAAAGTTTTTTATAAACATCATCTATATGTAGTTTTTGTATCTTTTCGTATCCCAAAGATTCCAGAAATTTAGTAATACTTGTTTTGTTGTAGTTGTTCTCAATCAATAAAACGTCGATAGACACTTTGTCAAAATCAATTCCATGAATGATTTGTTCTTCCGATCCTTCTGTGTCAATGGAGCAAAAGTCGATTTTACTTATATTATGTTTCTCTAGCAAGCTTTGTAGGGTTGTAGTTTTTACTTTAATAACCTCAGAACCATTGTTGCGAGGGTTTTGTATTTCAAATTTTATTCTCTGTTGATGAATAGGATCATACTTGTCGACCAAACCGCTTAAACCCTTGCCGTAGCCAGAAATATCAAGAAAGTCACATTCTCCATCTCTATCTGATACAGCTACATTTTCGCAGATACAATTTCTGTTTTTTTCCAACAACTTATATCTCATTGGGCTTGCTTCAATACATAATCCTGTCCAACCTAATTCCTCAAAAAGTTTTGTGTTGCTTTTATCGACACCATCATCGGCGCCAATTTCTACAAATACCCCATTTTCTTTATCAGAAAAAATATTTTCAAATAACCATGTATCTTGATTGTATTGACTGTATGTTTTCATGATAATATATTGTGTATCGTTGACCAAATATTATATTTGTTTAATATCAAATTTCTAGCTTCTTGCATAGCTTTAATTTCTTGATTGGAAATAGGTTTACCTGCAATTTCCATAATTTGATCGGGTTGATCAAGATTGATTGATCGATACGACCCCTCTGGGAAGAATTGGTCAATGTTCGGACATCCCCAATATAAGGGCATGCACCATGATAGTATTGAATCTGTTATTTTTTCTGTGAAGTAGTTTTCTTGCGAGCAATTTTCAATACAAATAGACATGGAGTACTGGGAAAAAGCATTCCACCTTTGTTCGGAAGTTACAGATTTACCTGTGAAGATATTACCAAAATAATCAACATGATCTGCAAAATTAGCAATGATTGATTTAATGAATAATGTTCTATGTAGGTGTTTGCTGCTTGAAACTGCACTTATGTGTTTATATTTTTTTGTATAACTTTCTGTTTCGAGTAAGCTATACGAGCTAGGTGTTCTTGTGCAGACATGATATTTGTCTACTGAGGAGTAGTCAAAATTACTGAAGAAAGATGTCGGAGCATTCCAAGGTTTTATAATATTAGGCTCGCGGCGAAAATGTACTGAATTTGCGCGACTAATTGACGGTATATCAAGGCAAACAATGTAGTCTGATAGTTGTATATCTTGCGCACCAATAATATTTTTCCATACGCCTGAATTATTAGGTGTTAATTGAGAATATTGATTTAATAAGACTTGCGGTTTATCCCCCCAAGAAGATATAAATCCTACTCGCGTGTCAGTCATTACTGATAGAACCGATCAATCGAACGTCTTCAATATCTTTTGGCTCATTGCGTTTTTGTTTTAGTTTTTTAATAATTTCTAATGAAGCAAATTTAATATCATTGAAGCAAAAATGATTAAAGTTATTGTATAAGATGTCATGTTTGTGTGTTGGGTAGAAAGATAATTCTTGTTCGTGAGAATTTATCGAATTAATTCCTTGTATGATGTGCGATGAATTTTGATGTATATAGTCTAGGTCTCTTGCGTTTCTTAATCCAAACAATTGTAATACTGCGCTACCTGTGACACAAAAATTTTCAGATAGCAAATTTGCCTCCTTGAGTATTTTTCTATAAGTTATCAATAGCTTCCAGAAGTCGCTAGAAAGATCGATTGTTGCATGATTCATAAAATGAATACAATTGTTGTTAAAGGCAGCTCTAACAGCTCTAACAGTTTGTTCGTGCGTATCATTTATGTGGACCGAAGGTTTCCCAATTTTGTAAAGATCTCTGATTTGACTTTTTAAAGCATTAGCTAAATCTATATCTGCACACTCAATTAAATATGCTTTTACCGTAGATTTACCCAAACACTTTTGGGTTTGATGTTTTATACCTGCCAATGGGTCTTGTTGTGTAGAAATCCAAGGTTCGCCAAAATACATTTGACTAATATAGTTATGCAAGCCGTTTTCATTTAATGGTAGATTTTTTTCATAAACTACAGGAACGGATTGTTTGATTATTCGATCCACTGCGCTTGCTTGATCTGAGCTTTCATTTCTGGCAGGATATAATGTTAAAAGTTTGCAGTTAGGTTTAATATACGCATATTCTGTTGCAATTACATCAAGATACTTTTCTGTAAGTTTTGCAGATTTAAAATAATAGCTACTACAGTTTTTCTGCCCAGCTTGAGGTTCATTTGTAGTGATCACCGAAGGAACTCTGTTATGAAAAATCGAAGCGGATATTCTGTGCGAGCCATTCAAAAGATTGCCTGCGCTATCAACTGGAACAGGAAATTGTTCGTCAAAGCCGTTTGTTTTTATTGAATCTAGCACGTTATTAAAGTCTTGCTTGTATTTATCGTAACTATTTTTTTCTGGCTGATCATATTCAATAAATTTATTACTTGTAAAAGATCTTAGATGTTCTTTATAGACATCTTCTGCAAAATTACTTTGGATATTGAATTCTCTATATTTCGCATACAACAATTTGGCGATAATGTCAAATCTTAATGGAGTTAGATACTGTGCTGCAATGTTGATTGGGTGATATGGTTTTTTGCTTCTCGCAAAGTTTGCGCATTTATTTTGCTCTGCAGCAGAAACCTTATGATCATTTATTGGATTGCCTTCGTTATATATGTAATTGATTTGCGGAGTAAATTTAATATGTTTGTGGGTTGCCATTTCAACCATAGGAAACATAAAAAAAGTATCACCTCCGCGTTTAGCATACCATCCAGTCTCATCAAAAAGATCTTGTTGTGCAATTTTCCTCCATAAAAAAACTCTCCAAGATCGTAAAGCGCATAAGCCGAAATGCGAAGTTCGCGGGCTTGTTTCTGGGGTTATAGCTTTTGCAAATCCAGCTCGACCATCACTATACTGGAATTGTCCGTATGTTAACCAGGTGTCGGGGTTTTTATATTCTTTAGATATTCTTTCGAATACTAAATTATCTGGCAGCCAATCATCCCCATCTACTTGAATCGCGATATCATCGTCAGAAACTCTGTCAGATCTCAAAATTTGATCATAGTTGCCTGGTTGGTATAATTTTTTTGTATTATTTACAATGATAAATCTCCCATCTTTTTTCGAAATTTCTTCCGCTGCTTGTAATGTGCCGTCGGTTGATAAATCATTAAGAATATAACACTCGAAGTTTTTGAATGTTTGATCTTGGATAGAGTGAAGACATTTTTGTATCCATGTCTCGCAATTGTATGCAGTTGTCAGTACTATGATTTTCATTATAATTGATTAATTTTATCCCAAAAAATTTGCGGAGCATTCATACAGTTGTGTGCGAATTTTTCTTTCCCAAGGCGTTGATACTCTTGTAGAGACCCTATTTTGGATTCGTCACCCCGAAACTCTTTCACTCCACACAAAATTGCTTCGGCAACCATTCTACAAAATGGCTCATTGACAATTGGGCTGTGAAATATTGTTCTCGATTTTTGATATACATCCGCAGTTGATGCATGGTCTATGCGCCCATTGTATTTTATGTTTGAGTGAGGCTCAATTAGGTTTTCAAAATCAAAAGATGACCATCCAAAGATATCTACTTTTCTGTTGCAATTCTCTTTTGCGAATTTTATTAAATTATGCAAGCCTTTTAATTCGTGTATAAATCCACAATATACGACATCATATATTTTGTCTTGAGGTTGTGTTTTAAATATGTCCGTGTCGATTGGGTCGGGTACAATTTCTATATTCGGAAAAATGTCTCCATACATCGAGCGAAAAAATGAAACATGAAATTCAGACAGAAAGAAATTAATTTTAGTTGATGCAAAGAGTTGCTTGCGTAAATTTACCCCAAGGTAAAGGCACGAGTCATGCTCTAGTCTGACATGCCTCGGGTGTTTAAGTATGAAGTCTAATTTGTCTGGAGTTTTATTGTAGATGATTTCTAGGTTCGAGCTAACAATCAAGTCGTATGAACACAAGAAGTCTGTATATGGGCTATCAAAATTGTGGAGTACAATTTCGTGACCTAGATCTTTGCCTTTTTTTATTATAGCGTCGTTGCTAACCTGGGCTCCCCCGCCATTATGCTCCAAGTTAAAGTCGCTAATAAATAATACTTTCACTTAAGTTTTAGTATAATTTTTTTCGCCTCTTTTGTCATTGGCGTTGGTAGAGAGTTTTTATCAAGCCTAAAAAACCCCCACTCTTCATGTTCAATCGCGTCGACAGCTTTAGTGTCTGGAAAAATTAAATCCTCTATCTTCATGGAGTATGCTGCAAAAAAATTACAACCACTTATTTTAAAGTCTCCCAAGAAATTAACTTGACCGTTGGGCTTAACTCCCGTTTCTTCGTAAAACTCTCTAATGGCCGCGTCCTTAGGCTCTTCTCCAATTTCAATCATCCCGCAGGGCATTGACCAATTACCGGGAAGGTTAAGGCACTTCGACGACCTTTTCCCAAGCAAAACAAGATTTCCGAGTTGAGCTACTAACCCTGCTGCTGTATATTTCTTAGTCGAGGAAATCATCTAAAACTTTTTTATTTTGCCAGTGGGGACAACCTTCATATTTCATTTTAAAAACTTTAGTTCCATCTTCAATAATTAATTCATCTTTATTTTCTGGGAATGCAGTTTTTTTTACGTTTCCTGCTTGGTCTATTAGGGCGTAATATTCTCTAGGCTTTCTGAATGGGCAGATGAATGCCTTGATTGGATCTCCATTTTTATCAAGAACAGGTTGACCTCTAGATATTTTATAACCATCTTTTCCGCATGCTAAAGGCCCTCCAAACGTCCCATCTTTTGGGTAGTCTTGGTTCGCTGCAAGATTACTCCTTGCGGAATCTTCACTAAAATTGTCGAGGTAATTCTGAAATTGAGTTAATTGATACTCAAAACCATCAAGCTCTTTTGCGCTTATTTTGTCCATTTTAATGAAACCTTTGCCTGTGTTACCTAATAGGTCGCGATCTAGATCAAATCTTAAAAACAAAAACTCAGACCTAGGTTCCGTTTCCGGCATCAAATGCTTAACGGCTAGACTGTAGATTAAGTTTTGCAAATTGTCTGTGATTTCTTTCCCTTTAAATACTGACTTGCTACTCTTGAAGTCTCGAATAATCACAGAATTATCTTTATAAACGAAAAGTTTATCGATGTAACCCCTAATAGCATACCTTATTCCATTCTCTGGCTTGTTTATTTCCAGATCAAAAAATCTTTCAGATTCCGCTAGGACAGGACTTTCTTCAGAGTCCCCAAAAAAATCACATCTTAATCCATTTACGATCATTTCATCTATTAGGTCAAGGTTTTCTTGGTTATTAACATTTAATTCAATAGCTTCCTGTTTTACTTGCTTAGCTACAACGCTCGTATTCCATATAGTGCCCTCTTTGATTATTTTATTAAATTCTCTTTTATGTTTGTCTCCCAAAAGTTCAAATACATTGTGACATATTGTTCCCCTACTCGATCCATCATTACCAGAATCAGGCAGTTTTAGTTTGTAATTGCACCAATAGGTCCAACTGCATGTTTGCGCAGTTTTTATTCTACTTGCGGAAAGTTTTGTTATTTCACTCATTATTTATTATTTTTTTATTTTTTAAAAGAGACTTCGGTAAAGATTTACTTATTTCGTTTACCTTATCTATTATAAAATTTTGTTGATTTTTTGTATTGAGATTTTTTAATTTTTTATTCCAATTTTTAAAGTCGGATGAAGTCATGTCTCCAAAATCTTTTTTTGTCGGAAGGCAGATGGAGATCTTATCTGGGTTGTAATAATTTAAAAGCTTGAGGTAATTTTTTATACTAGCATTTAACCCTCTATTTTCAGGAGAATTTTGGTCGTTATTTAAGGATATTATTATTCTTTTCACATTCAAGGATAAAGTTGCGCAAATCAATTTTGTGGATATATCAAGGCCAAATGTAACTAGGACATTCTTGTACCCATATTGATTTAAGTTTAGGAGGTCTCCAATACTTTCTACGAAGATAATTTCTCCAGAATCTTCTATAGATTTTTTAAATTCTTCGTTTACATATAAGGGATAAACCCAATTCTTTTTTCTGCCTATATGCTTCCATTTCGGTCTATTTCCGTAAGACGCCATATCTCTACCGGAGAAGCCATATATTTGATTATATTGATTGTAAATTGGGAAAATAAATCTACTATTTAATTTTCCACTTGTGGCGTATCCACCTTTAAGTGATTGAAGTATTTCTGAGTCAATACCTTTATCATTATAGAATTTATAATGAGGTAGTAGTTTTTTAAGGCAATCTTCTGGGTATATTTCTTCCATTTCTATTTTTTCTGAATAGTTAACTTTGTTATAATTTAATCCCAAATCTTCTTCTTCAAGGAATTTCGACAATTGATTGGGGTCGTTGGTTCCTAGTGTAATTTCTACAAGCCTTTTTAAGGGAGAGAATGGGCTGTTTTCTACATGATCTTTCCAGACCCCTGTATTTTTGTATATTTGTATTGCTGTTTTGTTATCGCCATTCCTGAATACAGCATTAGTTTGCCAATACGAACCTCTATCTTGCAGTTTGTATCCAAGATTAAGTAAGCAATCTTTGATTTTTTCTTGAGATATCATATATTCGGCAACTCTTCCATAAAGCCTTGAACCGCTTCAACCCCTTCTGACTCCATGTGGGATACACAATCTTGAAGGTCACCCCTCTCTTCTATGTTAAAGTTCTCCATATGTAGGTTTATGTAATTTTTTCTTTTTGTTCCATCTGGCATTTCGATTGGCTGAAGGGCTCTATGAACGTTTTCGCCGAGCCATCTGTATTTCAAGCATATGAATTTGTGGGTCCCAAAACCTTCCGCCTCAGACTGAATTTCATCCATTGTCTTTTGCCTAAGCAAAAAAAGATGAGAGCAAAACTGGGTTATTTGATCGGATAAAGAGACTATGCTTTCATCGTCAACCACGTTGTCCGAGTTCCTGTTATTTGTAATCCCCAACCTGTTACTCTGGACGCTCGTTAGCATTGATACTACAGGGCCTTCATTAAAGCACAACTCTTTTTGAATGAGCTGCTTAAACTTATCAACCATTCTTCCGACCGTCTCCCATGAACTCACCCCATTTTGTCTTTCGTAACTAGTTTTAATATAATCAAAACTAAATATCATTTCTTTTCCTCTACCTATTTCGGAAAAGTAGAACCTTCTAATTATATTTAGCATGCTGTCAACCGAGTGTCCGGCTACATTATAGTAGTAGAATTTAAAATTTTTTATTTTCTTCCACGTTTCCCTAACTTTATTTATTACTTCTTCCCCTGCCTGCCTCCATCTTCCGGTTTCTAGTAAATTCATAGGCACCCCAGATAAAGCTGAGCATTGGCGTATAATCAATTCCTCTTTGCTCATTTCTCCGTTGTCGAAGTGTAGGATTGGAACATTATTGTTTCTTGCTGATACTTTAGTACAAAAGTCCATACAGAATTGTGTTTTACCAACTCCTGCGCGAGCTACAACAACCGTTATGTTGCCAGGCCTTAAAAGAGATCCATATAATTCATTAACTCTCTGATGAGGACCCATTAGACCAAATTGGGTTATTGGGTTATTTCCTCTTTCTTCAATAAAATCTTCCATTTCATCGAATAAATTTTCGGGTTGATTTGAGCCTATTTCGTATAAATTAATTTTATCGTTATATATTTTATCCGCCTCGCTAACTATATCGTCAAATGATGCGCCAGAGGAGATAGATTTCATATTTTTGGCAACATCAATTGATGCGTCATGTATTTCTCTTCTTACAGTAATTTTTTTTAGTTCCTTGGCGGCTTTGATTACTCCGTCTTTTGAGATTTGCCTCATAGATAAAGCTTTGATGTAATCCGATATATTTATATTATCCTCAAAGGAAATATTTAATGACTGAACTCTTTGAGATAATAAAACTTCATCTAAAATTTCTGAAGATTCTAAAGACTGCCTTAGGACGCAATAAATTGTTTTATTTACTATGGAGTTTTTGTCAAAAAAGTCTTTGTCTTCTATGAATGCTGCAATTAATGGATATGTCTCAGGGAACTTTATTAATCCAGCTATTAAGTGTTGTTCTAATTCGTAGGAATATATCATTATTCCATAATATCATAAACAACCTTTAAAGTCAAGGGTTTTCTTCGTCGCCTAAGTCTTTGGGGAAATTTAGTTCTATCTCTTGCGCGGAGAGCTGCTCAATGTACTGCGTCAGGGATTGACGTAACCCTAGTTCTATGATCGCAGAATTAGTTTTTGTTATAATCGACGGTATTCCATCTTGGTTGACATAAGACAATATGAAACCGCTATCCCCTTGTCCTGATCCAGTCAACTCAAAGAGTTGGGATATAATGCTCTCTGGGAGAGAGAATTTAGATAAGTTTTCTGGATCAATAAAATCTTCGCTCATAATATATTATACACCAATTAAAGATTAACACCAAAAGTTTTAAATATTTCTTCATCAAGCTCGCTTTCTTTATACACCTCTACCAAGTGGATGCCGTTGAGTTCGCAAAATCTAAGTTTATCAGAGTCTCTTCTGAGTTGATTTATATAGTTAATTTTATTGCCTCCATGAAAAAATGGTACATACCTCGTGTGTTGTTGCCCTTGAACTTCTATCGCTATTTTTTTATTAGCATTATAAAAATCAAGAGATAGCTTGGTCCCTGCAATAGGAAACTCTTCAAAGACTATATGCTTAATCCAATATTTTTTTAAAAACTGCTTCGTATTAAACTGTATTTTACTCCTACTCTTGCCGTCCCAGTCTATTAAGAATTTTTTAGACTTTTTTACTGTTCTTTCTGCTCCGGTTAAGGTTTTAAAGCGCATTAGTTAATTTTTTAAAATCCTCATAAAGGAAGCTAGACAGCTCTTCATTATCTTCCAGGAAATCTATAACTCTTTGCTCTCCTTGAAACTTTTCATTTATCTCTAGACCTTTTTCTTTTAATTCTTTTATTAAATCTTCTGAAACAGATATCCATGCTCCCTTTTTTTGTATTAAGTTGAATAAATAAAGCATGTCTATAATTTCCCTGGCCCTCCAGATGGATTTACCACATTTTTGTCCGTACTTTATTGGGTACCTCACAGTTGAGCCAGTTCTTTCGTTAACGCTTTTTCTGAATTTTATCTTACAATAATGCCCTATAGGCTCACCTTTGGCTTCTAGAGTGGTGGCAGTAGGATTTTTAAACATCATATCAGAAGTGTATCTTTCTTGAAACTCAAGAATGAAGTTTGCGTAATGCTTTACGGCATTACCTCCAGCTTCCTTTGTTTTTGGCCCACCTCTTGAGGCGTAAGGGTTTGTTGCCACTTCAACTCTAACTTGGCTTGTTAGTATCATTGTGTGACCCATTTTTGTTATCGGTAAGACCATTTTCTTTAAAAAAACAGAAGTTATTAGCGCTCCCCCTGCAACTTGCTCGGATTCCGCAAAAGGTTTGTCTATATCACCAATTCGACATAAAGCATCGACGCTATCGATGATAAACATGTATTTCTTGTCGTCTTCATTATTGAACACAAGTTCCCTGATCAGCTCAAAAACTTTTTCAAAGATATTACAATCGAAGACGAAGAATTTTTCAGGGTTAGTGTCAATTCCGGACCTCTCTATCATTTCTGGACTAAATCTTCCTTCGCTTTTAATGTAGATTATCATTCCGTTTTTATGAAAATGTTTTTGAAAGTTTCTTGCGAAGGCCATTGCACAACTCGTCTTTCCTCCTTCGTTTATGCCCGTAAACCTATGGGCGCCACTGGGTAGACCTCCTCCTAGCGCTATGTCTAAATTTAGGCTCCCGCTAGAGATTTTATAATCTTCGCTATCATGAAAATTGTAATGATATTTTTTATTATCTTTATCCTCGAGGAATTTTGTAATCTGATCTGTTGTTTTTATTTCTTTTATTTTAGTCATCTATAAATTGTCGTATTGTTTTTGCCTTTTTCGATAAGATCTTATCTCTACCGGTTTTTTCCTTCAGAATAATTTCTTGTTTTTCGGGTATTTTGTAATTGAATTCTCTATACTTTCTTCTAAGAATAAACAAACCTTTTTCGGATCTTATAACCGCTAAAGATGGAACTTTGCGTATTCTAACTTTCTCCCAGAAGCCTAAATTAGGAAAAATTTCAATAAGAGAATTTAAAAGCTTCATTTCTCGAGCCCAGAAAAATCTTTTTTCTTTTTTTGGCTCAACTACTAATCTTTTAATTAAGTTTTTCTTATTTATTTTCTTCACCCAGATATTTTAGGGTAAAACAGGAGCAAAGTCAAGCAATAAATTTGTAATCCGGTGCAAATGTTCTATATTTAGAGTTATCCATCCTTTGATCGATAATTTTTTTTATTTTTAAAATGTAGGTGTTTTGCATCGCTTCGGGGTTTAAGTCTGAGTGGTTTGACTCAAGTTCTCCGCTTATCTTTGCAAACAGATCAATCTGTTCTCGGGTATAGTCTTCTAGCTTTGTATACTGGTGAAAGCCTTTAGTTTTGCAAGGTATTTTTAATATAAATGTATTTGATCCAGTTTTTTCTATTTTTATTAGAAATATTTTTTTATTTTTTAATTCTATATTTTCTTCCAGTAGTTGATTCTTTTGGTCTATGAGTTGGGATATTTTATTTTTAAGGGCTGGATTCGGATCAGGTTCTTGGCGGTTTTTTAACCTTTTGTTTTCAGACTCTATTTCTGAGATCTGGTCTTTTATAGATCTAAACCTGTTTGTGTTCGCTAGCATTTCAGACTTTATTGACTCTATTATATTTTTGCTTTTTTCATGTTTTTGGAAAACTTCTTTTATTTCACCAGCGCTCTTAATCGCTTCTTCCGCCCTATTTAGAATGTTTAGTTTTTCAGCTTTAATATATTCTATATCTTTTTTGATATTAAGCTTTTGATCTTCGAGGGACTTGATTTCTGATAAAATTTCAGAAGTATCTTCTTTTTCTAAAATTTCTTTTTCAGATTTTAACTTCAATTTTCTTAATACCTCTTTATTTTCTGATATCTTTTCTTTGTATTTTTTGATTTGATCTTCTTGCAGTTCTATTATCTCATTCTCTTGTTTGATATCTTTTTTTCTCTCCTCAATATCAGACTCTTCTTGGTTTAGTATTTTTTTTGTTATTTCTAATTCCGACTGTTTCTTGATGGCTTCTTTTTCACTGATGGTAAATTTTGGAAATCGCCTTGATAAACTAATGTGCGCAGCCAAAACTAAAAGAATTGCAAGTGGGTCAAAAACAAAAATTAATATTATTATTACTATTCTAACAGCTTTTCCTACGTCGAATTGCATTCCTGTGAAATCAGATATGAGCTCGGCCACATATTTTATTGGACCAACTTCCGCTTCAAGCTGCCTTGCTCCGTCGTTATGATTAAACTTTTCTTGTTCTAGTTCGTCGATTTCATCTAAGGTCTTACTTATGTTTTCGTTATAAACTTGAACTTTCGACTCAGAATCTCCAGGCCTCTCAAATCCTATAGATTGATATTCTTGCACCCTTTCTCTTATTTTTGATATAAGGTCTGAGGTCTCTTCTCTGTGTTTCGATATTCTTAAGTCTGCCGCATTAATTTTAGATGTCAAGCTTTCTCTTTCAAGTTTTTGTTCTAGAATTTTTGCTTCTAAATCTTTTTTCTTGCTTGAGAATAGTCCGCCTGATTTATTTTTTATCTTATCTAAATCTTCATTTAATTGAGATAGTCTATTATTTAGCGATGCGATAATTTTGTTGTCAATCTCTATATCTTTTTCTAATTGAGATGAAAGTTGTTCTATTTTTTCTTGCTCAATCTTTATGTTTTCTGCGGTTTTGTCTCCTAGATTTTCGGAGCTCGCCTCTTTTTTTTGAATTAATTCTTTTTGCCTTTTTATATATTCGTTTTTTCTTTCTATTTTATTTTCAATTTGAGCAACTAGCGCTTTTGATTTTTCCGCGGTTTGCTCATGTTCAATATGAGATTTTGATAAAAATCCAAAAATACCCATGCTTGTTATGCCCATTAGTACTAATATTGCTGAGAATAAATAGAATTTAATTAATCTTGGGGCAGATTTCCAGTTCCTGTGGAGCCATATCGAGGCTATTATTTTACCCACTTCTAGCACAGAGCCCATAGCTATTACTGCGTACATAGAACCCGGGAATATTGTGGCAAGTCCGATTATGCTAAAATAGGCGGCTATTAATGAAATACTTAAAGCCGAAATCAATGTTGTTATTGCAAAAATCATATTTAAAGGTGTTGAATGTTAATTTTAGGTATTAATTTAAGATTACACCTATTAGTCAAAATATTCTGATAATTTTACAGTTATAGTTTGTCCATTCTGTAGGCTTATTACAGCAAATACAGCTCCATCGTGCGCCCCCCCAATTTCTTCGTATTGGTTTAGTATTTCCCCAATCATTTCGCCGTGATTTGTGTGAACTATACATATTTTTTTCTTTTCATCTGACATACAAAAGTATACACTACTCAGTTTTTCCAAAAAGCCCAAAGTTGACTTTAGACTTTTATTAGACTTTACTTTGACTTTTGTGTACCATAATAGATGAGTAAAAGAAAATACGTAAAACGCTCGAACTATTGGGATAAGTTTAATAAAGCCAATTCAAAAGATATTAGCGATTTTATAAAATCACAAGAAGTTGCTCCCAGTTCTCATGGAGAGCCTTACTACGCTGAGTCTAAGGCTAGTTATAATAGAAGTTCTTCTAAGTCAGAAGAATTTGTGTCTAGGAGGAATTCTACTCATAAAGCTGATAAGAAATTTAGGTTTTCTCACATATCCGGAGGTATGCTTCCATATAATTATGGATCGGATGGAGTTAATGTTAGGGATTCTATAGAGTTGTGCCAAAAGGCTTATGCGAATATATCTGTATTTAGGAATGCTATTGACGTGATGTCAGAGTTTGCTAATTCTAATATTTATCTAGAAGGTGGGACTCAAAAGTCTAGAGATTTTATATACAAGTGGTTTGATAAAATTAAATTATGGAATTTGAAAGACCAATACTTTAGGGAATATTACAGAAGTGGAAATATATTTTTATACAGAGTTGATGGAAAATTCTCGCAAACAGATTTTGATAGGCTTACGAAAGTATACGGCTCAAGTTTAGCTTTAAAGTCGGGTAACTTACCATTGAGATATATTTTGCTAAATCCTTATGATGTTGTAGCTAGCAAAGGCTCCTCTTTTGAGACTAGTCTTTATGAGAAAATTCTTTCAGAATATGATATAGAGAGATTAAGAAACCCAAAAACAGATTATGATATACAGGTATTTGAGTCTTTAGATGACCAAACTAAAGAAAAAATCAAAACAGGAAAATTTAACTCCGATGGAATAAGGATTAAACTTGACCCAGGCTTATTGGTATACTCATTTTACAAGAAGCAAGATTATGAACCTTTTGCGATTCCGTTCGGCTACCCCGTTCTGGATGACATTAATTTCAAGCTTGAATTGAAGCAGATCGATCAAGCTATATGCAGGACAATAGAGAACGTCATATTATTAATAACAATGGGCGCGGAACCAGATAAGGGCGGAATTAACCCTAGGAATATGGAGGCAATGCAGAGTTTATTTAAAAACGAAAGTGTTGGTAGGGTCTTAGTTAGCGACTACACCACCAAAGCTTCTTTTGTAATTCCCGATATCAGCAAGGTTGTTGGCCCGAGTAAATACGAGGTTATTAATAACGATATAAAGGAGGGTTTACAGAATGTTATAGTTGGCGATGAAAGGTATAGCAATACGCAAGTTAAGGCTAAAATTTTCCTAGAAAGACTAGAGGAATCTCGAAACGCTTTTATTTACGATTTCCTTCAACCTCAAGTTAAGATGGTTTGCCAGAATTTAGGATTCAGGAAGTACCCAAAAGTTAAATTTGAACAGACTGATATAAAGGACGAGGTTCAACTACAGAGAGTTGCTACCAGACTTATGGAGTTAGGTATACTGACCCCAGGACAAGGTATGGATGTTCTAGAAAAAGGTCATTATCCTAAGCCCGAAGAAATGAAGCAAGCTCAAGAGGATTATATCAATGAGAGGAAGTCTGGTATGTATAACCCCATTGTTGGTGGCGTTCCAATGGTTTCCAGCGAAGAAGTTCGGGGTGGCGAAGAGGGGAGCGAGATTAAAAAAGAAGTGGGTAGACCAACAGGTTCTTCAGGTATACCTCAAGAGTCAAATAGTTCTGAGTTAAATTTATTTTCTAGAGAGAATTTACAGAATATTATTTACTCAACAGAGTCTTTAAGGCAGAGTGGTTATTCAGAGATGAGGAATAAATTGAAGAAAAAAAGGCTTAAAAGGGCAGAGAAGAATATGATAGATGAGTTGTGTCAGTCGGTTATTATATCCGAGCCCAGGGAGGATTGGGAAGAAAAGCTTTTTGCGTGCATAAGAGATCCAGATCATATAGAGTCACTTAACTCAAAAAGCGAGATTAGGGAGTTGTCTGCTCAGCATGAGTTAGATTTGTACTCAGCAGCGCTTTTGTATTATAGTAAGAAGGGGGATTAAGGGGTGGGAGCTTTCGAAACTTTCGTAAATGCTAATTTAGGCATCAGGAAGCCTTTAATTAGTGACTCCGGACCACCTTCTGGTAGCGCTAAGGCGGCAGGGGTTGTAGGTTCTCATTATATAGACATAGATACTAATGATATATATGAAAAGACAGGAGAGAATAATACTCAAGACTGGGCTAAAGTTAGGAAGTTAGGACAAAGTTTAAACGATGCCATACAGGCCCAGAGAACTTTCTCAACTTCGTTAATCATACCAACTGGAGTAGACACTTTATCTTATGATTATTCTAATATAGGCGACTCTTCCAGTTATTCGAGTCCGCCGCAGGTAATGGTTGGCATGAGAGTGAACGAAGAGTCAGACTTCTTTTATATTCATTCCACATTTAATGTATCCTCAACTGGTTTTAATGTGGCATTTTCTGATAAAATTTTAGAAACAGGTAACTATTTAGATATTTCCATTCATAAAGATTAATATTTGTGTAAAGTAGCTTATATGAATATTGTCTTAACCGCTTCATTTAAGAATGGGATTTTTTGCAATGGACTGCAACAGAATATCGTATTCTTAGCTGAATTACTAAAAAAACTCGGGCATAACCCAATGATTTGCGTAGATCATGGTATTGATGAATGTATTGACCCCCCTTCAGGTATACTTATACTTGAGAAAATGGAAATCTTGGAATACTCTAATGATCTAGATTTCATTCTTCAATGCGGGTGGAGCTTAGATAGCGAGATTATTGATTACATAAAAAGCAGAAAGCCTGCATGTAGGAATGTTCACGTTTTGTACGGAAACTCTTTACTAGCGGACGTAGAAAGGTGCTCCTGGGATACTCATGTAGCAATCGCTCCATATCTAGTTGACCAGGTTTGGATCTCCCCTCATTATGGGTTTTCTTTTAATTATTTTAAGGCGTATTATAAAACAGAAAATGTTTTTGAATTGCCGTATATATGGTCTCCTAAATATTTAAATATACACGAGAAGGCTTGGAACAATCAAGGCTTTTCGTGCTTTTATGAGCCGGGCAGCGAGAAGAATATAGCAATTCTTGAGCCCAATTTAAATATAACCAAGCACTGCCTTCCTTCGATCATGATTGCGGATAAAACTTTTAGAGATTTTGGTGATTGCATTGATATGGTTAGCGTTTACTGTTCTACTAAATTAATGAATAAAAAATATTTCAAAACATTAATGTGGAATCTTGATATAACGAAGGCTGGCAAAATAGAGTTCGCACAAAGGTCTAAAATTAGTAAAATTTTCGCAAGAGATTGCAATGTTGTTGTTTCGCATCAATTGTTGAACGCCTTAAATTATACATATTTAGAATCTTTGTATTTAGGTATACCTTTGGTTCATAATTCAGAATTTATAAAAGATGCTGGATATTATTATTCAGATTATGATATAAATGGTGGCTCTAAGGCATTGCATAATGCATTAAGTAATCACGATTATAACTTAGAGGAGTATAGAACTAAATCAGAGAAAATTTTAACTAAGTATTCTCCCGAAAACTTATCCGTAATAGATAGGTACAAAAAGCTTTTATCGTGAAAATAGGTATAACTTTAGATATGTCCATATCTTTCTGGGCAAATGGGATGCAGCAAAATATTGTTTTTCTCTATAGTGTGTTAGAGAGGGCTGGATTCTCCTGTTTTTACATAACCAATAAGCAACCTTCTTCTGCGCTAAATAAGAGGCATAAAGGGTTATTGCTTGATGATGTGATGAGGGATGATAGCGAAAGTTTTGATGTTCTACTTATCGCTGGATTTAATTTGCTTCCAGATATGTATGAGCGGTTGAAATCTAGGAATTCTGGTATGAAAATTATATTTGTGCATTTTGGGAATAAACTGATGGATGATATCCATTACGCAATATCTTTCCCCGAGACAAGAAAGGAACCTATAGCAAAAACAAAATATATCGATGCTGTATGGGTATACCCTCATCACAATTTTTCTAAAAGCTATTTATCTTCTTACTACGAAATAGACAATATCGTTGAGGTCCCTTATATATGGGATTCATTCTTTTTGGAGGATAAGGTTAAGGTGATAAAATCGAAGGGATTTAATCCATTTTTTCAAAAAAAAGACCAATACTCAGCTTGCGTTTTCGAGCCAAATATATCTCACATTAAGAATTGCATAATTCCCATTAATATATGCGAGACTTTTGATAAACTCTTTCCCGGTGAACTTAAATCTGTGAATATATTTTCGTGCGAGCATTTAAGGAAGAGGCCCTTTTTTAATAAATTAATGAAGAATATGAGGATTGTAAATAAGGATAATTTTTGTTTTTTTAATAATAAATGGGGATTCGCTGATGCTGTTAGTAAGTTTGGAGAAATAATAATAACACATCAATCTTATAGCGAGTTGAATTATTTATATTTCGAATCATTATATTTAGGTTTACCGCTAGTTCACAATTCTTCTATGATACAAGAGTATGGATATTATTATCCTGAATTTGAGGTTGATTTTGGGGCAAAACAGTTAAAGGTTATTTTAGAAAGTCACGAAAAATGCATAGATAAATATAAAGAAGATTCCAAGAAGCTTTTCAAGGAATATAGTCCGTACAATCAATTAATTATAGATAAATATAGATTTTCAATTAATGACTTATTTAAATAAAATATCAAAGTGTTTTTATATAAATTTAAGACGAAGACCCGATAGGTTATCTCACATAAATCAATCTTTGACTTTTTTAGCCGAAAGGTTTAATGCTGTAGACTCAGAAGAGATTACGGTAACCGAGGAGGTTAGGGAGCTATTTCCAGAAACCTTTAAGAAAAGGAGTAAGGCTGAAATTTGCTGCGCAATAAGTCACTACAGGCTATGGAGGAAGTTGATTCAGGATAAAGATTCTAGAAATTACTTGATCATGGAGGATGATACTTGTTTTAAGGTGAAGGAATTTAATAAAATATGGAATGAGGTTTTTTCGAAGAAAATGCCGCTTGATTATTCTTTGATTTTTCTAGGGGGTTGTCAACCTTGGAATGAGCCTCATTACAAGGAGGTGTTAAGGCCTTATAATTCTTTTTATAATAGGGTTAAGGAGAATGATTATTTTTCCAAAGGGGATAATTTTTGGCACATGAATGCAAATTCATACATCATAAGCAAGCAGGCTGCTAGTTTGTTGTGTCAATGGGTTGAGCAGAATGGTATGGACTGCGGTGTGGATCATTTTATGATTAAATTCTTTAATGGAAATAAAATTTTTAAAGCACCTCAATCGATATACCATTTAAATCCTCTTGTTACCTACCAGATTCACGAAGAGGGGGGCTGCACTGAGATCGATAGTAATTCTGATATTAGAAGTAGTCGAGTAACTTTTTAATATTCAATAATGAGCGCAGATAAAGTACCAAAACAAGGGGCTGATGGACTGGCGGATATCAAGGGGCTATTGAGACCTAGGAGGACCAAGCTCACAAAAAAAAGATACGGTGGGCATAATGATGGTGGTTATGTTTTGATTGAGGAAGTTTTTAATCAAGCGGAAGTTGTTTATTCTTACGGCATAGATGATTCGGAGGATTCGGATTGTTTTGATTTAGCGTGTTCTGATTTGAATAAAAAAGTGTTCATGTTCGATGGCACAATTAATAATTACGAAACAAAGCGGGCGAATATGTTTTTTAAGAAAGAAAACGTTACTGAAGATAATTTCGAATCACACCTACTCTTGCAAAATAATATCGAGAAAGATAATATGATCCTTAAGATGGACATAGAGGGCTGCGAATATCCTGTTATAGAGAAAAATATTAATTTAATTTCTAAATGCTTTAGCATGGTTTGCGTGGAATTTCATGGATTAAATAACCCAGAATTTTATAGATATAAAGATAAGGGGTTCGTAATAAGGTTATTGCTTGAGAATTTTGATATTTTCCATATGCACGCAAATAACTGGGTCGAAAGAAAACATTTGATTCCAAATGTTATTGAGATATCTTTTGTAAGGAAGGGTTTTTGCTTAGAAGAGCTAGATGGCCCTTACCCAGTCAAGGGGTTAGATTTTCCTAATTGCGTCGGTAGAGAAGATTATAAACTAGATTGGTGGATCGAGTCTCAGTTTGATTTTCCAAATATAAAGGACATAAAACCTGCGCAAATCACAAAAAAAATACACTTATCCTGGAGGGATAAAAATGTATTAAACGGAGACTATCAATTAATTAATAAGGGGGCAAGGAAATTGCAATTATTGAATCCTGACTGGGATGTGGTTGTATATGATGACGAAGACATTAACGGGCTACTTAGGGACACTATAGGAAAAGAAAACTGGGACTTAATTAAGGATAAGAAGATTACCGAAAAAACAGATCTCTGGAGGTTAATAAAAACTTACAAGGAGGGTGGAATGTATATTGATATTGATCGATATATAGATACTCCAATATCTGAAATTATGAATACAAGCACTTCAATGGTTTTACCAACTTTTCAGGATGTTGATTTTTCACAAGACTTTATATTGACTTGCCCCAAGAACCCTATAATTGGTAGAGCTATAGTTAATAATTTAAATTATAGAAAGAAGGGTAAGTCTTTGTTTTTTATGGCCGTACAGTCTTATATGCATTCTGTTAGTGAAGTTTTAACTGGAAGTAAGATTGACAGAGGGGATAATGAGGAGTACTTCAATAAAGTTAGAAGTGGGATCCAAAACTGCGAATATCTCGAGACCTACAAGGAGACTGGCCCAAGCGATCATATATTATATAGAAACTTGAATAATAATTTTGATATGAATATATTTGAGAAAGATAAGGCTGATTTTTATAACGAAGAAAATGTTGTTCATTGGAATGCTGATACTAGAAAAAAACACGAATCGATTAAATTGCAATCTAGTCTTGAGTATGATATCAAGAAATATTATTCTAATTTAGGCGAGAATTTTATTTTTGAAGGAGGAGATAATTCTGTTGAGAATGAAGAACAATCTAAAAGATTAATTAAATTATGCGAAGAATATAATTGCAAAAATATTATGGAAATCGGATTTAATGCAGGTCATTCTGCGGATTTGTTTTTAAGTATGAATAATGATATTAAATTAACTAGCTTTGATATTGGCGTTCATAAGTATGTTGATTATGGTAAGAAGTTTATAGATAATAAATATCCAGGCAGACATAACTTAATATTGGGTGATAGCGCAAGAACAGTAAAGGAATTTTATAAAGAAAATCCAGGTATTAAATTTGATTTAATTTTTATTGATGGAGATCATAGTGAAATCGGAGCAATTTCAGATTTATTTAATTGCCAAAAATTAGCTGACAATAAAACGGTAGTTGTTATGGATGACACACGCAATAATCATCCAATGCATTCTTGGAATATTAATGTGAATCGCGCTTGGAGAAAATGTATCTCAGCTGGAATGATAGATGTTATAGATTCCGAGGATTATGATAAATCTGATTCTTGCCCAAGGGGCCAGAGCTGGGGAAATTATATTATAGAGAAAGATGAAAATCTGTTGGTTGCCGTTGAGCAATTTAAAAAAATGAAGTATCATTGGGGAGATTTGGTTGACGATGATAGCTTGAAGTTTATTAGCGATCAACTAGAGCAGCCCCAGTTAAGTAATAGGAGTTTTGATTGTTATTATCCTGGAGGTAAAATTGCAGTGGTTAGTTTATATACTGATGAAATAGCTGACTTCGCACACTACTCAGAAAAAAATATTCGACAATATTGCAAAAAACACAATTATACTTTTTATGTTTATCGTGATAAAATAGAAAAGAATTCTAGCCCAAATTGGTCAAAAGCAGGTTCGATATTGAATCATATCAGTGATCATGAATATATTGTATGGATTGATTCTGATGCATTGATATTTGATAAAAATAAAAAATTTGAAACTATTATAGGTAAGTGCGCTAAAAATAAATATATAATTGCATGCGAGGATATTGGTAAGAATTCAATGCTAAATTCGGGTGTTTTGATATTCAAGTCAGATAGTTATACTGAAAATTTAATAAAAAAATGGAGAGACTTTGATGGCAATAAATCATCTCTTTACGCAAGCGGTGGGGATCAAGAAATTTTATGCAGAATCTTAAAGGCTAGTGATGGTTTTGGTTTTAATAGGAAGGTGTTTCCTATGAGTGAATTTAATACAGATCCACGAATGATTGATGATGAAACTTTTATTGTTCATTTTATGGCATACCCTTCTCATTTGAAAAAAATTTTTATAAGGTATTTTGTTTCCAAAACAATTGATGACAGTGTATTAAGTTAATATGAGAAGCTTCCAGACAAAAAACAAAGGTTAATATTATGGCAAAAAATAAAGTATATTTAATAAAAAGTGGAGAAAACTCTTTTGTAGAAGAAACTGAGGGTGTTTTAGGTATTAGCGGTGGGAAGTTTGGTTTCGGGACAACTAGCCCAGAGGCCGATGTACATATCAGCGGAAATACTCAAATAGATGGAGATCTCTCAGTTAAGGGAAATTTCTCAACAGTTAATCAAACAACCGTACAAATTGACGATAAGAATATTGAATTGGGGTTTGTCGATTCGCCAACCAATTTAACTGCAGACGGTGGAGGCATCACTCTAAAAGGAGCTACCGATAAGACTATAATTTGGCAAAATTCAAACTCGGCTTGGAATTTCAGCGATAGCATACATATTGATTCAGAGAAAAGTATTTCAACAAAAGAAATAAAAGGTGTGAATTTCTCAGGATTAAACTTGTTGGATGAAAGTGGTAGTGGAGTTTTTATAAAAAGCGGAAGAATTGGGGTTTTGAATGATTCCCCAGCTTATGATTTAGATGTCTCTGGAAGTGGTAATTTTTCCGAAGGTCTTTATGTAGATGGAAATGCTGTTGTTACCGGTGAGGCTGGGAAGTGGAGAGACGGGGTGAGCGCTGGAGATATCACTTATACAGGAGGTAAAGTTGGTATAAGTAATGATTCCCCAGCTTATGATTTAGATGTCTCTGGAAGTGGTAATTTTTCCGCAGGTCTTTATGTAGATGGAAATGCTGTTGTTACCGGTGAGGCTGGAAAGTGGAGAAGTAATAGTAATATTGGCGAAATAATTTATACAGGAGGTAACGTTGGTATAAGTAATGATTCCCCAGCTTATGATTTAGATGTCTCTGGAAGTGGTAATTTTTCCGCAGGTCTTTATGTAGATGGAAATGCTGTTGTTACTGGTGAGGGTGGAAAGTGGAGAGACGGAGTGAGCGCTGGAGATATCACTTATACAGGAGGTAACGTTGGTATAAGTAATGATTCCCCAGCTTATGATTTAGATGTCTCTGGAAGTGCTAATTTTTCCGCAGGTCTTTATGTAGATGGAAATGCTGTTGTTACTGGTGAGGGTGGAAAGTGGAGAGACGGAGTGAGCGCTGGAGATATCACTTATACAGGAGGTAACGTTGGCATCGGAACAGATAACCCAATTAGAGATTTTTACGTAGATGGAGACGCTCGTATCGATGGGGATCTAGAGGTTAACTCTCAATTTAAAGTCGGTCAATATGGGGCCATTGGAGATTCGCAACCTATCGCTCACGGAGATATCATGAAGTGGGATTCCACAAATTCAAAATGGTCAGTAGGTTCAAATATTCCTGGTGGACTAGTAACGGGAGAGGTTCCCTTAGGGTTTATTCAAGCTTTGCCTAGCGGCAGTTCAATTTACTCAATATCATTTGTTGAAGAATACGGAGCTATACCAAGTATTTCTACAGATTTACAGATAGAAGGAGAGGGAGGTATTATTCCTTATGTATTATCAGGAGTTTCCGAAAGTGGTTATAATTTAGTTTTTTCGAGGGAAATCCCTAATAATAATTATAGAGTTCATACGACATTTGGTGGCAGGCCAGTTTACTGGAATACGGGATCCAGCGCCAGCGTTAATTATGAGGATGGGGATGTAAATATACTTCGGGATTTAACTGTTAGTGGTAATTTAACTGTGGATGGCACTCAGTTGATCGTTAATACTGAAACAATCAAACTTGAAGATCATAACATTGAAATCGCTTCAAACGCTACTTATGATTCGATTTCCGACGCTGGAATTTCTTGGGGGACGGATCCACTTGGGGGCGTTTCCCCTGTTTCTTTAACCTATACTTATGGACAAGGTTTTTCTTTCGGTGGCGGTAGTGTAGGTATTGGTACTACGAATCCTTCATCTAGATTAACAGTAAATCCTGGTAGTGTTACTAATGCTGGAACTTGGTCAGATTCTGCTTTAGCGATAACTAATCCAACAAATATTGGCTCTTATTCCCAAATTTCTTTTGGTTATACTGTCGGAACAATAAATGCAGCTGCTTATTTGGGGTTCGTGTCTACGAATCAAGGCTCTAATGGTTATGGAGATCTAGTATTTGGCACTCGCTCCGTAAATACAGACACTGCGCCTACTGAGAGAATGCGCATAAATTCTAACGGCAACGTAGGTATTGGTACTACGAATCCTGATGCTCCACTTACCATATCAAGAACGCATACCAATGGTTCACCTGGTATAGATAATTTTATTACCTTAGATGCCACCGAAAAGTCGGGCCAAAATTTAGAGGCTGGTGATGGGGTGGGTATACTCTTTAAAGTTCCTGTCGAGTCACAATCAAGTAGTGTCGGAGCAAGAATCGCAGCTGTTCGTGAGGGCGGAACTGAGAATGCTACAAGCACAGAGTTAGTATTTCAAGTTTCTCAACAAGATGAAACACTTGATGAAGCAATGCGCATTGATCGCGACGGCAACGTAGGTATTGGTACTACGAATCCTGAGAGCGTGCTACAGGTTCAAGGGAAACAAGAATACGCTAATTCAGCAAGTGATTTAGCCACGTCTGTTACAAAAAGTGCTTTGCGAGTTCGCGGAAGTAATAACTCGAGTGACTCTCTCTGGATGGGAGTTGAGAATGTAAACGCGAATCCATATATACAAGGCTCAAATGGAAGCGGTAGTAATGCAAAAAATATTTCAATTAATCCGTTTGGCGGCAACGTAGGTATTGGTACTACGAATCCTGGTGCTAAATTAGATATATCAAGTTCATCTACAAATATTGATATTTTAAGCACTGATGGTGATTTTGTAAATATTAGAAACCAAAATTCTACAACCAACAACTTCTCTTCAATAGGGTTTTTTGATAGTAGTAATGAATTAACGAGTAGGATTGCTTCTATTAGAGGAACTTCCAACGGGCGTGGTTCTCTAGCGTTTATAAACGGACAAACATCGGATGGTTTAAAGGTAGAAATGATGCGTATCACCTCCGACGGCAACGTAGGTATTGGTACTACGAGTCCTGGTGCGAAGTTGGATATAGCTGTTTCCTCAGGTGACGCCGCCTTATTAGTAAGAAATGCTACACAAACATTAAGGTTTGATCAAAATAGTATAAGAACAAGCACTAGTAATGATTTAGGTATATTTACTAGTGGAAATTCAGGTCAAATATATTTAAAACAAAGTAATGGTAATGTAGGTATTGGTACTACGAATCCTAGTGCGAAACTAACTCTCCCAGCAAGCGAATCTATTTCGTTTGATGACAGTTCTGGAAATAGTAAATGCGAAATTAATTCAGGTGCAGCAGGAACTCTACAACTACAAGGAGATTTGGACTTAAGATTTAAAACAACTGTTGAAGCAATGCGTATCAACTCCAACGGCAACGTAGGTATTGGTACTACGAATCCTAGTGCGGGTCGGTTAGATGTGTGGCAAACAGAGAGTACCTCGGATTCGTGTATTAAAACTGTAAGACCTGGGACTGCAGAGAGAACACATTTAGCTTTTTATAACGCTAACGGTATTGTCGGCACTATAGAGGCAGGTGGTACTACTACATCATACAATACTAGCTCAGACTACAGATTAAAAGAAAATGTTGTCGAAGTTGATAATGCAATAGAAAGAGTTAATAAGCTTAAACCTTGTAGGTTTAATTTTATAGCAGATCCAGAAAAAATTGTTGATGGATTCTTGGCTCATGAAGTTCAAGAAGTTGTACCAGAAGCTATTTCCGGAGAAAAGGATGCCGTTAGAGAAGAAGAGTGCGAAATTGCGCCAGCAGAATTAGATGATGATGGTAATGTTGTTACTGAAGCCGAAATGGGAACGAAAGAAGTGCCTGAATATCAAGGTATAGACCAAAGTAAACTTGTACCTCTTTTGACCAAAGCAATCCAAGAACAACAGAAACTAATTGAATCTCAACAATCAAAAATCAACGACTTGGTATCTCGCGTTGAATATCTAGAATCTTAATAGAAAGAATAAAATGAAAGACCTAAACTCCGAGAACGCATTTTTTGAAAATGTTTCAACCGATAATTTAAATTTCAATAGTGTAAATAACGACACTCCTCAATCAGTTAATGATGTTCTCGCTTGGAACGGATCAAGTTGGGAAGTTAAGGCCGCCTCAGACCTTGGTGTCGGAGGAGGGGGTGGAGGAGGCTCTACGCCTTCTTCTTTTGTGTCGAATATTCCAGCTGGAGTTGAGAGTCATGCAATAACATATGGGCCTTTCAGCTCCACTCCAAAAATAGCTTCAAGTTTGGAAATAAATGGGGATGGAGAAATTATTCCATATACTATGTCTGGAGTTTCAGCGACGGGATATCACGCAATATTTTCTGACGCAACTCCAAATGCAAACTATAATATTCATACCGTTTTCGGAGGGGAATCCGCAGGATCTAGTGGGGGAGGCCTAAGCTACAACGAAGTTGTTGTAACTGTATCAGGTGCAAAGTTTTATATCGACGGAACTCAACAGTTACAACTTTCGCTTCAAAGGGGGCTTTCTTACAGATTTGACCAAAGCGATAGTACTAATTCTGGGCACCCTATCAAATTTAGCACTCTTAGTGACGGAACGCATAATACACCTGCAGGTAGTGAGTATACTGCCGGAATAGTTTATTCTGGTACTCCAGGCTCTGCTGGAGCTTATACAGAAGTAACTTTAAGCCAGAGTTCTCCTAACTTGTATTATTACTGCGAAAATCATCCTGGAATGGGGGGCAGTGCCCTTGGCGAAATAATTCTTAAGGCTAATGGCAACGTAGGTATTGGTACTACGAATCCTGCTGGTACATTAGAATTAAATAGCAGCAGTACTGATACTAACTTTTATATGGGCGGTACTCCAAGTGCTGGCTCAAGAGAGGCTTGGAGGTTTCAAGCTGAAGGAGATATTTTACATATAGGTCAATCTAAAAGTAGTTATGCTAAATATATGACTTTTTTCGGTAGTAAGGTAGGTATTGGTGCTACGAATCCTTCTCACGATTTAACTCTTGGATCAGGAACTTCCGCTGGAACTGCTTCAACAAGGTTAAAAATATACAGAGGCGCAGATGATCCAGGACAAAATCTTGAAATGGGGTATGATCATATCACCGTTACGCGAGATGCAAATACATTAGCAAATCCACAATCGACTTTTTCAATCAAACAAAAAGGTAGTGATGGTGAAAGAACAGCAATACATATCAACACCAACGGCAATGTAGGTATTGGTACTGTGAATCCTGGAAATATTTTAAATATCTATGATAGTGCAGCAGGTTCCGCGGGAACATCTGCTAGCCCTGATTGGTCTGACTCATTATTCCTTCAAAGAAATATTCCAAGCAATTATCAAGGAACAAGAATATTATTTGCGCATGGTAAGGCATCTATCGGTGGATTTAGGGAAGATAATACTGAGGACGGTGCGCATCATTTGGCATTTTACACGGGTGGAAATATTAGCGGGATTAACGAAGCAATGCGTATTACAAACACTGGCGACGTATTGGTGGGGGCGACGAGTATAAATTCAGGATTAGGTGGAGTAGCTCAGTTTGAAGCTTCAAATCCAACCAATGGCGGTATAATTATTAATACTCAGAACTCTAATTTGAATAATTATTGCCGCTTGATGTTTACCGTAGCTAATACTGTAGGTAATGAAGGTTTAATCCGATATAACAGTAACGATTACCACATGTCTTTTTGGACTAAAGCTCAAGAAAGAGTCCGTATCAAACAAGATGGCAACGTAGGTATTGGTACTACGAGTCCTAATACATCATTTCATGTAAGTTCTCAAGTAGGTAATGGTGATGGTACAGTGTTTGTAGAAAATACCTTGGCAACTTATGGAATGGGGTTAAAGGTCAAGGGCGGTGGAAATGTTGACAATGAAAGGTTTGCATTAAAAGTTCAAAATGCTGCTGGGGATGATATTCTTTTCGCTCAATCAAAAACAGGCAATGTCGGCATTGGTACTACGGATCCTAGGTTCATATAAATTATATGTAAATGGTAGTGTTTTTGCCAGTTCATATTACCCTACTTCTGACGACCGCGTCAAACACAACGAACAACCTATCGTTGGCGCACTTGAAACACTCTCTAAAATTACACCCAAGAAGTACATCAAAACAACCGAAATGTACGATGTCGATCATGACTTTAAACTTGATTCTGACGGCAATCCGATTGATGAGAATGGTGAATCAGTTGAACATCGCATCGAAGCAGGTGTAATCGCGCAACAAGTATTAACCGTTGATGAATTAGCATTTGCGGTTACCCCAGAAGGTGTAGACGAAGATGAAAATGCTACCAGACCACACGGCCTCGATTACAATAGTTTATTTACTTATGCAATCGCCGCAATTCAAGAACAACAGAAACTAATCGAAGACTTGAGGGGCGAAGTAGAGGTTTTAAAAAAACAAATAAATTAAAAACAAATGAAAGATTTTAAAACAAAAAACGGGTTCTTCACAGGTAATGTAGGGGTTGGTACTACGAGTCCAATATCACCATTAACAGTACAGGGCCAAAACGACACTACATTCGATAATATTGGTAATGTAACTTTTCTCGGAACAGACGCTTACAATTCAAATGCTGGTGCTGGTATTATTTTTGGAGGTAGATACAATTCAGGCAATGATGTAACCACCTTTGGTCAAATATCGAGTATAAAAGAAAACAATACCGATGGAGACTATAAAGCAACTTTAACCTTTGGAACTCGTGACGGTTCGACTTCAACAATGGAAAAAATGCGCATCAACTCCAGCGGCAACGTAGGTATTGGTACTACGAATCCTACATCTCCAAACTCAGTTAATAAATGTTTACACATATATGATGCTGACCATTGTTCACTTGCCCTGAGTGACGCAACTAATACTTGGGAAATTGTTTCAAATAGCGCTTTTACAATTAGAGAAGGTGTGGATACTAGGCTTAGCATAGACACATCTGGCAACGTAGGTATTGGTACTACGAATCCTGTAAGTAAATTTGAAATTTATGGAACTGGAGACTTACTTAGATTATATTCTACTAATGCTGGAGCTGGTGGAGCTCAAATAGATTTAATCCATGATTCAAGTTCTCCAGCAGATAATGATTCTGCTGGTTTAATTAATTTTCTAGGTAGAGATGCAGATTCCAATTTAACAACTTGGGCCTCAGTGAGAGGAATTGTTAGAGATTTAAATAGTAAGGGCGGAGATATTACTTTCCTTAATAGATTAGGCAGTAATTTTGAAGAAAATATGCGTATCACCTCCAGCGGCAACGTAGGTATTGGTACTACGAATCCTGGTGCAACTCTCCATGTTAAGGCAAGTGATGATTCTACGAATGCATTGGCTTTCTGGGTAGTAAATAAGGCTCACAATAATTCAATTATTTCTGCATATGAAAATGGTGATGTGTCACTTGGTACATTGACCTACAAAGATACATCAGGCAACGTAGGTATTGGTACTACGAGTCCTATTGCTAGATTAAATATAGCAAATACAATAGCAGATTCTAATGTTTTCACTATATCGAGGGCGGAAAATGCTACTGTCTCCTTGTTGAGTATTTTTCAAGATAGTAGTTGGGATATAGGGGGAGGTCAAGGAAGCGGCATCGCTCACATTAATACAAATAATAGAAATTTAGCAATAACGACATCCAGTGACCAAAGTCTTGATGGGGGAATATTTATTAACGAATCTGGCAACGTAGGTATTGGTACTACGAGTCCTGGTGCTAGATTAGACATATTAGGCCCCAACTCTACAGGTACTTTCTTTTCGGCGATGAATGCAGGCGCAGGTGGTACCGAGTTTAAAAGAGTTAATTCGAACTCTTATCCCTACAATCACTTCCTTTTTTACAATGGCCGCGTAGGTATTGGTACTACGAATCCTGGTTACAACCTTGATGTGCAACAATCTGATGGTAGTTGGGCTTCAAGAATATACAATACTGGTTCCAGTGGTGATGCCGCAGGTTTGCTTGTTAGGACAGATGCTACTGCTAGCGATAACGCATCAGCTTTCGGTATTTTTACCGATGGTGCATATAAGTTTCTTGTAAAAAGCACCGGCAACGTAGGTATTAGTACTACGGATACTAGCTCTTATAAATTACATGTAAATGGTAGTGTTTTTGCCAGTTCATATTACCCTACTTCTGACGACCGCGTCAAACACAACGAACAACCTATCGTTGGCGCACTTGAAACACTCTCTAAAATTACACCCAAGAAGTACATCAAAACAACCGAAATGTACGATGTCGATCATGACTTTAAACTTGATTCTGACGGCAATCCGATTGATGAGAATGGTGAATCAGTTGAACATCGCATCGAAGCAGGTGTAATCGCGCAACAAGTATTAACCGTTGATGAATTAGCATTTGCGGTTACCCCAGAAGGTGTAGACGAAGATGAAAATGCTACCAGACCACACGGCCTCGATTACAATAGTTTATTTACTTATGCAATCGCCGCGATCCAAGAACAACAGAAACTAATCGAAGATCTTAAAGCTCGAATCGAAACTTTAGAATCTTAGAAGTCGCTTAATGCAACTCTTTTCCATAAGTCGCCACTCACGCAAATATACATATAATCATTATCATATGTAATTTCTCCTTTTGATCCTATTGAATTACTATTTTCTGGAGTATTATAATTTTGAAAATTTAATTTATTAAAACTTCCTGATACATTTGATATTGTATTATTTTCTGGCTTATAAAAACTATATAAGTCTCCACTAGTGGTAGTTAAATTATTTTCGAGCTTTGTTATTTTGTCTCCAGCTTTCCATTTTTTTTCAGTAGAGTCCCATTGTATAGAATTATTTTCTTGACTTGGGTTTACTCCCCCTATTGATCCAGAGATATTTATTCCTGAAGCATTAATTCCAGAGGGAAAAGTTATTTCGCCCTGCTCTGTAGAAGAAATACTTGTGTTTCCAATGTATAACGAATTGTTAGATAGGTATAAATGCCTTATTTTATATTCCGCAGAGCCAATATCATATGTTGAGTTTGTATCTGGTATAATGTGTGCGTCCAGGTTGCCATCGAGGTAGTTGGCTACATCTGTGTCGCTGTAAGTTGTTAAGTTTGCGCTTAAATTTTGCACGAATCCTGAGATTTGACTTATATCCCCTGTGGCGAGATCAACTTTTCCTGAGATTGTATTAAATCGTGAGTCATCAGAAACCTCTTCGTTGATAAGAACCTGAATGGCCCCTGAGATTTGACTTATATCCCCTGTGGCGAGATCAACTTTTCCTGAGATTGTATTAAATCGTGAGTCATCAGAAACCTCTTCGTTGATAAGAACCTGAATGGCCCCTGAGATTTGACTTATATCCCCTGTGGCGAGATCAACTTTTCCTGAGATTGTATTAAATCGTGAGTCATCAGAAACCTCTTCGTTGATAAGAACCTGAATGGCCCCTGAGATTTGACTTATATCCCCTGTGGCGAGATCAACTTTTCCTGAGATTGTATTAAATCGTGAGTCATCAGAAACCTCTTCGTTGATAAGAACCTGAATGGCCCCTGAGATTTGACTTATATCCCCTGTGGCGAGATCAACTTTTCCTGACAGTGAGTTTATTTCTGACGAGTAGTTGATGCCCCCTTGAGTAATGTTAGTTACATAGCTTTCTGTAGCGACTGGTTGCCCACTTATCGTTATTTGCCCGGTTATTGAAACCTCGTTAGCTTCTAAGGAGTTAAAGATACCACTATCTGTTTTGAAAATCGCTGACATATATTTATATACACTTGTTTATTTTTTTATTAAAAAAAAATCTTGTAAAAAATCGCAGAATCCCTGTGTAGGACTGCGGTTTAGCTTAAAATGCAATTTCCCAAAAATAGACAATCAATGTATATATTTATATGGCAAAAATATTCAGAACAGAAGAATTGTCATTTAATAGCGATAATATTCGCATTAAATCGAGTGCAGAAGGAGCGTTTGAAATTACAAATGCTGGCGGAAGCACATTAATGAGTAGGGCAACTATCGAGAGTGATGTTTCCAGTCTACAGGCTGTAGATACCCAGAATCTCGGTAACCTACAAACAGATCTTTCGAGCTTGAGTGCTCGAAATGATATTGAGGAAAACTCAACAGACACAGAGGTTTCTAGCTTAGCAGCTAAAGACTCTGATCTCGATACAGATATCTCTAGCCTTGTTGCTAAGGATAGCGGAGTCGATACAGATATCTCTAGTCTTCATGCTCAGCGCGTTTCTGACGAAGATGCTAACGATTCAGAAATCTCTAGTCTTCAAGCTCAACGCGAAAGCGATGAGAGTACTAAGAACACAGAAGTTTCCAGTCTTCAAGCTCAGCGCGAAAGCGATGAGAGTACTAAGGACACAGAAGTTTCCAGTCTTCAAGCTCAACGCGAAAGCGATGAGAGCACTAAAGATACAGAGGTTTCTAGCTTAACAGCTAAAGACGCTGATCTCGATACAGATATCTCTAGCCTTGTTGCTAAGGATAGCGGAGTCGATACAGACATCTCTAGTCTTCATGCTCAGCGCGTTTCTGACGAAGATACTAACGATTCAGAAATCTCTAGTCTTCAAGCTCAACGCGAAAGCGATGAGAGTACTAAGGACACAGAAGTTTCCAGTCTTCAAGCTCAGCGCGAAAGCGATGAGAGTACTAAGGACACAGAAGTTTCCAGTCTTCAAGCTCAGCGCGAAAGTGATGAGAGCACTAAAGATACAGAGGTTTCTAGCTTAACAGCTAAAGACGCTGATCTCGATACAGATATCTCTAGCCTTGTTGCTAAGGATAGCGGAGTCGATACAGACATCTCTAGTCTTCATGCTCAGCGCGTTTCTGACGAAGATACTAACGATTCAGAAATCTCTAGTCTTCAAGCTCAACGTGAAAGCGATGAGAGTACTAAGGACACAGAAGTTTCCAGTCTTCAAGCTCAGCGCGAAAGTGATGAGAGCACTAAAGATACAGAGGTTTCTAGCTTAACAGCTAAAGACGCTGATCTCGATACAGATATCTCTAGCCTTGTTGCTAAGGATAGCGGAGTCGATACAGACATCTCTAGTCTTCATGCTCAGCGCGTTTCTGACGAAGATACTAACGATTCAGAAATCTCTAGTCTTCAAGCTCAGCGCGAAAGCGATGAGAGTACTAAGGACACAGAAGTTTCCAGTCTTCAAGCTCAGCGCGAAAGTGATGAGAGCACTAAAGATACAGAAGTTTCCAGTCTTCAAGCTCAGCGCGAAAGCGATGAGAGTACTAAGGACACAGAAGTTTCCAGTCTTCAAGCTCAACGCGAAAGCGATGAGAGCACTAAAGATACAGAGGTTTCTAGCTTAACAGCTAAAGACACTGATCTCGATACAGATATCTCTAGTTTAGCAGTTGTTGCTTCTGAGAATGATGTAAGAGTTATCACAGTATCTCTTAATGAAGGAGACACCTCTAAGGCAGTAACATTCCCAAGCGCATTCCCGAATGGATCGGATGTTTCTGCTATCGGAATGATTAAAGCCGGAACTAATGACGCTATCGTTGCATGTCAACTTAGCGAAATTAGCGTAACTTCTGCAACATTCCAGTTCTCTGATGATATTCCAGCTGGTGGGGCATACTCATTGGTTGTAATGGCTTCTGCGTAATCGAGCAAGATTTATTTATCTTGGGCGACCCTTCGGGGTCGCCTTTTTTGTGTATTTATATATATGCGAGAAAATAAAGGTGAAGTTTCTAAGAGTGTAAATGAAGAAAAATCAAAACATATAATTGATAAGAAATTTTCAAAATTAAGGCACAAAGCTCTTTATATAGATTTAGAATATCAAGAAGTCTCGGATATTTTTAAGCAGGCTCAAAAGAATTTTATATCATCAATGTTTCAATATTGCTCTGAAAGAAAAATAAGGCCGCCTCTAGATGACCCTGGAGGTGGAGATAAAAAAAAGAATTCAAAAAATAAAGACGAAGGTATAAAAGATTTATATAGAGAAATAGTTAAGATGACCCACCCTGATAAAACAGCAAATTTATCAGAAGAAGAAATCGAATCTAGGACCGAACTTTACAATGAAGCCGTTAAGGGAAAGCAGGAGGGTGATTTTTGGACTATATTTAAAACTGCATTAGAATTAGATATACCAATTAATAATATATCTTTTGAGTATATAGAAAGGATAGAAAAAACGATATTTAAATTAGAGGGTAAAATAAATAAAATAAAAGATGATTTGATGTATAAGTGGTATTTTGCGGAAGAAGATGTTCAACTAGATATCTTTGATAAAATAACTGCTAATCAAGAAAAATACGAATAATTTTATATAATATATTATGAAAGTTGAATTTTACAACGTAAAGAAAAAAACAAAAGTTCAGGTAGACAGAGATAGGGTTAGTAAGCATGCGTACGAGAAAGCTTCCAAGATGGGTTCTTTAGTTATAAGATACGCTCTTAAGGCTGTCGATGAGGATGGCACCAAGCTTAGTAAGTTTTGCAGCAAAGCCGATTACGATAGTATTTAACTATTCGGATATCACGAATGTGGCTGGATTTGACGTGGAGCTATTTGCAGCTCTATTTAATTTATCTAAATTAAAGACGTAATCTGCGTTGGGGTTAACTAATCCATTTTGGTCGCAAACTGTAAATTTATTGTTAACGTCAAAAGAATTGTTTAATTGTGTTCCGTTGGCGTATGACTGGTATGTGTATGACGTACCTCCGTTAGGAGCCGTACCCCCTTCTGATACATTCTCAAACGTAATATTACTTGGGTTTATTGAGGTGGTACCTATTGGTGCTAAACCTGCGCCCAAACTATTTGGTGAGGCTATAACAGTTCTTGAGGTAAAACCTTCGAGAGTGTATGTGGGGTTGCTTGATATTGAAGTAGTTTCTATATTTGCTAAATTAAAAGCTGACACCTGCCAATCAAACGTTCCTTTTGAGTCTGCATCGGATACCGTTAAGGTGTAAGCATTACTAGTTTTTCCAGAACCAGAAGCTGTTTGAGTGAGCTGGGAGGGGTTTATTTGGGAAGCGTCTACATTTAGTGTTGGTGAATTCAGCATTAGTTGACTTGTTGTTAAATTGAAATTATCACTGGTTGGAGATGTTGATGTTTTTATCTTTAAAGCTAGGTTATTTATATTTATTGTCAAAGGCGTGTTTGCTATATTTACAGTTTTATAAGATTCTAGGACTGCGCCGTTCGAGTCTCTGGTAGCTGTTATTCTTAGATTGCTTTGGCCGCCATCTCCATCTACATTATATCCTCCAGAAAGGTAATCCACGCTTTTATTTGTTTCAAATAAGGATGGGTTACTTATTGTTATTTGATTGTTTGGTGATGTGTAGCTTATTAGGTCATGATTTATTACTATATTTTCTACGCTAGCTGATTCCGTAGACTTTATAGCTTGTTGGTTGGCTGGGTACGTTACTGGGCCAAAGCTTATAGATGGAACTGTAGAGTTATGAATTTCCGCTTTATCAGCCGTTTCAACTGGATCACTAATCGTTCCAAAATTGTTTATAGCCTTAAAGGTTGCACTTTGGTTCCCGTCTCTAGCTGAAGAGCCAAGCGGCCCAAATACATCAATTGGTACTGAGAATTCGAAGTTACCATTAGGTAGTGAGCTTTTCGAATAGTTTGAAGAAAATGAGGATTGACTTCCATCGCTAACTCCTAGGTTTTCGACCGATATAGATATATCATTTATAGAAACTCCGTTTCCGTTTATTTCTATTTTTGAATTAACTACATCTCCAGCCTTAATTTGAGATGAACCTATAATATGAGGTGCGGAGGAAGAACTTGCTAGTGAATCTAATTGTGTTGAAACTATTACTGGGCCATTGGCGATTTTAACTTTTACTTTTTTTGTGTCAGTGGCTCCATTACCGGTTCTTACTGCGTAAATTTCTATGTTATCATTATTGTTATATATCCCGTTGACATAATCGACAGTTTTCGTTGCCTCAAAATCAATTTGATTTATCATTGATATCTGTGGGTCTAATATTTCATAACTAACGAAATCTATTCCGTCTACCCAGTTGGATATTGAGTTTGAGAAGGTGGTTGATTCTCCTTCCCTTAAGCCATCTGACCTGCCGTTGTAAGATGATGGGTCTGATGCGGAGATTGTCGGATAAACTTGATCTAAGTCTCTGGTTCCACTATTATGACCAAAGTCAGAAGACTCTTTTAGGTCTCCTGTGCTACCAAATGAATCTACCGCTTGAACCGCTACAGATAAGGAGCCCTGTCTGTTCGAAATATCAACTGGTATTGTAGCTCTATATAAACCATCTACGCTTTGTAATGAATAGTTTGCATAATTCACTTCTTCAGCCAAGCCAAAATCATGAACTTTAATTAAATCGACATCATTTCTATCAAAATCTACATAAATATTGATAGAGTCCCCTTGTTTTAAATGGCTTGAACCTAAGGTCTCCCCGGGTTTGGCTGTTGCATTTTGAATTTCATCTATTAATACGTTAACTGGAGTTGGCCCTCCTCCTAACTCTAATAGGGGTAATACGGAGGTTCTCCCGTTAGCTGAGCCAGTTATCCCTGTTAGACCTTCTGCGTTTAAGTTGTCGATGAAGCCCATAAATCTTCTAGTATCTGTACCTAGCTGAGATATGTTAGATTCGGGTATTTTTTGACCATTGATATAAGCTTCGCCCATGTACGTTTCATTTGGTCCGTCCCATTTGAAATAAACCTTTAGGTCTTCTGCTGTAGCTACAGTAACTCCGGATAGAAAAGTGTTTGGATCTGGGGTGTTATAGAATGTTTTTTGAGTAACTCCGATATTATCTTCGATATCCGAGAAAAAGCAAAACTCAGATGCCCCAGATTGGATTTGTGATACTGATGTTCCTAATCTCGAGACATCGACCCCGTCAAGAGTTAAACCGCTTACGAAATTACCACTAATAAATTCAACACTATCAGAAGTTCTCACATTCTGATTCATTGAGAATTCTACGTCTCCAATATATAAATTATCAAAAACACCCGTAGCCCAAGCCTTGTTTACTCTACCTACGCTACCTTCTCCGCTATTTCGTGGTACTAAATTTCTGGTTGCCATTATGTTTATTACACTTTATATTTCTAAATTGATATATCATCCGTAAATGCCTCTGGGCCTGTATTATATCTCCAATGATTAGATCTTAGTTCTAGATCATTCTCATTCCTTAGTATCCACATTGTGTCTGATATGTGCTTAGCGTTTGAGGGTGTCAAGTCTCCATTTTCATCTTCCTCAAAAGCTTCACTTAATGTATATCTAGATTCGGCAAAATTGTTTTCTATGTTTTGTAAAAAAGAAAGGTCTCCTGTTAGATATTCTATAAAGTTTAGGCCGCTAACAAATAAACCGGAAGTCGCTTGTACTTGAGCAACTTCAAGTTTTCCATCATCTAGTTTTAATTGGGGTTGTAGGGGGTTTTGTCCTATTATATAATTATTTGGACCTACTCTTTTGAGGGGTTTTTGAACTTCGAAGAATTGCATAATATTTAATAAATTACGTCGGAGGTTCCGGTCTCTTTGTATGTAACTGTATACTTAACGGTATATCCTGATATTGTGTGCGGTCTCTTTACGAAAACTTTTTTAGCTTCATCGCTGTTAATTTGAACTGATGTATCTGGGTATAAATACATTATGTTATTATTTTCTGGATCATCTGTTCTATTTATATCGTAGGTCTCATCTATAGTGTGAAATTGTATAGGGTACGGAGATTCATTAAATATCAACACACTTTCTGCTAGGCCCATATCATATAATTCCGAAAAATCTTTAAGTTCGTAGGAGTTTATGGGGCTAGCTTTATCGTTTTCCTGACGTAATCCATAAGCAGTATCCGTATGAAATACACCTTCAGAATGCTGCGGTCTAGAGGGGTCTGTATCCTCTGCGTGGATGAAATAATTTGGATGCCCTGTCTCCGGTGTGCTTGGGTTGGTTCTCGCATTTGAGAAATGAGTATTATAGATATCATCCATAACGAATCTATCAATACCATAAGTATCCCCAGAGTACGCGCCATGTCTATCGCTATCAGGTATGTTCTCTAGTAAAATGAAGTCCTCTTCAATTTTTTGATTAACCGTCTTCGTTAGCAATTTCCATTCCTGGGTGTCTATTCTGTCGATATTTACTATCGCTCCGGTTTGACTTGCAATGCCAGAAGAAATTTCGGAAAGTAATCCTGATACCACATCCCCACCTAAGCCAACATTAATGGAACCTGATAGGCCTGATATTAGGTCTGACAGGTTCCCTATGTCTACGCTACCACTAGCTAAACCTAGATTTCCACCACCACCACCACCAGCTGGTTCCCACCTACTTTCTCCGCTATTCCAGTTGTAACTAAAGACTGGCTGGGGAGACAGGTGGTCTAATTTTGTAATATCCGTATATAACGGATTGTTTTTGAATCCTGAATTCGACATTTCAGGAGTTATTACACTTTTTTTTAGCCCCTATCTAGAGGATGCTTTAAACCTCTTCTTTTTTTACTATATTCCTTGAAGTATTTCTTCCTTAAGGGGTCGTAGCCAAGCTTATCCTCTCTTTTCTGGCTCATTTCCTTACTTTGGTCTATTATATCTCCGTATGTACCTTTTTGGTTTCCTGTTTTACTTATAAAACTATTATTGTCAAAAGGGTCTACCTTTGAATCTATATTTGCTTGCGGACTATGAAAAACCCTTTTCCATTGGACCCCTTTTTCGTCTACGTAAATATGTTCTTCATTCATGGTTTGAATGATATCTATAGTTTTTTCTGTCTCAGGGTGCTCGTATGTATACAAAGGCATTATTCTAATATTTTTTCTAATGTATTTTTATATGTAAATTTTTCTTTCAATTTTATTCCTTCTTTATTATCTATCTTACATAGTTTTTCAGCTTTTTCCATAGCTGATATTAAATCATTTTCATTAAATGTATATATACTACCTTGATTGAAGTTAGATCCTTCATGAAAAAAAATGTTATCATAAACTTTTTCCTCGCCATTAGGCTCAACGAGTATGCAGTTTTCTTTGTTAGCCCAATCTTTATGGGAGGTGGAGTTTAAAACTATACTCCACTTTCCTAGACAGGTTGCGTTAAAAGAAGGGAGGTTCCAACCTTCGGCTCCGCTCATACCTCCTAAGTCGATATCTATTGAGTTTATAAAGTCATTAACTTGGCTGTTATGAGGCAGGAAAGGTAGGAAATTAATATTCCCATATCTAGCGCCTCCTAGAAGATTGTTGATAAGGGATTCCATTTGCTCTTTCTTGAAAAAGGGGTTATTAATGCAACAGGTTAGTTGGTAGTTGTAATTATTTCCGTATTTCTTAATCCAGGTTTTTATTATTTTTTCAGTATGCTTTCTTTTTTCGAATTTACCCATTAAGCCGAAATGGATCTTATCGGGCATGTAGGATTTGTTTGTCTTATGAAAGTAGTTATCAAAGCCCAAAGGGGCGAAACTTGATCCTCTGAAACTGGATTGAGCATAGGAACTGCTAAATACAACTTTGTCTTGCATTTTAGCCAGGTTTATTTCGCTTTCAGTTGGTTGATTTAATTCGTAGAAGGTATAAAGAATTTGCTTTGAGGATATCCTATTTTCACAGCCGTTCAAGTGCCACATTTGGAGTGTTGTCGAATTTCTTTCTATTTTTTTATATCTATCATCTATAGATTCTTTAATCCATGATAAGAAGTCTTTATCCTTATTATCGAAAGAGCTTAAATCAACTTTTCCTATAGGGAAGAAAGCTAGATCTAAATCTAATTTATACATTTCTTTTAGTAGGTTGATCGAAACATTACCGAATGATAATGAATTTATTGGGCCTTTGTATATTATATTTTTCATATTTAGAATGGTATGTCCGCGAACTCGTCTTCTTGGATTATTTTATCGGCCACTTCTTCGGCTTTTGTTTGTTGTTTATCCTCTTTGTGTTTATCTAAAAATGTAACTATATCCCCAACACAGTATATTTTATTCCTCTTTTCTCCGGATTGAGATGTCCATGATGATTGTTGTAGTCTACCCTCTATTAAAACTTTTCTACCTTTCGATAGAAATCTATTGCAATTTTCTGCAACTTTGTTCCATGTTTCGATATCCATAAAGACCGTCGAGCCACTAACTATATTTGTGATACCTATGGAGAATTCACATACATTTTTGCCACTTTTTGTTTTTTTGAATATTGGGTCTTTGGTCAAGTACCCTAATCCTATAAATTTATTCAAGTTATGATCCTCCTTCTATTTCTTCGTTTAACTCGTCTTGTATGTAATTTACCACTGAGTTATGTATGTTTATACAACCTTGTATACTAAGGTTCATCTTTGATCCGATATCTTTCCATGGCATAACTTTATTCCTCTGTCCTATAATATACCTCATGTTGAATATTTTTTCAACCCTTTTATCTGGGTGCTTCGAGATTAATGACAGAACCTTGTTAAATAGATCCCTCTTTATATTTGATTCTATTGAGTTTTCGTGAGGATCGTTATTTTCTGGCATGTTTTCTATATTTTCTGCATGAAATGCTGGCCTACGCTTATTCTTGTTGTAGCTATTGAGGCACATCCACTTGGTTTCATTTCCGAGATAAGTGCTGAATTTCGCACCTTTAGTTTTGTCGAATTTTAATGCTGCGCTGTAGATTTTATATTCTTTATCTTTTATCAATTCACCATAGTTTGCGAATTGATTATCAGGGCTAGAGTAGCTATTGACCATATCTAGGTATATGCCACTGTGCCTGTCTATTAACATAGATAAGCTTTTTTCAGTATTAACATCTGCTTGAATGTTTTCTATTAAGTTCTCGTCTGATATTTCCATTAGTTTATAATTGTTTTTAAAATTTCTCTAACCGCCGATTCTTGGTTTTTGCGGATGTTATCCCTAAAGTCCTCCCATGTGATTTTATGTCTTGATTTTGCGCGCAGAATCGGATCATTTTTTGTCTCGTCTTCGTTAGGTGGAGAGATTCCTTTTCTTGTTATATGTATTGACTCACCCCCTATATCATGAACCCAGTTTATCTCATTCGGGAACCTAACGTCAGTTATAAAAACTAACTTTCCTGATTTTACTTCGCTTTTTACGCTATCGTTGATTTTATCAATCCAGCAATTTTCATCAAGCTTTCTTCTTATATGAGTTCCGTAGGTCACCAAGAAAGGTCTAATTAAAGCTTTCTCTTCTGAGTTTTCGGTAAACGCTGAAATATTTACATTCCTAATTAGAAAAGGGTCACATTCATGTTTTAAGCAGTCAGCGAAGGCGTACCTTTTGTGCTTTATGCCCATTTGCTTAAGCATAGGTTTTGATATTTCATAAAACGAATCTTTTCCGCTTCTTGCTAATCCAGATATTCCTACAACTTTCATGCTATGCTCCGAAGATGTATCTCACATCGTTGGACAACTCGTAGAGTCCCGCGTTGGCTAACATCATTGATACTGAATGATAGGATATTAGTTCATCGTATTCTTCTTCCATCGCATCTGGTTTTAACTCATGAGATATCATAACGGATGATAACTCTAAGCTTTTCCCCTTGCGAAGTAACATTTCTTTGAGCGCCTCGGTGCAGGCCTCTTGCTCGTCGTAGGCTTCAATTATGACCGACCAACTAGAACATCTTATCATAAAGTATTTATTTTCACTTAGGTCTATAAATTTCATTGTTACTACTTTACCACATAAAAGATTATTTGTCAATATTTTTATATATTATATATATTATTTTAAAATATATCATTATTCCTATACTATTAACATCGTTCAATTTTTTGAATGTCCCACGTTCATTTTTTTGAATTTAACTTGACTAAAAAACATTTTTACTGTATGATAATTGCATATGAAGAAATTTATACAAGTTCCAGTAGAAATTCAAAACGACGTAATAGATGGTAAACTAATAGGAAACGACTTATTAATTTATAACTACCTAGTAATTAAAGCTGGACACGGAAAGCCGATTTACTATTCAAACGAGAAGATAGGGGAAGACTTAGGTGGAATGTCCTACGGGAAGATATCTGCAAGCTTAAATAGACTAATGAAAGCTAAACATATAAAAAGAAGAAAAACTTGCAATAAAACAGAAACACAGCTAAGGACAGTAATAAGGGATTCTAATAACATTTTAATAAGAGGGCAGAAGAAATGAAAACAGCTTTATGTTTTAGTGGTAAATTAGGCAAATGGGAGCTAACTAAAAAATCAATTCTTGAAAAAATAATAAAGCCCTTAAAACCTGATATATTTCTTAGTACATGGAAAAATGAAAATTTTAAAGAATTTATCAGCTTCTATAAACCCAAAAAAATAGAAATATTAAATTTCGAAGACTGTAAAAAAGATATTTTCGGAAAAAACTGCAACCAGAAACTAGGCTTAAGACCTATGTGTTATGGCATGTCCAGGAGCTTCAGCCTAATCTCAAGAAAATATAAGGATTACGATCTAATAATTAGATTAAGACCGGACCTAGAGATCATCGATTCACTTAAGAGGCATGAGATAAAAACCAATAAATACATAAAACTACCATTTTACGAAAGCCATTCGATATACAATCATGAAAAAGAGCTATCTAAGGGCATGTCATTTAGTTTCGTTTTTGAAAAATCAATATTACCCAATCAAATCAATGACCAGATAGCTTTGGGCCCACCTCAATTAATGAAGCAGTACATGAATTGCTTTAATTTAATCGACCACGCAGTGGAGTTCCTAAAGAATAACGGCTACCCAAGTTACATGTCAGAGGTTCCAGAGAGTGTATTAACTATGTGCTTAAAGCTTAACAACATTCATTACGCAAGGTTGTCGGGCACTTCTGACTTCGGTAACCTAAAGGTAAAACTAACTAAATGATTAAGCTTATAATATTCGACCTGGATGGTGTTTTAGTTGAATCAAGAAACCTTCACTACATTTGCCTAAATAAAGCCTTGGAAGAAATTGACCCAAGCTTTTCAATAAACAAAGAAGAGCATCTCTGCAAATACGACGCTCTAACCACAACACAAAAACTCAATAAACTAACAAAAGAAAAAGGTCTCCCCAGAAACCTCCACGATAAAGTCTGGAGGATCAAGCAAGAAAAAACAATTGATCAAATCAATTCTTACGACAAGGATCAAAGGATAATATCTATCTTAAAAAAACTAAAACAAAAGGGTTATAAGTTAGCGTGCGCAACAAACTCTATCAGGGAAACTTCTAAATTAATTTTAATTAAAAAAGGTTTCTTCGACTATATAGATTTACTATATTCTAACGAGGACGTAAACAACCCAAAGCCTAGCGCAGAGGTCTATATGAGGTGTATGATAAAGCTCGGCGTAAACCCTGACGAGTCAATCATAATTGAAGATTCGCACATAGGCCGTAAGGCGGCAATCAGGAGTGGAGCTCACTTATGCGCAGTAAAGGATTCGAGTGACTTGACTTTTGATAAAATTAATAATACTATAGTTGATGCAGATAAAAAAACGCAAATTTCACCAAAATGGCAAGGAGGTAAAATGAATGTTCTGATACCGATGGCAGGTGCCGGTTCAAGGTTTGAGCGGGCAGGGTATACCTTTCCGAAGCCTCTTATAGATATAAACGGTAAACCTATGATACAAAGGGTTGTCGAGAATTTAAATATTGACGCAAGGCATATATTTATAGTTCAAAAGCACCACTATGAAAAATATTCATTAAAACATACATTGAATCTAATATCACCGAATTGCGAGATAGTTCAAGTGGAAGGAGTAACCGAAGGGGCAGCCTGCACGACACTACTAGCAAAAAAGTTTATAAACAATGAAGAACCCTTAGTGCTAGCAAACTCTGATCAATACGTAGACTGGGACAGTAATCAATTCATGTATTCATGCATGGCTGACAACATAGACGGATCGATACTAACCTTCAATTCAACTCACCCAAAGTGGAGTTACGCCAAGTTAAATAACGAGGGGCTCGTCATTGAAGTCGCAGAGAAAAAACCGATTAGTAATAATGCTACAGTAGGAATATACTTCTGGAAGAGGGGCCTAGATTACGTACGTTGCGCGGAATCTATGATAGAAAAAGATATAAGAGTTAATAATGAATTCTACGTTTGCCCTACTTACAATGAGGCATTACTTATTGGAGGGAGAATAAAAACTTTCCATATTGAAAAAATGTGGGGACTCGGAACCCCAGAAGATCTTGAGGCATTTCTTAAGCATGATCCTTGTAGCTCATAGGGGAAATATCAACGGGCCAAACCCGGAAAAAGAAAACTCAATAGAGTATATAGAAAGTGCAATCAAGCAAGGTTTTGATGTCGAAATAGACCTATGGGCCAAAGAGAAGCTTTGGCTGGGTCACGACAAGCCCCAGTATGAGTGCCCAACAGAATTTCTAATAAAAAACAGCAACAAACTCTGGATTCATTGTAAAAATCTAGAAGCTATGGATATACTCGCCGAATTTAGAACATTGAACTTCTTCTGGCACGAGTCTGATGATTTCACATTAACTTCGAAAAAATTCATATGGACATATCCGGGCAAAATGGTTTGCAATAAAAGCGTACTAGTAGTAGAGGATGCTAGGCAATACTCGGGGCAGATATGTTTTGGATTATGCTCTGATTATTTAAGGTGAAATACTGGAACCCGCACAACCTAAAAGATGAATACGGAAATCCAGTTGATTACGTACCCAATTTTACAAATCTCCAACTAACACTCCAAAATAACCTTCTAAAAAAATTTGAAGAGCTTGAAAATAAAATATCAATAATCATCCAAGGTCCACTAAATAAAAGGTCAATTAATACGATACCTCGTTATTTAAATTGCGGCGAAGTTGTACTAAGCTACTGGGATCAGGACGACAAAAAACTTCTAGAAAAGGTAAGCGGAAAAGTGAAATTAGTTGAAAATAAAATAAAAGACGTATCCCCCTTTCTATTTAAAACAAGAAATAAAAATCCATTCGCATACCAATACTTCACCACATTAAATGGATTAAAGTCCGCGAGCTCAAATCTAGCAATTAAAACTAGATCCGACGAATCATACCCCGACTTAAATCCTTTCATAAAAAATATGAAAGATAATATGAATTTCAAAAATAAAGATGGATCTTACAATTGGTTTAAGTTAACATGTTGTAATATATATTTCAGAAAAGATAAAGAATTTAAATTCCACCCATCAGATCACCTTATAGGCGGAAATAGATCTAGATTAATAAATACATTCGAAAAATGTTTACACAAATGTAAATTCGGCCAAACTAAATACACAACACCAGAACAGCTAATAGGAACAAGCGCCATTGAGACCTATTTTGACCCACTGTTGAAGAAAAACGATATAGCTAACCCAACAATTTCATCAAGCCTAATGAAGAAGCATTTCTCAATAGTTAGGATAAAAGATCTACCAAAATGCACTTGGACATCGAGCTACAGGCAATACCACGAACTAAAAGGGGAAGAGGACTGGTGTCACAGTATTAACGAAATAGATAGTTGAGAAAATTGTAAAAACTCATAATATCATTATATTATTTAAACTATTATGAGCATATCACTATACAAACCAAACAGCAAAAACGCGGGTTGCGCGTTTAAATTTTCAATCGGTCAAAACAAAAAAAAAGAACCAACTCTTTACGTTAGCGCGATCCAGCAGTATAGCTGGGATGATACTAAAAAAATCGGAAGCTTCTCCGGTAATGGGGACGATCCAGATAAAAAAATTAGCTTAAAGTTTTCAGAATTCGAGGTGGGAGGTATGATTAGTTCCTTCAAAAATAGGAATGAGTATTCATCATTTCACTCTTACGACACAAACAAAACCTCAATAAAATATACCCCCTGGGATAAAAAATCAAAAGTAAAGAGGGGGGACAAAGAAGAGTGGATAACCCTACCAGCATTCGGTATCACTTTTGTTAGAAATGGAAATCAAACATTCAGAATACCGCTTGAGCCGGGTGAGGTGGAGAACCTAATTACCTTCTTTAAATTCTTTTTAAGTACCTTGTACTCATATAGAAGGGAACAGGAAGCGATCTCTCTTGAAGAATACAGGTCAAAAAACAACACAACTCAAGGCTCTAATAATCAAGAAGATGATGCCCCTTTTTAATGAAAAAGAAAAAGGTATTAATCCACAGCAACCACTGTAAGGCTCTTACTGGTTTTGGTAAGCATACTAAAAATATACTTATATACTTACAGAAAACAGGTAAGTACGAATTAGTTGAACTCTCGAATGGGGTAAAACAGGGTGACCCTTCACTTAAAAAACTCCCATGGACTTGCGAGGGCTCTCTACCAAATGATCCAAATTTACTAAAAAAGTTAAATAAAGATCCTAAGTTAGCGAGGAATGTGAGCTACGGCTCCGAAATGGTTGATAAAATAATAGAACGAGAAAAACCTGATGTCTATATAGGGATAGAGGATATTTGGGCTTTTTCGGGATACCCCGAAAAAAGTTGGTGGAATAAAATTAACTGCATGATATGGACCACGCTTGACAGTCTACCCATCCTACCGGACGCAGTAAAAGCTGCACCGAATATAAAAAATTACTACACCTGGGCTTCGTTCGCACAAAAATCTCTAAATGAAATGGGTCAAAACCATGTAAAAACATTAAGAGGTAGCCTTGACGCTTCTAATTTTTTCAAAATTGAAAAACAGCAAAGATCTCAAATTAGAGAAAAGCTTGGTATTAAGAAAGATGACTTTATCATAGGTTTTGTTTTTAGAAATCAGTTAAGAAAAAGCGTACCGAATTTACTTGAAGGTTTTAAATTATTCTTAAACAAAAACCCGTCATGTAATGGGAAATTATTACTCCACACGCACTGGAATGAAGGTTGGGATATACCTAGGTTACTAAAAGAAAAAGATATCGACCCATCAAGAATATTAACAACGTATTTCTGCAAAAAGTGCGGGGAATATGAAATCAAAAACTTTACAGGTGAGAATATTAATTGTCAACTCTGCGGCTCTGAAAAATCTCAAACCACAACCAACACGAAGTCGGGAGTCTCAGAAGAGCAGCTAAATGAAATTTACAATATCATGGATGTATACTGCCACCCATTCACAAGTGGCGGGCAAGAAATTCCGATACAAGAAGCTAAATTAACTGAATTAATAACCCTTGTGACAAACTATAGTTGCGGAGAAGACTGTTGCGTAGAGGAGGCTAACAGTCTGCCCTTAAGCTGGAGCGAATATAGAGAGCCTGGAACCCAATTCATCAAAGCAAGCACAAGCCCTGACAGCATATGCAATCAGTTATCAAAGGTCCTATCTATGACTGACAAAAAAAGAAAAACGATGGGCAAAAACGCAAGAAAGTTTGTCTTAGAAAACTACAGCATAGAAGTTATTGGAAAAAAACTTGAATCAATTATAGATGAAATGCCAGAAGTTTGCTGGGATTTTGATTTCAAAATAGAGGAGAGAGACCCTAATTATAAACCCAACAACAGTTTAAGTGACCCAGATTGGATCCTGGACCTTTACAAAAATATCTTAAAGATTGAAACTAATAATCTAGAAGATGGACACAAACATTGGATGAATCGGTTACAGACAGATCTAACAAGAGATGATGTTCTTAAATATTTTCGAGAGGTTGCAAAAAAAGAGAATAAAGAAAACAAAAAAACAGAACTAGCGGACTTACTAGATCAGGACGACGAGGGTAAGAGGCTTTTGATTGTTATGCCTGAAAGAATAGGTGATATTTATTTATCAACCTCCCTTCTACCCAACATTAAAAAGCAGTATCCAGAATATAATATATACTATGCAACAAGACCCCAGTATTTTGAAATTCTAGATGGAAATAATTACATACATAAATGTATACCCTATCAAGACTCTCTCGCAAACCTCCCCGTTATGGAAGGGCAATGGGAGAATAAAGGTTATTTTGAAATAGTTTTTATACCATTCCTAGGGACACAGAGAGTGATCAATTTCCCTCATAACACGAAAGATAGAATACAATTTGATTTATGCACCTACTAGAACAATATGCCCTATCCTGTGGCGTAAAGATAGATAAACCCTTCATAGAAACTTCTTATTTTCCAGTAGTTCCTGAAAAATATATAACACTGCATGCGAGCGAAAGGATTCAATCAAAAACATACGACTATTATAATGACGCAATAGCATTAATCAGACCTTTTTTATTAAAAGAGGGTATACAAATAGTTCAAATAGGATCAAATAAAGAGTCCTGTATATCCAACTGCATACAACACCAAGGTAACACAACTATAAAGCAAGCTGCATATATAATCAAAAACTCGCTACTTCATTTAGGCACTGATTCATTCTCAACCCATGTCGCTTCGGGGTTTGGTAAAAAAATAGTAAGCCTTTATAGCACATTATATAAAGAATGTTGCGGTCCATACTGGGGCAACCCGAGTGAACAAGTCCTCCTTGAACCTGACAGGAAAAACAAAAAAGCCTCCTTCTCTGACGTGGAGTACCCAAAATCAATAAATACCATAATGCCTGAAAAAATTGCTTGCGCAGTTCTAGACTTACTAAAAATAGAACACAACTTATATAATATAGAAACATTTCACATAGGCGAATCTTATCATTCTGGATCATTAGCCGTTATACCCAACCACGTAATGCCTGATAATTTCGCACCAAACCAACCAGCAAATATACTTGGCCACGAGCATTTTGACGAACACAATATAACGAAATGGGCGTACAGCAGAAAAGTTAATATCTTCTTGAACAAACCGATGCATATCAATTATCTTAGAAGCGTAAAACAAAACATCAACCAAATTAATTACTTCGCAACACCAGACGATAACGAGTCATTTTTTAAAGCGGTATCCAAATTAGGCATTCGAGTAAAGATAATATCTAAAGATGAAAATACAATAAATGATTTAAAATTAAAATTCTTCGACTGGGATGTAAATCTTGTAACAAAAAAAACTAAAAAAGATATTGACAATTACGAAAAAATATGCAATAATACTCGTTATAAAAGTTCTCAAATCATCGCGTCAGAAAAAAAACTTTACGCAAGTAAAGCTGCTTGGAAAAATAATATCAATGGAAACCATGATAAAATCATTGACTGCGAAGAGTTCTGGGAAGATATTTCAAACCTAAAACTTTATAACGATAAAAACCATGGTAAAAACAAAGACAGCAGAAAATAACTCAGAAGATTCTCAGCCAAGCGACTTGGCTTACATCAAAAATTACAAAGACGGTCCTGGCAAATTTATTAGAAATGAATTTGGATTACTTGATAATGTAGATTATGAATTTGCTGAAGACGGATCTGTTAACTGGAGGTCAATGATAAAAGATGAACATCTCTTTCCTAATAAATCGTGGTTCGATCTAAGAAAGAAAGATGTACCTAGATCTATCGATGGACTAAAGGATCATCAGCTCTTGATTAAATTAAGCGGAATTAAAGAGCTTGCGAAATTAAGAGGATTTACAGATGTTTATTATGATGTACCGTCAAGTGTGAAATGAACCATGTAGCTATTTTATGCCGAATGAAATTCTCACCAAACTATGAAACCTTTGGCCAATCGGTCATATTCCAAGATATGGCGAATGCAACACTAGACAATACAAGCAGCTTCGCTACAAAATTCCTCGAAACGATAGCTTGCAATCGAGCTTTTGTAAGATGCGTAAGAAACTTCTTGAATGTTCACATCGTAGGAGACGATGAGATTGATAAATCAAACAGTATAAACAAAAATATCGGATCTTCTATATCTCCATCTCTTACTCCTCATTCTATGGTAGAGAATTTAGTTAGAGAAAAATTAAATTGTTCAAACTTTGATGAATTTAAAGTCGTATTAAGGGATTGGTGGAAAGCGGGAAAGTATCAAAATGATAATGCTAAAGACTGGAGTGATTTTGGCGACATCTCTCCCACTGATTCTAGAATCTTAATGAAAGTTATAAATTCAGGTTGATATTTTATTTTGCAATTCTTTAATTTGTTCCTTCATATCATTAATAATACATTGCTGTTCCTTTATCGCACCAACTAAAATTGGAACCATTTTTTCATACTTAACAGCTAGGTATCCATTTTTTCTTTCTTCAACTATTTGGGGAGCAATTTTTTGAACCTGTTGAGCTATTAACCCTATATCGCGACCACTATATACCTCCTGATTATCATTCCAATCAAACTCCACACCATCAACCAATTCAAGCTTTTCCAGGCAGCCTGAAATAGGAGTTATGTTGTTTTTTAATCTTTCGTCTGATGAAAGAAATGCCACAACATCTCCATCACAAAAAGTTCCATTTATGCAACCGATAAAAAAAGCATTATCAAATAATACCTGCCCCACATCACCAATTACGTGTGTATTATATTTTAGATCAATCCTATTGCTTGCTCCATTAATAACTGTACATCTTCTAGAGTTAGAAATAGTATTATTTGAGCCCTGAATAATTATATTGTTAGGTTCAAAACCTTCTTGGTCATTAAAAGTAGAGACAGTTGGTGCATCATAAGTTGAGTCATCTATAATAAAATGACGGTGGGCTCGGAATGGATACTTGTGGAGTTGACATAATTTTATTTACACATTATATTAATCGATGTAATACCATCGTGAGTTAGAATTGCTGTAAAACCAGTTTGTATTCCCGCTCTTACCATAACCAAATGAATCTGCACTAAACCAGCACCAACCATTTATACTTACTATGTTATTGTTATTATCTTGATCCTTAGCTTGTAATGGTGAATAAAAATTAATCCAAAAGTTAGGGAATTGTCGGTCCTGTGTATTAGAGACTGTGTAGCCCCCATATGCCACCATTAGTGGTTGTGCCTCCAAGATTAACATAATAAACACCCCCAAGATCTCGCCTTATTGGAAACCTTCCGTCCTCAAAATCGATTCCATTTGCGGAAACAAGACAGGTTTGCGCAATCCATGTATTTGCTATCCATCCTGGAGTTCCATTAGCATGCGCAGCCTTAGGCCACGAGTTTCTTGATATCGTTTCCCACATATGGTATGATTGAACAGTGCCGCCCTCGGTAGAGGCGCTGCTGCCTGGAATGGGGGGTGCCGAGCCTTGGCTCGTCCTGGATGTTCTCCTAAATAAAAGATTAACAGGTGCTCCCTGATTGTCATACATATTTGTATTACTAGAAAGAGATGACCAATTCGCGCTAGACCAATAAACTAAATCTCCAGCATCGTATTTTTTTTCAAAATTATATTCTTCACCAAAGCCAAAAAATGCACCGCCAATTAGATACGCCCAATCAGATACCACATATAAACCACGTAGACCATAATAATACCTATTGACTGGATCAAAAGTAATTATATTATTATCTCCACATATAATGGCCTGATTAACGCCTGCTGGTCTATCATTTAAGCCGCCCCCCTATCGAATTATTTTGCCCCACCCAGCAAAACATTAGCTCCATGAAAATATTGATCTCCATTTGTTGTAATTTTGTTGTCGTAGCCCCCTAAAATAGAAGAATAGCTATTATTTCTTATTTCTAAGTTGTACCCCCCCCCAATAATAGAAAACCCTCCAGATATCTTAGACTCCGCTCCCCCAATTATTGCCGAAGCTACTGATCTATATTCAGTGCCCCCCTCTAAAAAACTGGCAGATACTTCGTTATTAAAGCCACCTCCTAAAAATTTACCAAATGTTACATCGTTATCCGCCCAAGTTGCAAAGTCGGTAGGGCTTATTGCTTGTCCCTTTTAAATTAATTGACCCATCAAAGCTTGCGCCAGACAAAAACGATTTTACCAGTTAATGAATCGAAGCTTATTTTTGAATTTGCTCCTGCTCCTATTTCCGTTCCGTCTAATTTCTTCAATGGGCCACCCATATCAAAATAAATATTATTGTAATTATCCCTGGCAAGCAAAAATCCAGCCGTAGAATAAGGTGCTTTTTGGCGGATATCTACACTCCTTACAACAAATCATCAATACCAGGCAAATTATCCTTGTATATGTATACCGCCATGTTATTATATATAGGTGTAACCGAAAAAGAAACCGTTCCATTATCACTTCTCCATCCAGTAAAAAAACTCGCATCATACGTGGGTTGATTCCTTCCGTTCATGCCTAATTGAAAGGTCCATGAGGTACCTCTTGGATTATCAACCTCTATAGTAACCGCATAAGTAGTACCCGCTACAAGCGGAACAGAATCCTGAATTAGCCCAGTGAAATATGGGAATGCATTAACAAAATCCGAAAACCTAGCTTCTCCAAAAGCGAAGTTAACGTATGCACCCTTCCAATTTGAATTACCATTATTAAAATCTCCATTTAAAACCAAATTGTAAAAATTCAGAAATAACTGACTACCTATCTGTGTATGATGAACTGATAATCCACTAGCAAACCCATCTGACAGTATAAAACCAGATTGACCGGATTTCCCCATCACCAAACCTCTAGTAACAAAAGCGTCTTCAGTAAGTAATAAATTAGTAGCTATACTCTCAAAACTTGCACCAATCTTTTCCAATATGTTGTATTTCAATGTTCCAACTGAAGTTGTGTAAGACTCTTGATAGCACTACCCGATTGAGTTCCATTAGAATTACCTGAAGATGTGTGAGACTGTATGCAAATATAAAAATCATCACTAGAAGCTGGATCCTGAACGAGGTCGGCTCTTACAGGTCTACTAATGTCATTATCGGCATATTCAGCAACATAAGATTGGCTAACCTCCCAGGGACCCTTAAAACCAACCCCTGGACCAGGATTCCCGACTTTACCATCTATAACCCTAGTAACAACCGCGCCTTTTATTTAAATCCGAAAATGCGCTTTTTGCGTAAATTATAAAACCATCTCCGTCACTAATACTTTTTATAGCATTATCAAAACCTTGTATATTTAATTGAAGCTTAACCTCAGAAGAGCTTCCGCTTTTTGAAAAAGAATTTGATACATAATAAAAACGACCAGAACCTATCGCAGTAGAACTTGCTTCAGTATTTACAGATGCTATAGGGGTCCAATTATTACTCAAGTTTCCGATACTTACCTCAGATCCATCGTCTTTTAATATAAATGCTTTTATTCTTATGTCATCCACCAAACCAATCGAAGTATTTCTAAACTTTATATGTAAATACTATGTTTTGATTTGTTGTATAAATATACTCAGAAATTCCATCTTGATTATCATCTCTTTCTACATAATTGAAATAACCAGGAGAAGCGTTTATATCAATAAAATCATAATCATCACCAGATGACTGTTTTATATTTCCCCGTAAAACTAATTCTCCGTTATCAAAACCTAAGCTATTATTTCCACCTTGAAAGGCGAATGAGCCGTCCCCGCTTAGCAAAAATCCCTGCTGGTTAACATTGTGATCTATCCCAATGAAACCGGCAGTTCTTACCGCCCCCTGGTTACCAGCGCTTTGAGTAACTTGTATATCATGACCATCTATAGTTCCTGCTGTAATTTTATCGGCCTTAAGATCGCTTATTTTAGCATCAACAATTGCAGCGTTAGCAATATTAGCTGTACCTATTAAGGCGTTAGCGAATGAGTGATAAACTGGAGTAGCAACACCAAGGTCAGCCCTCGCAACTATAAAGTCTCCATCATCAAAACCATTTACAGGATTTTGACCTTGAGATCCCGCTGGATGACTTTCTGAAAAATCGTAATTAGTAGCTCCTTTGTCCCACCATATATATCCACTTGGCTTGGTCGCATCAGTTTGACCTAAATCAATTCTGTATTTCTGCCCAGTAAAATATAAGTCATGAGAAATCCATTTAATTTGATCACTTGTCCCAACTTGAGAAAAAGGGTTATTAGGAACAAGGGATATGGTGTTTGCAAATTTTTCAGTCATTCTAACTTCAAAATCAGATATATCAGTAGCGCTAGCCTGCCCAAGATTTAATCTTAAGCCTTTAATATATAATAGATTATTTTCTGGTTGCAGATCAGCTTGACCAGTAAACGGACCTTTATTACCTGCAAAATCTACAGGCCTAACCCAAAAGTATCTAGTATCATTTGTTTTGCCGAAATAAGAAGTTTCAACTTCTATTCCATTTGCTTGTACATTAAATATTTTTGTAGCATTGGTTATACCTGAAGCAGGATCTTGCTTCTCAATTGGTATTGCCCCAAAACCCTCAATATAATTTGGAATGTCGCCCTCTATTCTTCGGTAACCACTATTATTTGAAAAATCCAGAGGTTTATTGAGATCGGCTTCGTCTTTTAGAAATGTATTTACACTACCAAGCTCAAGCTTATCATCTGCATCCGAGTTACCCATCCACACTTCGTAGTGGCTAAGATCATTCGGAACCTGATCAAGACTTCCTATTTCTGAATTCGGATGAAGCCAATTTAAAAAATAGTTCTCAAATGCAGTATCTCCACTAAAGTTTATAACTGGACCCGGTATATCATCTTTAGATGTCCTAAATACTGGCCCTGTAGGACCATTAGGATTTTGATTATTAAAAGTTTTCGGCCAGACAATAACTTTTTGTAAATCTTCTGTATTATTTAATACTCTATATAAATCCCCACTACCGAAATCATCAAAAGGTAATATCTTATAAAAATAACCTGTAGGCTGATCTATTCCATCTACTCTTTGAATCGGAGGTTCATCTACTATTTGAGTTACATTATCTCCAAAAGATGCGTCTGCTGCGCCTAAAGTAACCTTAACTAAAGTGGAATCTAAATTCTCAAAACTAGGGAAAGAGTCGTATGGTCTTCCATCTGATCCTGTAATTTCAAAATTCTCCTGACTAGATCTATATAAATGAACTTTTGTTGTTTTTTCTTGGGTAGAGAATGCATAATTAAAATTAAACTTAACCTTAGTAACCTCACCGGTAGTATCAACCTGAAAACCATTTGACAAAATACTTGGCTCTTGATTAATTCCTATTATTTTCTCACTATTTAATACATTTCCATCTTTATCTATTATGCCAACTTCAATACCTACACTCCTCTTTCCGCTCTCTGGGATGCCTATATGACCAAAAACAAAATCATCATAACTATCATCACGCAGCCACACGGGAATCCATTGAGATTCCTGAAAAGTTGAGTTAACATATTCGCCGGAACCAATATATGCATCCAAGGGCCCGCCGCTAGGGTTGTCCTCCAAGGCGTAATATAATGAATTATTATGGTAAACGATGTCATTTTGATTATATCCAGAAGGGTAAATATCGTCTCCACCCGCATCAATATTTGTCCAAAAACCTTCTCCCTGAACAGGAGTCGTTGAAACATTCGTGATCAACCCACTCCATATATCATTATCGTATAAAACTAAACTACCACGAGTATAAGTTTTATCGGCTGACCAATTATATGCATCTAACTTATAAGCTGGAAACAACAAGCTAAACCATTCGCTATTATCCGGTGTCTGTTTAGTCCAATTATTAACGTCCATAGAAGGACTAAATCCATTAAAATCCCAATGCGATAAGGGAGCCTTCTTCCATCCATCAGAAGTATATACTTCAATAAAATGATAATCTGGCTCTATATCACACAACGAATGAGAACCATCATCCACCTTATCAGATTCGTGCAGGGCGATTTTACCCCAATTCCCATCTGAAACATTAACGTAAAGAAAATTTGAATCACATTCTACATCTCCATTATTTCCCGCGCTCCTGGTTACTGGAATAAGCGGGATTCTGCCCCAATTATCATAATCGAAACAGTAATACAAATAATCATTAACAACATTTCTATCTCCTGGATTTCCTGGAGACGAATGATCAAAAGAATTGGCTCCTACAGAAATATCCACATTTACTTTATATATAGAGCACGGAACTTCGTCAAATAATGAGAGAACTCTCCACCTCGTCCTATCTGTTCCAGGAATAAAACTTTGATTTGCGTCTTGATCCCTCAAACACAAGTAAAAAGTCTGATAATGTAAGACTATATCACCAGCTATATACCTTGCTCTCGAAGAATAAGAAAATATCTGCTCATCGGAACTTATTACAAAATCGCCCACAAAGTAATTTACGCGGGAATCAAAAACCCCCTTAACATTGCTAGATTTCGGACCAAATGACCCCTCTAAATGAGCATAGGGTTTTTCTACCTTATAGATATTACCTTTGTATTGAAATTGATTATTAAAATTGTTCCAGTAATAAGTCTCTGAAGCACTCCATTCTTCATAATGAGGCCTTGGGTTATTATCAATCAGGGATGAAGAAAACATCGTATCAACATTGAGCTTGTATATATGTTTATTAAAATCTGCTACAAAATCACCAGAATTATAATATCCATTTGCATCAAATATCTGAAAATTAGAAGCAAATCCCCCTGTTCCATAAATCTCATTATTCACCTCTCTTGTGTATTCGTACGAATCAATTAATTTGGTAGTGGGAAGATCAAAAATCACAGTTCTATTCCCATCAGTATCTACGGATGATATCCTAGAGTTTTCTCCCTGCGTTATTCCTGTAAGGAAATCTTTCGTGTGAGAATCAAATAAAGATCCGCTTATACCTAGTATAGAAGGGGTGTCAGAAGTAGAGAGAGCAAATCTATATTGTTCTAAATCAACCAAATTATTATCTTGATCTAGTATATTCCAATCAAAAATTAAATCATCCTTCCTTTCTCTAAATCTTAAGTTAGATATTTTAACCTCTGAAGTCAAACCTTTTAGATCTCCAGACTTCGTTAAACCATCATCGCTTAAATTTAAAATATCAGAAGCTCCGTAGCCATCGTGAGCTTGAAGTGCGTAATAATAAGATAAGCCCCATGTCTGAGTATCTGAATATTGATTATTTGTTATATTGAAACTCGAATAATCATAAAGAACTTTATCCTCCCTTATGAATTCCCAATAATCACCATTATCGGGGGGTCTATTTTTGTTGCTAGAGTGAGGCTGAATGCACTTAAAAATACCCGTTTGAGGAGGTGTATTGTAAGTTACCATATCCCCAGACTGGTAGTTGCCGAACCCAAAATTCCACTGATTAGCTAAAAGCACATCTCTAAAATAATCTATATTTGCCTGAAGATTTTTATAGTCAACGAGTTCCACAGAAGACGGTATTCCCAACTTTTTGATAGAGACTTTATTAAAATCGCTATCATTAGAAAACCAAGAAAAAGAAACGTCCGAGCCTCTCAAGCTGTAATTAAAACCCTCTATATTTGACTCGTAATTCACGCCAGTCAGCACACCGGTCGCAGTTCTACCGAAAGAATCATGAGATACTATTCTTAGGCCAAACGTACGATCTAAATTTAAATCATCAAAAACTGACTCGTTCAAACTTAAAGAAAATTCCCTATAGTTAGATAGCGCCTCACTAGGAGCTTCAGCTGAAATAGAATTTTGCAAGCCTGGGCTAGCATCTAATACTGATGCGGGAATAACAACAGCTCCTGTTCCATTTTCTATGGTTATATCAAATTTCTCAAACAAACCATCCTTCAATAACTCGGAATCAATAGACTCTCCCTGATTCGCGTGGCCAACGGGAGGAATCAACTCCCATGAAATTTGAGCGTTTTTATTTATAAATTCAGACTTAACCTCTAGCTTATCACCTTCAAACTGAGGGGAGTGGACATTAGCAGAACCAACATCTGTTCTAACCGGAAGATTAGTGACCCTTAAGTTATTAAAAGTGAAAGTATTGTCGAATTTCGGAGGGCTTATATTGATTCCGGTTTCAACAAAAGCTGACCTAACACCTATGTCGCTTATAGCGTATACCCTAACATCAAAAAACCCATACCTCCCTTCTAATGAAACTGATTTCTGAATTGCCTCCCCCTCGAAGTCGGCTAAATCTCTACCTACCCCTAAGTTATACTGAAAAGAATAGTTGTCAGACGACCCTACAACCTCGTAATGAGCATCAAGATCATTTACATTAAATTGAATTCCTAGAGCAGTAGATAACATAATATATATTATTATACAGTTAAATCAAATAATAACAACCCATCCGGAGCATCAGGTAATGACATATCCGCTTGAGGCGGAATTGGCAGCGCAGGAGAGCGGGGAGGTCCTTTTTGCTCTACAGCTAGAAACTTCGAAGGGTTATATTCTAATGCAGTAACTTCGTATTTATTTTCAGATAATTCTTTCACAGAAATAGTTCTAAATAATTGAGACTCAAGCTTCCTGAAAACTTTAGACTCGGGGGGCAATTCTATATTAACAAATCCATATTCAGTGATACCAATCATTAAACCAATCAAGGACGCACTAGATTCTAGTTCTATCACATTAGTATCAACCTTACTAAAATACCACTCACTATTAATCAGATTATCGAATTGCTGGTTGGCAGATGCCACCGCTGAAATATCAATTATTTGTGTTAAATCTAAATTTATACCATGCCCACCGCTTAGTTCCACTCTGACTGCCGACTCCCCTTGAACACTCTGGTTTTCATCAACGCTGTACATTGCAGATATATCAGATTTTACAGCTCTTGGGTTTTCCAAATCAGAGGAAGATGGGGGGTTATTAGAAGATGCCTCCATATAATTCGCTACATCCCCTGTTTCACTAAACATCAAGAAGAAGCCGTTGGAGTCCTTGCCTGATATAAATAACCTTTGATCTTTCCCTAATATATAATAATCACCAACACTTAAATTCGTTCCGCTATCATATACATAAAACCCAACAATATTATCTCTAGAAGAATTGTCGTATATTACGTATACCCACTTTTTAATAGTGTTTATATACCAAAAAGTATTCTTATAATTATCATTAGTCCAAACCCATCCTATACCTGTTGATTCAACTTCTGATTCACTTCCTCCTATATACATCCAGAAACCATCTTGACTGCCTATAACTCTATTCTTTAATCTCCCTATGTATAGCCACAGCCCCGATTGGTATATAAAAATCCAGTCTGCCCCTGAGTTATAATAACGACCTAAGAAGTCGGACTTATACGAATTAGCTGCAGACAGAGGCTCTGTTGAGTTAGAGCCAATCGACTCTGCAGTAGAACTAGATATTTGCTCCAGCTCCCCTGTTACTGATACCAACCCTCTTATTGAATACGCTGCTCCTAAATTAATTTGATCTAAAAAATCCTTTAACATATCAGCATCAGAGCTGATTAAATAATGCCGCCCCCCAACATTCCCAAACATATCCAAGCCAATATTAAATATATTCACAACCAACCCGCCAGAAGTCTTCGATATTTGAAAAGTGTGCCGTGTGGAATTGGTTACAAAATAATTCGACGAACCATCATTTGTTTTATTTATGCCGCCGGGAAGCTTCCCATCAGAAGTAAAAGAAACCTTCTGTCCATCGGAAAAACCGTGGTTATATATTTTTATTAAATTATCAGAGACAGAAACCTCCATTTGTATTTTTATTTTTAAATCCTCTATAATCGTCTTTTGCCCTTGTGGTCCAAAATTCCTAACCGTAGGGTCACTAGAGACCCTACCCTCAAACCTAAGAATCTGAGAAGTTCTCAAAGACTCTATTTCCTGATCTTGGTCCTCTTCGCTCTCCTCGACCCTAGCTCTTTGCTCGATCATCTCTAGAGACTCATTCGTTCTAGCTAAGGAAATAACTATTTCAACTTTATCTATACCAGGAGAAGATAGATGGGATTTATCTATAAGAATATAGGGTTCAAAATATTCTTGATATTGCTGGGTGAACGACCCAGAACTCTGTGAGACTAAAATCTTATTTCTGTATAATTGAATATCCAAGATTCTACCACTCTTATCTGAAGAGGTTCTAACTTCGTCTGAAATTTCAATGATTGAACCAGCAGTTAAATACGAAGCCTCTTGCCCTGCGTTAAATTTTACTGTTTCTGTTTCTAGTTGAGATGTCATCAAAATCCACCTTGCTAGCCTCCTCGCCTGACTTTCTGAAGTTATACCAAACCCCATAGTTTCGTTTTCTATGTATCCTAAGGATATCATAGAACTCTCATCTTCTTCGTAGACGATGTCAGGCTTAAAGGATTTGTCCTTATTATTAAACCTAACCAAACAAGCCGTTGCTTTTTTATTCTTATGGACGCCTGCGTATGAAAAATCTCCTCCCAATATATTAGAATTATTAAAAAGCTGAACGGGAATCTTATCTCTATCGTATGTAGCCCCGACCTTACCAGAAGAATAAGCTATCATACCCCTAAATATAGAAGCCATGGAGTTTATTATTTCCAATGCCTCGGATCGCTCTGTTAAATATAAATTAGCTGTAAACCTAGGTTCAACTATAGGATAATTTATTTGAGTAGCGCACGCTGCAATCAGTTTAATTCCGTTACTTTCGAAATTAGCGGAGTCATCCCTCAAATCTGGCCCTTTTACTGTAATTTTCCTTGTTGAGGTATTAGAATAAACTATAACTCTCTCGTAAACCTTAATTTCGCCCTCCCTATTTATGGATTTCCTAGTAAGAGTATCTTGTTGATCTGAATCTAACCCCTGCCCTTGACCAAAATTATGTTGATGAACAAAAATAGCTATTTTTTTACCAGCGAAAGATGTACCGCTACCAAATTCTTTTGTAAATACTGATGCGCTTACAGCGCTATCATCAACATTAATTTCAAAATTCGATCGTCTTCCTCTAGAGGAGATGTAAATTTTGCAACCCCTAGGTTCTGAGGTTTGAGTTTCTACAGGAAAATCTGTCTCAATTAATTGATCGCAGTACTTACCTACTTTATAAAGCTGCCACCTATCAATTGAATATTCTTCGAGTCCGTATTTACCAATTCCGTACCTAGGATTATGAAGCATATCAAAAAACACCCAAGCAGGATTATCGCTCCAAACTTTATTTGACTCAGAAATTTCATTAACAGATTGTGCCAAATCTGTCTGACCTTTAAATAACCCATCCCACGGTCCATCATAAGTCTTTGATTCAGGGTTATAATTCGAAGGAATTAGTATTTTTTTTAATTTTACGTGATAAGTCCTATTTGGAGAACTAGAAAAGTTTTTTGAATCAATATTTACTCCAACCATTGAACTGTGGGGGTAAGTTAACTTCTGATTTATGATTTCAGAAAAACTTGCCAATTGAAGAACTTTTCTTTTGTTTAATCCCCCAGTATCACCGTCTTTCGCAGAGGGGTCATACTCGCAACTTAATTTTATAACTTTGAAAGTTACTCCCGAAGAAACCTCGCTAGATCCATTATCTGGGTTATAGTGTATATTAACATCAAACTGATAAGGGGCGGTCGCTATTCCAATCAGTTTAAAATGAGATTCGCCATTCGAACTACTCACTAAAGATAGCCCGCTTTTGGATTTTTCTTGCTCTTTAATAAATTTCTGTCTTTGCATAGTATGATAGAAGCCTCTTGCTATAAAACCGCCGACATTCCCCTCCTGCCAATTACCGTTTTCCTGATCCCATCTTTCTAAATCTTCTTCTTTTTCTAAATCGAAATTTCTCAAAGACACCCCTTCCGAGTCTAAAACAATACTTCTGGGATCATCGAGCACATTAAACTCTCCATCGTGCCTATTCATTAAAATAATAAACCTAACATCATTATGAGAAGTGCTTCCGTCACTTTGGTTTATTTGTAGTTCTGTCTTAAATGAAATCCTAACTTGGTCAACTTCCTTATTTGCCACAAAATGAGAAAACACTTTTGCAGATTGACTTATCGCCTCTGAATGAGATACATAATTAGCCTTCGGTTTATCCTTGTTATTATTTTCGTACGGCCCAGGGCCATATAGCAGAGTGTTGTATTCAAGATAAGAAGAAACACTACTAGATATTATTTTGTCATCAAATGCACTTCCCGCCTTAAATTGGCACTTCCCCTCTTCCGAGTCTTCAGACTCGTTAAGTATATAATTAAAGGTTCCTTCTTGCCCATTTGAGCTTGGGGTGTTTTTCACCTGAACATCATTTAAATATATACCTTCCCTTATGTCGCCCCCAGATATTGGCCCCCCATATTTATTAACAAAACCCTCTATAGGACCTTCGCACAATAAATCAACAAATCCCATATTCGAAAAAGATTCTAATGTTAAATCGTTTGAACTATTTCGAATCCTCTTTGCTGAACTATCGTGAGATATGGTAGCACCACCAATTCTCAATCTACCATAACCTAATGGAACAGCAATTCCTTGAGCTTGTCTAGTTTGCGACCCAGACATCAAAAAAGACTTCGTCGTAGTCGGGGTACCTCTCTTTGGTGGTTTTGGTGGCTTAAATAAAACATTCATTCCGATTTGAGCTACAGCCCCCCAAACCATCGCAGACGCAACGGCGCCTATAGTAGCTGCGCTTATACCAAATAAACTACCACCAGTGATTAAACCACCGACAAAACTCGCTACGACACCCCCGTACGCTCCAGAAACAATATGAATTTCTTCATTTTTATATTTTATTTCAGTTTCTAATTCATTTACTGAACTATCCTCAACATCTTTTTCGCTTGATATATATTTCGGATCCTTCTTTAGAAAAATATAATGTTCGCCATCAATGGCTTTTTTTTGTATATAGTCTATAAAGCCTTCGCTGTTGGCCTCTAACGCCTGAATAATCTCGATAGGAGTTTTCGCAGCGATTCTCCACTTCCTACCAAAGCGTTTTCCCAATTTACCATGTAAATATACCGTTTTCATTTATACCCTTAAACCTTATATTTTTATACACTTATACTTCGATATAGGTAAAAATCATCGTCAGTTAAACTATATATTAAAAAAGGTATACATAATTCATCAGAACTTTTTATATCACAAGAAGACGGCCTGGAGCCTCCATTCCAATGGCTATGAAAAATATACTCAACTACATTATCTACTAAATTCATTGGATTAATTGCGAAAAAATATTTTTTATCAGGATGAATATTTTCGCAAGATTTGAATAAAAAACTATTATTATGCTTTACTATTATACCACAACTCTCTTCTTCTTCAAACTTAAGCGCATAATTTTTGCATTGCAATAAAACTTCTTTAGGAATGTTATTCAACTGGGAATTTTTCCGTTCCAGGGAATCCTCCAAACGGAAGGCCTAAGGATGCTCCAGATTTATTGAAACTTGATAAAGAATCATCTCTGTCGCTAAATCTCTTTCCGCATGAAGATAAAGTCTTCCTGCATTGATCTTTGATCCAGTGCTCTGAGTCAAAGAAAGGGTGCCTAGCTGCCGACCCGATATGATCCTTTTTGCATATAAAAACTTGTGGTATTTTCTTGTAAGGGTCAGAAGAACTTTTGCCTATAATTTTAACTAATTCACCTCTTGTATATGAAGCCAGTTCATTCTTGGTCCCGCCAAGCCCATACTTATTCCATTCTGGAATATCTTTTATACCATCTGGGTATTTTGAACTATCACTAAAAGTTAAGGCTTCACCAGAAGAAGACTCTATAGCCAACCCTCTATAGTTGCAACCAATATTACATCTATAAACCCATCCGCAAGAACCCGAAAGAACCACTCTAGCAGGAACCGGAGAGTTTTCTAATTCGAGGACTGACACCAGCTCAAATTGTATATATTGCTTATTTTCGTTACTTTTTTTATTTATATAATATACATCGTCAGGTAAATGAGATTCTGAATCTGCTTGTCCAAAAGGGTTACTTCCTTCTTGATTTTCGTTTCTATTTTGAAAATTTTCATCATCCAAAAACCTCGCATATGTCCTTTTTCTAGTTACCTTGCAATTAGAAAAGTCTTTATTAGAATGCACTATTCTAGAAAACAAGCCGTGAGGATTTGCAATTGTAAAAGTTGGCCTAGACAAGGTTCCGTCCGCCTTTTGCTCAAACCCCTCCATATTAACAGGTAAAGGTTGATAAGATTTTCCTTGCCAAATTATAGGGTTCGTGCCGTTTATCATTGGGCAAAACCTATAAACAGTATCCGCTCCAATATTCACTCCGTACAAATCCTCAATCATTTCAAAATTAATCTGCAAATTACTAAAATCTATTTCATATAAATCTATCAAAGCATCAGGAGTCAGTGATAAAAGTTGTTTATTTAAATTTGATTGAGACTTACCCATAATATATTATACTACAAAAATTTTAATTATCGAAGAAGAAGTGATATTTATACCTGTATGTTTAATTATAACTCCCCCAGTATACTCTCCAGATTTAGACGGACTCAACCCTAAGGAAGATATTGAGTGTCCACTACCAGGGCTAGAAACTACATCAACATAAACCTCAGACTTCGGCTGTATAATAGTTTTGCCATTATTTTCAAAAAGTTTAGTAACAACAAAATAATCACAATCAACAAAGGATGAATTTGCGGTTTTAATTTGCCCCTTATTGTTTTGAAAGTAAAAATTGGATGCGCCAGAACCATCTGGAGTAAACTCGCCGTTAACAATTTTCATAGCTATAAATGAATGACCGCCGTCCGGCCCATCTGAATATGTTTTTGAAATTTTTACAAGTTTACCATTTAGACCAAAAGGCATTCCTGAAGTTGGTAGGTAAAAGATATAACCGCTTCTATCAATATCCTTCGACAAAACCGACCCATGAATCAAGTTAAAACTCCTTCCTCCATCACTCACTGCTCCCATTGAATTTATAGAGACAACTTGATCTCCTACATTTTTAATATACAATCTCTTTTTTAATTTTTCATCTGCATAAATGGTTGAACCCACGTTTTCTTCGGACATTACAAATGGACTCGTTAAAAACACCTCGCCAGGCTGAAGAGGTGCGGGGGCAGATTGATTATCGTATTGCTGGGCGGAGTAATTAAAAGCGCATTGCTGAAACCTTGCTGTTATACTGTGATTATTCTTGTACGTATAAGTATGTTGCCACTCTTGGCATGTAAAATTTTGAAGCGTCTCATAAGGAGCAGGAGGAGTAAACAAAAAGGGAATACAACCATAATGCTGCTCAAGAAAATGTAATATAGCGTAAGCCTCAGAATCGTCTCTATTGTCAAACTTAAGGTCAAGCTCTAACAAACTTTCATTTATGCCGTCTTTATAGACTTGGGTATACCCACCAATCAAAGACAAATCCAACACTCTTGGTTTTTGAGAAACACTTAAACCAATAGACGGTTTCCAGAAAAATTCCCTAGACCAATAATCTTTATTAATATCCTTAAAATGCCCATCCAATCTTGTCCATATTTGATTTTTTTGAACAGGTTTTAAATTATTATTTTGTTTTTTGCAATAATAGTATCTATGATTTTCTGAATTAAAAACAACATCATTTCTCTCGTAGTACTCGCTTGAGCTGTATTCATCAGCCTTGTTTGTTAATAAGCTTTCAGATTTTTGTAATAAAGAAGTATCAAGACTCCTTAACTTTACGGTTATATTATTACTGTTCTCAAAAGATAAATCGTGACTAAATTCACTGCAATAAAAATTTTTCGTCTGAACCTCTAGGGAGTCATAAGGATGGAAAGTCGCACTTCCATCCCATCTAAAACCGGAAATACCCTGAGAGTACAATAAATTCTGAGAAGGTTTATCCTTCTCTTTTTGACCTTGATGATTCTCTAAAAAGTGGATGATTGCATTCGCTTCCCTATTTGTTCTATTTTCAAACTTCAAATCAACTTCAAAATTTAACGAGTTTACCGTTTTTGGTTGCTTGATTGAATATCCATTTCCATAATCATAACTATAATTATTACAAGTAAAATTCGCAGTCGATCCATAATCCGCGTCAAAGAAAAATTTATCAGCAGTCCAAAGATTATCGTTTTCACTTGGTGCAACATTTATTTCAGATAAAGTTAATTGATTTGCTCCTGAAATTTCCAACGAATTTATACCATCAGATTCAATACCAACAACAGTAATAAGAGCACCAGTTAAAAGATAAGAATTATTTATAGAATTAACAACATCAGTTTCTATATTTAATATTTTATATTTTCCATCATTATTTTTTAGAGAACCACTTAAAGAAATTAATTGGCCAACCTGAAAATCAGAACCAACAGAATATGGATCATTAAATCCATCAACTATATAATGACCGCGACCTTCCGATGTGTACGGACCATCTGGCACAAGAGATAATCGATTGGAGTCCTGTATATTTGATCCTCCACCAAAAACCATATCCTCTCGCGCATAATAAAAAAGCCCATCACCAGTGCTGTATACAAAATCAAATTTTTTATAACTCACACCGGTTTCAAATATACCGCTATAATTTGATATATGAGATAATTGCTCAGAGGCTAAGGCTGAATACAAATCTGACATTATTTAATAATTTCCTTTATTGTTATAGAGCCAATTGATTGTTGCCCTTCTGACACTGAATAAGATTGTTGCTGAATTCTTCCAGATGTCTTAAAGCGAGCTATCTTGTTTCCATTTATATCCTTTAAAAAAGCTTCTATTTCTGATTTATTTTTATCTCCTATGTAACTAGTTGTTTGTTGATCTCCATATGCATTCAAATCAGGAATAATACCATTTGAATCGATACTCATTTCAGATTCAATACTTTCAATAGAAACTCTACTTGGAACAACTCCATCTGCATCTGTGCTCACCAAGGTGTTTTCTGATGATCTTATTCTATTATGAACTTTCCTATTAACGACTATATTATACTTTAGGGATGTTATTTCAAATTGCGATTGAGTTGCAGAATCCGCAGAAGCTCCGTTCGCTTCCATCAACCCAAAAGATTTTAATCCGTGCGCAAAATCAGCACTCAAACGGGTAAACCTTCCCGGCCCTGCTCGATTTATCGTTCCATATATATCATAACTCGCATTCGCTTCAATTACCCTAAATGGTTCAAGCGAAAACCCAAATGACTTTAAATACATATTATCAAAAGAATATCTTCCAACAATATTTCTATTTATAGGAGCCTCACTCATTCCATCTTTTATATCGAACAATCGATTAATATTATTAGGAACACCAGATTCAGCAAATGTTTCAGCAGATATTAAAAATTTTATATCTAATTGTCCTTGAATATTTCCTTGCGGAGCGAAGTCTATAAATTCTGTTTTCGCACCAGCTATTGCCGCATCATAATCCCCATAAACTCTTTCGGCACTCAAGGTTGGGGTAATAGATAAATCGGCAGATTGAACAAGTAGATCTTTTCCTGCTAAAGAAATTTTACCATCCTCAAATCTTAAAAATGGCTTGCTCATGATGTTGGATTATGCAAGGTCTCATAACCTTTGTATGTTAACGATATGCTCATCTCTCCCTCGATGGATGAATTTATACTTTCACTAATCAATCGCATATTATGGCCAGTAAATGCATTTATTATGCTTTCATTATCCTGAGCGTCCCTTATTTCAATTACAACATTACTTTTTGGCGCAGCTTGTATTCTATCTTTTATTTCCCTAATTTCATATTCATCCGCAATCATCGTAAAATTAATATCAGTTTCTATAGGATATTGAGTATCTATTTGAACTGGGCTTAAATTAGGATAATCAACAATTCCATCGCTCCAATCTTGACTTGTTCCTTTGGGAATAGCGTATAGCGATTGTAAATTTAAACTACGACTATAAGAGAAATCACTTATTGCGTCTACGCTAAAATCACTAACTAATATTTTTATACTCGACTGATCTGGGTATCTTATTTCAGGGTGAGCTTTCGTCTCAGGTTGAATCGAAACTCCACTACCTAAATTACCATAAACCGTAAAATCCATCTCGATATCAGGAACGTCCCCAATAGAACATACAACAGAATATCTGGTCACTCTTGCCTGAGTAAAGCCAAAACCTTTTGTTCCGCTTTCATATAATATCGCTCCGTCAATTTCCTCTTCATCGAATTTATATTTTCCTATCGAATTCAATTCAAGTAGAGGATCGGAGCTAACCATTTTCCTCGATAAAGAGAAACTTCCTTCAAGTGGGGCATTTATTAATGCATCAATAAAGCCAACCCCAGCCACACGGATGGGCTTTTCGCTTATTCCGTAACTGCCATCAACATTTTGAACCCCAGATAAAGAGTATCCATTGACAATCACATTCTGTTCGTAATTTGAATAACTCATGATTAATCACTTAGTAATCCCCCTGGGCGCTGCTCCTCAACAATTACAGAAACAACTTGTTGCTTTATTTTTTCCGCAAGCATGGTTGAGCTCTGCTCAGAGTCTGACTTTTCTACTGGATCCCGGTTTGATCCTGATGAGTTTGTTTTTGATGACCCTTTCTTACCCGCTTCTAAATTGATGGAAATATTTATATTATTAGTGCTTCCTCCCGAAATCCCTGACTCCGAAGAAGTGTTTATTGGAGATACCGACCCTCCATCATTAAATTTACCTGCATTAATTCTGTCAAGCGTCGGCTTACCGAGTTGACGAGCACTACTTGCGCGAATTACATATTCTCCCTCGCTGAGCATCGCTGGAATTTGATCGATGCCAGATTTTCCTGCGATGTGGCCACCGCTGGCGTATTTGCGAATTGAGCCGCCATAATAATTAGGCTTCCATGGCCCAAGTCGCGAATCTATATTAAATATTTTATCCATCGCACCAGGATTAAATCCACCACCACCACCTGCAATGTCGGAAACTAAGTCACTACCTTGCGCTATAGAACCCCAGCCCGCACTTGGAGCTTTTAAGACGGTTCCTGTGCCAGTTGGCTTTGCAGAAAACAGACCCTTGCCACTACCCCCCCCACCAATACCATAACTTATTCCTGCACTTAAAGCGGTACCAAGTAATTGTTTCCAAAATGCCTTTTTCTTTGCCTTTTTTGCAGCTGCAGCCTGTCGAGCTCTTTCCTCTTCTGCAAGCACGCCAAGCAGAGATTCTCTATCTTCCCCGAGCCCAACGTTACCAGATTGACTATAAAAGAACCCGCTCATCGCTCGACTTTGGTGTGCTCGACCAGATTCGTAACCTCGTCCACCACCGAAGTTTGAAGCTAGGGCTGAGCCTGGAGCTGCGCCACCATTCGAATATCCGGGAATTTTTCCTCCAGCATTCAAACTATGCATAAAAGCTCCACCATATTTGTTTACGGCGCCTCGACCCATCACGTATTCTCCGTCGGTTACCATAGCAGGCACTCCTCCACCTCGACTGTAATTGCGAATAGACCCTCCTGTAGATTTTCCTGGCATTGGAATTGCTCCTACTATTTGATTGGCCGCAGCAGTAAGATATGCATTTTGTATAGCTTGCAGAAAATTCATAGCTACCCCTTGAAGAACATCGCCTAGATTTTCTGCTTGATTAATTGCGGCTCGCATACCAGAAACTAATCCGTTTCTAAAATTTGTAGCAACAATTCCACCAAGCTGATGATCAAGTTCGGCAGCGCTTTCTCTCATTTTATTTTGCTCGCCGGCGAATCCATATTGAAATGCTTGAGGTCCAGTTTTTTGACTTAGTAAAGATTGCTCTGTTTGTTGTTCTGATAAAGCTTTGTTTTTTGCGAGCCTTTCTATTTCTTTGTAATCCCCCTTAAGTTTAGTCAATTGAGCTTTTTGAAATGCTAGAGTTAACGTAGTTCTTTCTTCTAAATTTGCTTTTTTCCCCAACGATTTCTAATATTTTTCTTCTTTCCTTTAAATTAGTTTTTGAGAATTTTTCTCCGCTTAAATCATTTGTATCTTTCAAGTAATCCTTAAAAGATTGTTGATAATCTGTACTCATTAAAGTTTTTAAAACGTCTCCAGCTATTCCTTGCTCTGCTTTTATATTAGATTTTTTCCTCTCCTTCTCTGCATTTTCTATTGCGTTAAGGTATGCAGCGTTAAATTTTTCCTCCTTAGTCATAAAATCCGCCCTAACTTTCATCATAGATGCGTATTGATTATTCATCTCCGCTTGAGATGAAGTTGCTCTTTTTATTTGTTTATTAAATTTATTTTGAGAATCTAATGATATTTTTTGACTATTTATTTGAAGAATTGTTGCTTCGTTTTGTTTAGATTGAGCAACGAAAGATTCATCCATTTTTTGAACCAATAATTTAGTAACCTTATCTAAATTTTCTAAACCTTGTTCCCCTTCTAACATACCTGCAATCTTCTGCGCAAATTGTCCATAAGTTTGCATGCTTTTAGATTCTTCAGAAAAACTGATAGATCCGTTTTCGCCCTTCATTAAATCAGGAAACATATCTACAGTTGAAGACATGGAATCTAGAAGATTAAAAATAATCTCTCTTTGGGTCCCGCCTGTATTTTTTACATCAACATTATATTTACTTAAATCTGCCTGAGCACTTTGCACTCTGTTTCTTAGCGCTTCATCTAAATCTCTCCCCCCTCCATATATTATTTGAGATTCATCTATTTTTTTCTGGCCGCTGGGTAAAGTTTTTGAAATTTGTCTAAATTCTTCAAATGAAGCTGGAACGCTTGGCAAAGTTTGGGAGAGAACATCTTTTACGGTTTTATTGAGCATTGGATTTGTCTTCTTAACTATGGATTGCTGATTCGTAATTTCGCCAGTGGCTACATTTAAAACATCAGTTTTTTTCTCAAGTAAATTAGAGTTATCACCGAGAAACTTTCCCGCTGTCATCCCTCCTGCACCTCCTGGCCCAGAAAGCTCATTAACCATATCACCCAATGGCAAAAACGAAGCAAAAGATTTAGCTCTTTGCTCAGACTCTTCTTGTATGGTATTTGTTGACTGTTCCAGGCTTGACACCAATCCTCCCAATGCTCCAACTGCGGCACCTATTGCTGTTCCGAATCCAGGAAACATCATACCTATACCTGCGCCAGTTGCTGCCCCAGTTAACGCGCCAGACATCAGGCTGCCTCCTGAGCCAGGTTTTTCTGCCCCAGGAATAAATCCCGCAAGCATTGGTAAGCCCATCATTAAACCCATGCCACCCATACCTGAACCCATACCTTTAACGCTTTGGGTTAATTTAGTTCTCAAAGTTCTATTAGCTTGAGTAACCCTTTGAACGGCTGATTCATTTGCTTTGTATTTTTGCCCAAGACTAGTAACTATTTGCGCTAATTTTTCCTGACCTTTCCTACCTTTTGGTAATTGCTTGAGTTCTTGCTTTAATTCTTTGTTTAATTTAAGCATTAACCTATTTCTCTCTTTTCTATTGCCTGCAGAGCTTTCTATATCTGAGGTTTGGAAATAATCTTGAGCATAATTAGGAACAAATCCATTCGCACCAAATACATCGCGCAATCCATTTGGTTCGTCTTGTGTGTTGGTTACGCCGAGACCAATTGGGTTACTTTTATTCATTAATGCTGGATGAGAACCGACACGAATTTGAGAGACAGGAACGCCAGCTTCTTTTTCTCTACCTATTGCATCTGATAATGGATTGGCGAAGTTGGGAATAAACCCCGAGGCGTAACCCTTCGGTTTAAGTTTGTTTTGTTGTTGAGATTTATTAAACTTAGCTTGCTTAAGTACTTTTTTTCTAAAAGAAGCTTTATTTCCTGAACTTCGGTCATCGCTTTTGTAATCAGCTAATGTCATACCATCAGGAAAACCATCAAAAGCTTTTGACAATAACCCTAAATCCCCACCTCGAACATCGAAGTCTCCCTCATCCTTACCTCTCTTTGACGCAGAATAATCTAAAGCAGAATTAACTGCAGCTTCAAATAAAGCCCCTACCGCAGCTTTCCATGCTCCCTTTGCTCCGCCAGCAGTGTCGGACTGCATAGTTTTCCAGATCTTATCTCGACTAACTGGACCTCTCTCTAGAACTTTGGAGATTTTTGAAGCATACTTACTTCCTGTCGACTTGAAGTCACCCTCAACCATTTTGCTTAAAGATGGGTCGGTTTGAGCGTCAGGCCTTAAGGAATAGACTGGCCACGTAAGATCGCTGTAGCTAGCAAAAGGTTTGCCGCTATAGCCTTCAGGGGGAACAAGCATTGCGGCTAAAGACTTTTTTGGGCTCTTTAGGGCTTGGCTTTCTTTATAAGACTTTACAAGCGCTGCCGGAGATAAATTTTGAAGTTTATTTGTTTCTGCGTATTGACGAAGAGCGTTGTATGCTCCCGTGGCCTTAGTATTACTCGAGGAAGTGCCAGTTCTTATTTCTGCGAATTTTTTAAAAGCTCCGACATCCATATAAGTATTTGGAACATCTTTTACTCTCGCATAGTTCGGTATATATCCCCCTGCCGCATATGGATCGAATCCATGAACATCCCCAAATGCTTGTTGATAATTTTTTCCAGCTTTGCTTGAATGAGGAGGCATAATTGCAGGCTGCTTAAATCCTGCGAAATTTTTAACAGTCTCCGCGCTGTTATATATTACCGAGCCTTCGCCAGGCATTTTCATACTACGAATACTTCCTGCAGCATATCCACCCTGTGCTGCTTGAGTTCGTTCGGGATTTGCGAAATTTGGAATATGCCCACCAGCTCTTCCTCTTCTTGGTGCAAGATTCGAGCCATACCCCTGTTTATATAAAGTGCTTGCAGCCTGCTTACTTATCGAATTAAGAGCATTAGCTTCTAAAACTTGAGCCTTCAGCAAGCTTAAGATGATTTTTTCTTTCTCTGTTCGGCTTATATCTGTCCTAAGCATCTCTTTACTCAAGGCGGAGCTCTGACTGAATAAGTTAACGAGAGACGTTTGAATAGATTTTTGCTTTTGAGCCTCACTTGTGACGCCAATCAAAGATTTTAGACTTTCATGTGCATACTGAGCGGCTTTCACTAACAATTTGCCAAAAACAGCGACCATCATAACCAAACCGGGTCCAGTTATAATATTTCCCAATCCTTTCAAGAACCCTTGTGCAAATGTACTTCCAGCACCTTCTCCGCTACCAAGCAAACCTCCAAGTCCTTCTGCCGCACTTTTTACAATATTTAAAACTTTCTCCATGCCAGGGGCAAGCATGATTTCCCCAATTTGTGAGCTTACCTGTTTTAGTGCTAGACCCGTCTCAGTCGCCATGGCGGACATTGTATTTCTTAATTGCTCATTTTTCTGTATCGCTTCATCAGTTGCTCCGGCAGAAATTTGCGTTGCACTCGCGAGAATACCGTTTTGTTTTGCGGCATCACTAAGCACAGCCTTTAATACATTAATCTGAAAAACGCCCCCGACTGTTTGTGCGATTTGTGCTTGCTGAGCTGCAGTTAATGTATCAAAAGTATTAGCAAGATCAGTTAGTATTCTTTTTGCACCAATAGTGTTTCCTTCTAAATCTCGAACAGCGATGCCCAAATCTTCCAATTGATTTAAAGTGTCAGTTCTTCCAATTCTAGTGAAAATTGTCTTGAAGGAGTTTCCGATAACCTTACCACCTCGAGCGGTTTTCTGTTGAGCTGCAGTAACTAAACCAACTAATTCATTAATATCAACTCCAGCGCTTTTTGCCGCTTGACCAGTCCTAGAAATAGCGTCCGCAAAATCTTCTGCGCTAACGGCAAACTTAACATCTACTGCCGCAAACTTACTTACTAGTTGAGTAGTATCTTTTATTTGATCGCCATACGTATTCATTGCAGCAGTTAAAGCTTTTACTGCTGCTGCAGAATCCATGCCCGTTAACCTTGTTAATATCAAAGCGTCTTTCGTCCGCTTAAGAGACTCCTCAACACTCAAACCTTGTCTAGCATATTCTGTTGCTGCATCAGCAGCAATTTTAAATGCAGCACCAGTTTCCTTTGCGACTTTAAATAAGCCGTCGCCAAATTTATCTAAATTTTGAGCGCTTAAACCCATAACAACGTTAATGTCCGCAAGAGATTTTTCAACTTCAACCATGTTTTTGACCATGACTTTGAAAGCGTCAGACACGCCGTTAATGATTGCCATACTTGCCCCGAAAGCAATGATACGAGCATTCGCAGCTTCCATTGATTTTGAGAACTCATCAGCTCCGCGTTTCATATTCCCAAGCGGTTGAGTTGCTCCCTTATCATCCACTGTGATTTTAATGGGAGTTTTCCTTATTCTGGTTACAGCCGCTTGAACAGCCGCCTCAAGAGGAGCTGTATTACCGTTTACATTTAGATTTATAGCCATATTACCTTATTCCTTGTAAGGTATTAATACACTAAATTTATCCTACTCCATGTAATTTCATCAAATCTTCCATATTTAAAGTCCCGCCTTTCTTTTTTGCTTCCTCGTGAAGGTCTACGCCTCGTTGCGGTTTCTCCACACCAAGAAATTCGTAATCTTCATCTTTCGCCCCAACAATTGTTCCCGCATCTCCCTCGGACAACTTATTTTTAGCTTTATCCCTCTCCTCTTTTGAGCTACTACCAAACTCTAACAATTTCGCGGGATCTCTTTTTATATTATCTGGTATATTTTCATTAGTATCAAATATATTTTTAAATATTCTAGTATATACAATCAATCTTATTTGATTATATGTTAAATTACAAAATGGTTTTCCATAAAACTGCATACTATCTTCAGCAAAACTAAGATATGGATTATAAAAATCTTCTAATATAGTATATTGTATATTTTCTTCATTAAAACTTTGGAATATTTCATTATACAATATAATTATTTTCTTAATGTCTTGATTCTCAAGTTCGTCAAAACCTTGTTCATCAAATATCTTTCGATTTAATTGTTCATCCTCAAAAAAAGAGTTAATCATATAAAAATCATTTAATCTATCTTTTGCATATTTCTCGCAGGTATTCCCAATAAGAGAATTTTTTAAATTTCGTTTGGTGACCAGTTCAGCTTCTTCTTTTTCGATAAGTTTTTCTTGTTTTTCTATTTGAGTCTTTAGCACCATTTTGCCTTTTGTCTTCTTGAGGTTTTCAACATAAAAGGTTTTTTCTTCTATAAATTTCTCATCCTCCTCGGTCCACTGTTCTTCGTCTCTCAAAAAAGATAACATATCCTGTTCAGTGGGAACTCCGCGACTTAGCGCTGAATCGAAGTATCTTTCCTCGATTTCCTCAAGCTCCACTTGATCGTGTGGAGTTAAATGTTTAATGTAAACCAATTTATCGTTAAAAAGGGCGGTTGAATACCCTCTAACGACATCTCTAAAAATTCTTCTGCGTTTTGTCGCTTCCACGCATTATACTTTTCCCTCTTCGATATCTTGATCTAATTTCTCCATATCTATATGGGATACCGTCCCAGAACTATAATACCAAAAACTATATAAGGCTGCGATCTTACCCCCAACCAAGTCGTACAATTCATTTCCATCTTCTTCCATCTCGTAATATACTTGTAGTTTTTGGTCAAAATCCCTTCCCTCAAATAAAAGGCTCATTTCATCATCTTGATCTTTTTGTATATAAGTAAGATTCAAGATATACCATTGAATAACTTTATTCTCAGCTCTTACATCTGCAGTATGATTAAATAAATTAGAATATGATGTTTCAACATTAATAATATCTTTTCTTAATACCGCAATCCTTCCAGCGATTTCATTCATGCGCTCTTTATTCTTTTCGCTTTTTACGTTCTTTATTTGTAATTTTTCATTCTCTTGGGACAATTCTCCGTACTCAACATACATTTTAGTTAAAGCTTTCGCGTCCTCTTCGGCAAGAAGACCTCCGGTATCGCTATATTTTTTTGCAAGCATTGCTTTAGTCAGAATTCCCCTCTTTATACAGTTACTCATTTCGACACTAAACTCTAATTCGGCTTCTTCAATTTGCCTCCGGGTTGGTTGCTTCATTACAAGCCTATATGGAATTTTTTCTACAACGTCCTTAGTGACAGAAATTTCTTCCTCCTGATCAGTCTCTTCGTTTTTAATTTTTTTCGTTTCTGTCTGTTTGACTTTTTGCTCTTTCTCGAAAGCAAAACTATAAATTTCTCGCATTTTCTTACGAGTATCATTCATTGTTTCCATTGTTGCCTCTGCCATAATATATTTTTAGTTAAATGTGAATTCTATAGTATAATTATCTAATTCCAACTCAATATTTCTAATTGTTTCATTACCAATATCCAGAGTTCTTTTTCTTAAATGCTGAAGCTTACGTTCGTCAAAATAATCAGCTTGTTCCACTATAGGGACACAGCCTTCCGGTAAATTAATTCTTAATTTATCAAAATTAATTTGATGCTCTTTATGTAAATCCTCAAGCATAACAAGAAACCCTTTAAAAAGGGAAACCGTATTCCTGTGATAACATTTTTTAAAAATGTCTTCTGCGTTCATATCCTTATACCTACAAATCTATACACAAAAAAATATCTTTAGTGTAAAATCTTTTATGCCAGAATTTTTATCGCCATCAGACAGAGCTTCAATAGCCTCGAACCTACTTGACCTTCACGATACTTTTGGAAGAGATATAATTGTTTACAAAGAAGCGAAGAAAGTTGTAATTAGTACAGATCCGTCCTACAATCATTTATACGGAAACTCTGGGCCTTCAACTCCAAGTGTGCAAAATGTTCCAGTAAGGAAGGTTTTTAAAGCAAGAATTAGATACGACACAGACAGAAGTCTGGAGTATTTCGGGGAAACTGACGCGCAAGTAAAAGTGGCAAGAACAGACCCAAGTAGCACGGTTAGAATAAAGTTAAAAATAGAGGATTACAACTATATAAAAGAAGCAAAAAGAATAGAGCTTGATGGAAGAATGTTTCATGTAGAATCTGATCCGCGAGCGCACGGACTATTTGATGTAGTACAATTTTATACTTTATTCTTAAAACCAATAGAAGCGAAATGAGTAAAATTTTAAACAGAGGAGTGAAAGTCGATCTAATCAGGCAATTAAAAAATAATAAATCATTAAATCAGCAAGTCAGAATTGCAATAGAGGGGCAATTCAAGCAAAAAAAAGATAAGCTTATGGATGAATTTCAAAAACACCCAGTCACAAGAGAACTAAAAGCTGGATCGCAATCTTCCAATATAACGAATTCTCTTTCTGGAGGAAACCTATTTGGATTTATTGGTTTCGAAGAAGGAGGTGACCCCGTTTCCGCTATCGAGTTAGCCTTAAATAAAACAGCAATCTTAATAAAGCAAAGAAAATTTGGATCATTCGGGCTTGTATGGACCTATCTAGTGACCTCACCGTCAATGAAAGATTTATACTCTGCGACGCCATTACCTTGGGCAAGAGGTTCTAGTTGGCTAAGGGAGCTAGAAGGCAGAGGAATCCCTAACTTAGGTCAGTATATGTTCAAAAGATCAAGCTCGTCAAGTAGATCTGGAGCCGGAATTCAAAATACAAAAAAGAGCAGAGGGGGAAGGCTAAAAATCCCTTATGTTAAAGAGCTTTTAATGAAATTCGAAAACGATTTAAATTCAATAGACGCATCAAGAGTTTCTCGCTCTAATTTTTAATATGAAACCTCAATTCCAACACGAACTAACGACAAGCTTTATGCTTTGGGCTGATAATTTTATAACAAACAAAGGGGAAGCCTTTCAAAATCATACTGCGCCCTTATACCCAATGGGAACAGATGATAGGTTGGGGGATGGTTTTGTAGCTTATAGCAGCCCTCACAAGCAATGGGTTTTTGACGAAAGCGTTAATGGAGCTCAAATTCCAAGCGGAATATATAATAATGGTAATTTCATAAACAGGGGCGACGACGGATTAATATTAGATTTCGACAATGGAAGAGTTATGCTCGACGCATCCTTCGGAGAGAATAATCCATCATTAAGTGGAACTTATTCAGTTAAAGAATTTAATTTTTACATAACAAATCAAACAGAAGAGCAATTAATTATAGAAAATAAATTTGACTCCAACGATAGATTCAAACAAGAACTTTCTGGAATCGCTCCCTACAACCAAGTCGTTCCAGCAGTTTTTGTTAACCCCGAGCTTGTGGAAAATCAACCCTTTGCCTTTGGGGGTGAAGACAAAACTACGACTAATATTAGATGCGTGATCTTCGCAGAGAGCACTTATCAGCTTGATGGAGCTCTTTCTTTATTCTCGGACTCAAGAAACGAAGTTTTTTCTAAATTAAGCTTCGAAGATTACCCGATAAATGAATATGGAGATGTCTCAGGATTTAATTATAAAGACCTAGCTATTTCTAAAAAAACTAACCTTTTCCATATTGAAGAAGCTAGGGTATCTAAGCTTAGCGACAGAGTCAGTAAAAACATTGACGCTTCACTTTTTATTGGCTTTGCTGATTTCGAGGTTACAAATTTAAGATTTCCTCGTGTGTAAATTTCCCTTTATTTAATAATAAATGTAAAATAAGTCAGTAACTTAAATTCAAACTATTTTTATACCATGGCAAGATCAAGAGTAATTTATCAAAGTGAGGCTTTATACGCCGGAACAGTTGACGCTACAGGCAACCATTTTTCTGTATCAGGAAACGCGGATGCAGGTTTTTCTGGAGTGGCGACGCAAGCCGATGCAGATGCAGTAATCGCAAATGCGGGTGGAGGAGAAATTCGCACAGGAGTTATGCAACTTCGAAGAGTTCAAAATGCAAATTATAGTTTTTCAGTCAACAGGCAAGACGTCAATCAGTTTGGTCAACTAGCGAGAATTGATTCTGTCGCAATTGACCCGCCAACAGTTAGTTTAGATTTTAGTTACTACTTAACAAACGGTTTAAATGAAAGAATTATAGGGTTTAACGTTGATGGTCAAACAGCTTCTCTTGCTGATAAAATTTGCCTAGGAACTGCAGACACAATACCAAATCCTGATGGAAAAAACTATTTTATACTTACAGTTCCACAAGGAAAAGATGCGGTAGGAAATGCAAGCGTTGAACAAGATAAAAGTGTCATAGCTTTAGGTAACGGCTTCGTTTCTAATTATTCGATTGAAGCCTCAGTCGGGGGAATGCCTACAGCAAACATTACCGTTGATGGTTTAAATTTAAGAAGTTACACTGGCACGCAAGATTTACCTGTTCCCGCAGTTCAGACTAATTTTGGAATTCCTGTAACCGGAGAAGAGTTTTCTCTACCAGATGCAATCAGTGGAGTAAACGAAGTGGATGAAGATATTGATTACGGAGAAGAGGGTGTATCCTGCTTACGACCTGGAGACATAGTTCTTAAATTAGGAAATGGCGGAAGAGGAGGCTTAATGGAACTTCTTCCCGATGGTTCGGAGCCAGAGAAAGATTATAACGAAGGCTCATCCCACATCCAAAGCTTTAGTATTGATACACCAATGAGCAGAAGCTCAATTCAGAGACTAGGAAATCCTTTTGGATATGCAAAAGTAACAGATTTCCCAATCAACATTTCTGTTTCTGTTAGCGCTATTTTATCTGACCTTAAAGAAGGTAATGTTATCGATTTATTATTCTCCAAAGAAAAGCATGACCTAGAATTCACTCTTCATGAACCGAATCAATTCGGTACAGGCGACATTGCAATGAAATATACAGTCAAAGGCGCTCAATTAGAAGGTGAGTCATTCAGCTCTTCAATTGGAGACAATAAGTCTGTAGATTTAACATTCACCGCCCAAGTAGGTGGTCCAGAAGATAACTTAAATGGTTTATTTATTAGTGGTTCTAAAAATGCTTTAGATATCACTGGAAAATTCGCTTAACGCTTTAAGCAAAATACAAACGTAAACCCTTCGACTTGTCGACACTGTAGGTTAGTTCGCAACTAACCATTGAGCTATCCCCAATTGTATGGGAGTAATTCTGCTGTTTGAGTTGGGCGTCATTTATTTCGAATATTAATTTATTTGCTATTAAATATGATAAATTTATACTAATCAAGTCAAAGTTTATATCTGTGACCGCAAACTTCCTCCAACCAACTTGGGTATATGCGTGCACGAAATCGCTTTCGAAAAACAAATCCCCAACTTGCGGACTTGGTATGTCTCGAGTAGATGGTGTCATTCGAATTTGACCCCAAGAGTCTCCGCTTATGCAAATATAAAATAAATTACCATCGGAGCTCAAGTTAATATCTCCTGCTTCCCCAGCTCCAAGAGATGCCTGCGCCGGAACGAATGCTGTCCTTCTCCATGTATTCTCAGCTATGGTTAAGTAGTAGTGGTATCTATCTACCAAAAAATCTCTGGCAGATCCAATTATTCTCTCTGAAATTGGTTGGCTTATGAACATATCGTATACTGCCGACTCAGAGAAGAAGGAGTCTATTTCTCCCTCAGAAAAGCCTCGTATTATCATATCCATAGAAACATTACCAATAATAGGTAATTTCAACTTTCTATTAAATACATAATTACTCCCAAACCCATAAATACTTTGTCTCTCAATCGGTAAATCTACGTTTATATTTTGAATAGCGGCCTCTACGGTGTGTATATCTGCGCCTCCCTGTTTGCCAGATTTTTTAACTATCGTAATATCAATGCTTCCAGGAGGGGCTGCAGCAAACTCTGGATCAAAAGATTCATCAAACACATCTCCGTCTAAAATTATCCTTTCAGTAGACTTGGCGTTATCTACGCCTAATTTAACCGCTGGTAATGTTGGCTTATCCGCCTGGTTGTAACTGTCAAATTTCATGTTGCTTCCCGCATAAGACAAAGAACTTGTTGCTAATTGGCCAACTTGAGCGCTGTACTGATAATTAGTTAAAAAACAATTACCAATCCCTATAACATTATAATCTTGAAAATCAGACTCTAACTTCAAATGATTCGTGTCATTATGAGGATCCTTACTTGATGCTACGAGAACGATGTTTGTGTCATCAGTTTTTTCTGCCCCTATGAAATTTTTTAATATACTACCACCCTTACCAATAAAAAGCCCAGAGTTATACTCATTTTGCCCTTCTGAGAAAAGGTAATTTATACTACAATTAACATCCGGAGCCCTAATTACTGGGCTTTGTCCGCTCCTAGTAACAAGCTTGTCAGAACCCACAGATTTCACATCAAGAGATTGGTGGGAAAATCCATATTCCATACTCTGCACTCTAATTAAATCCTCAAAAACGCTCCCGCTTTCCTTGTAAGCTGGTGAATCAGTAAGCATAACACCTAACCTTTCGTAAGTCAACCGACTAATAACTCCTTTTGCCATTAAAGTTATTACACAAATTCTGCTGTTTTGGTGTAATAAAGATAGTTCTCTATGCCTAACAAAAGAATATCCGAATTAGATTTGAGTGAGCCATTACGATTTATTGATGGTTGCTTCAACGAATCCTATATAGAGCCTACGGAAACAGGGGTGACTCAAGATTGGTTTTTAATGACCGCAAAACCCAAACTTAGCAATGAAAGAATATCTTTTTTAAATTTCCACAGATCAGTTCTGACAAACTCTATGTACTTAAGTGAAGACCAATTGGTTAGTGGGCAAAAAACTTTTGTCGACAAATGTCACATATCTAAAAGAGTAAATGTTCACTCGATTATAGACCCAACCCCAAGCGGAGATATAAGTGGTCACGGATTCGTGGGGACAACAGGGCTTTTCTCAAACATTATCGCGGGCACAGGATCTTCTGGAGTAGATGACTTGTCTATATATGGAGATGCCTTGTTTGAAAATAATTTAATAATAGGTGGGACAATAGTGTTTCCAGGTCTATTTGAAGCTTCTGGAGATTTTAGTAGTCTAGATTTATCGGTTTCGGGAGAGGCTTTAGTGAATCAAGGTATATCTGTTCTAGGTGGTCAATCTCTATTTCAAGATGTAGAAATCTTAGAAAACTTAAAAGCTGACCAACTATCAGTTTCTGATATATTATATGCAGATGAAAATATCCTCTCTAGCGCAGGTTTAAGCTTAAATATGCAAGATGACGAAATAAAATTTTTGAGCGGCCAGCATTCCTACATTAAAATAAACGAAAGTGGAATCAACCTTAAAGATGATATTCGAGTATCTGGAAATAACTTTTTTAACCTCTCAAATGAGCTGCCGTCTGGAGACTTGTATGTGCGGGGCGACATATATTCAGAAACAATTCACGCTTTAAATTCAGGAACGTATAGGAAATTTTACCCTGGTGATGATGAATCCATGGTTTTTAAAAGTAGACTATTGTCAGGGGCAAAAGAATTCGTAGTTAGTTTACCAAAAACTTTTCACGATAACCCAATAATAAATGTTAACCTACAGCATATAAGCGGAGAATTTATTATTCCGTATCTCATATCAGACTCAACGACTTATGAATATAAAATAAAATTTGGAACAAATATAAATGACGATAACTTCAATTTGCATACTACAGTTATGTCTCCATCTAGTGGTGAATTCTCTTCAAACAAAAAAGGCTTCCAAAGATTTAAGACAGCCTTACCTTCGGGCGTGTCCAGTCAATTGATATCATTTCCAAACCCCCACCAAGTTAATCCGACTGTTTCAATTTGCTTAGAAGGTAACGAAGAGATTATCCCCTACACAATATCTGGTGTAAATAAAGACAATTATCATATTATATTAGGAACAGAAACATCAGAAGATTACGTAATTCATACAATTTCAACCGAAGAGTATAACCAATCAACAAGCTAAAATGCCAGCAGACAATAGAATATCAACTTTACCAGAAATCAGTGCTTTATATTCTGATACGGACTTATTGAGCTCAATATCCATTCCTAGTGGTCAAGAGAATTCGGACTCAGATACCTTGTTCCTGATTACGAAATCTGGAGTTAAAAACGAAAAAATAACTTTCAAATCATTAAAAACTTCTATCGTTGGAAATACGGTTTCATTAACTGGAAATCAGATTATTAGTGGGGAAAAAACCTTTGCAGACATTTGTACTTTTCAAGATACTGTTTTCTTAAATGAAGTAATCGATACCTCATTCAGCGGAGACATTAGTGGATTTTCTTTCGTCGGTCAAACAGGTTCCTTCGAAAAGCTTGGGGTTGGTCAATCTTTTGCGAATAAATCAAGAAACCCTGATTACGCATTGCATGTTGATGGGGATGTATTTATTGAGGGCCAATTTAATGCCTTGGGAAATATTCAATTTGGCGGAAACTTAGGTTTGAATGATATAGTTATTTCTGGTGATTTATTTGCAAATGGATCAGGCGTTTTTGCTAGCGGTATAAATGTATCGGGTGATTCTGTTTTTTCTGGATCCATGAACAACGATGGCAATACATCAGTCGGGGGCAATTTAAATGTTTCTGGAGATATCTTGATTGATAGCAAAATTGTCCACACTAATGACCCAGACACATATATTGAATTTTCGGGAGAACAAGTCTCTATTGTTGCGGGTTCAGGTAATTCAATCACAATTAATGATGAAGAAATAGATTTTAAAATAAATGGGGTATCGCAAACCTCTGTAGATTCTTCCGGCAGACTATTGGTTAACACCTCGGACCCTTTAGGTAATTTATCTGTAAGTGGAGACTCTTATTTAGAAAAACTTTACATAACAGGAAGCGATGGGTCTTGGCAACGGCTGACTCCAAGGGGTTATGATGAAGCGGTTAATTTCTCAACGAACCTTTTGAGCGGGCAAACGGTTTACGAAATAGATTTCCCTAAAACTTTTGGCAGCCAACCATTACTTTACTCCAATTTACAAAACAACACATCCGATCCTGTTTTATTTTTTAATGCATTTGATGTAAGCGAAAGTTCTTATTTCGTAAAATTTAACCAACCCCTGCCAACAAATAATTACTCAATACAAACGAGTGCAAGAACAGTGGGGGATTTTTCTTTACATCAAACAAAATCTCAAGCTTTCAAATATCAAGTAATCGAAGGGCAGTCTTCTTATGAAGTTGAATTTAATGAAGCTTTCGCTAAGCCCCCTACGATTTCTAGCTCCTTAGAATTAAAAATTTCACACAAAGTTGATGATCCAGGAGCTCTAGGGGATACTTTTATTGATGGGTGGGAGTATTATATCGCCGTAGGCACGGATACTTGGAGAAGAATTACTACTGCGGAGTCATTTAGATCAGTAGGCTCAAGAGGGGATACCGACTTTGACGATGATTTTTATTATGTTTGTATTGATGGAAGTTTATGGGGTAAAATTCCACTAACGACATCCTTAAAATCAGACCCTGGAACACTTGGAGATGTCGAATATGATAATAATTACATATATGTTTTTACTAGCGCGGGCTGGAAAGAGTCTCCAATTATCACTTGGCCTTCCGAGGAAGATAGAATTGTGCCTTATGTAATTTCAGATATTACAGAAAATTCTTTTAAAATTAATTTTGGCTCAATTGTAACATCACAGTATTTCCTTCATATTATTGCGTCCAGATAGTTTTTAAATTATAATATTGGCTTGACACGCCTCCAAGATCATGGTATAATAAAATCTATCATGAATCTATTATATAAAACAAAGTGTTATTTAGTTGGTCACATGCAATATGTGAGCGGCAGAAATTGGAGAGAAGAAGTTTCAGAAAAACTTGAACCCCTCTCGATTACTTGTTTTGATCCTTATAAAAAACCATTTATAAAAGATGTTGAAGAAGACGAAGCTTCTCGCGAAGAAATGGAAACATGGATGAGAACAAAGCAATATGATCGCGTAACAGAAAGAATGAAAACGGTGAGAGCATACGATTTGAATCTAGTAGATCGCAGTGATTTTATTATCGCGCACCTAGTTCCTGAAGTCGCGTCTTGGGGTAGCGCGGAAGAAATTGTCACCGCTGTACGAGAGAAAAAGCCTGTATTCGTGAGTATGGAAGGGGGAAAGGCAAAAACTCCGCTATGGATGCTTGGGATGTTTCCTCATAAATATATTTATAATAGCGTTGAAGAAATCGTAGAAATGCTATATGCGATTGACAAAGGAAGCAAGCCTATAGATTCTGACCGCTGGAGATTACTAAGGAAAGAGTTTAGATGATCGAGGCAATAGCATCATCTTATTTTGAATTTTTTCCTGGAGATTTTATTTTATTTGGAGTTCTTATAACTGTACTCTGGTTCAGGCAACGAAAAGAAGACGAAGATTTTAAATGAAAAAAGTTTTTAAATATTCGGACATTACATTAATACCTAATTATAGCGAATGCCTAACTAGGTCAAATTGCGACACATCTTTAGAGTTGTTTGGCAAAACTTATAAACTACCAATCATTCCGGCAAATATGAAAGCTGTAATAGATTATAATTTATCAAGATGGATGAGCGAAAATGATTATTTTTATATTATGCATAGATTTGACGAAGACATATACTCTCAAATCGAAACAGCGAATAATGAAAACTGGAAAACTATATCTTTTAGTATAGGGAGTTCAAGATAAAGATAAAACAATTATACATAAATTAAGAACCAATAAATTAAGATTAGATTTTTTAACAATAGATATTGCGCATGGTCATTCAATAAAAATGAAAAGAATGATACAATTTATAAAAGAAAATTTACCTAATGTAAAAATAATTGCAGGAAATGTTGCCACCCCACAAGCCGTCAGGCAGTTAAGTAAATGGGGCGCGGATATTGTCAAGGTTGGAATAGGTCAAGGCTCCCCCTGCACCACAAAAGATAAGACGGGCTTCACGGTACCGATGTTTTCTTGCACGCAAGAATGTTCTGGTGAATTTTCTCGCAACGAAAGCGCGAAAGACTTATTTGGAGTAGAGGGCGGAATAATTCCAATTATCTCCGATGGTGGAATATGCTGCAATGGAGATATAGCTAAGTCTCTAGTGGCTGGAGCAACAATGGTTATGGCTGGAAGTTTATTCGCTGCTTGCTCAGATAGCCCAGCAACACTAGTGAAGGTAGATGGAACATACTTCAGAGGTTATTTTGGTTCGGCGAGCTATCAAAACAAAGGTTACACAGATCATATAGAGGGTAAATTAAACAAACTTCAAGATAATGGTATGCCATACGCAAAAAAATTAATAGAAATTGAGCAAGACCTTCAAAGTTCGATTAGTTACGCAGGAGGAAATAATCTTGACATTTTCCCTAAAGTTAGTTATCATATCGCATGACAAATGGAGAGCTCAGAGCATTAACTTTTGACGACGAAGAGAATATAATTAACCTAATAACAACCTCGATTAGTTATGGAGATAATTTGCACATAGGGCACTTGCTACCAACAGAAAAAAATGTAAATGCGTTTTTTAAGTTTGAAATTTTCGATATCCTATTTGAGGACGATCCCATTTTTGGCTTTTTTTATCAAGGAGAGTTACTAGGTCTTTCTTGCTGCTCAACAAAAATAAATAAAATTTACCAACTAAAAGAAAAAACAGCTATGGGAACTATTACCGTGGTTCACCCTCAATACAGAAGAAAAGGCATTGGCTCTAAATTAAGGCTTGCGGTAATCGAACAACTTAAAAAATTAGGCTTTAAAAGGTTTATATTTGAAATTAAACATGACAATGAAGCTTCTTTAGATAACGCAAAAAAAATTGCTGACAAATTAAAAGTAAAATCAGACTTAATATCTTTCAAATTCGAGGGACATTCAGATGTTTTTTGAAGAAATCGTTGACTATCTAACCGACCAACAGGATGTTTGTCAAGATCAAATGCTTTTATTTAGTGCCTTGTCTTCAATATTTATTGAATTCCCAATTGATAACGAACCACCAAGTTCTGCGGTCGTAGCCTTAGCATCTAATTGCGGATCAGATTTGCCTCACGCCTTAGCTGCAGGTTTAAATTGTATCACAAATCAGCATCTACCCATACAGCAGATAGCGTACTTTATATCTAATAATTACCAAAAGAATATAAAAGAAGTATTATCGCAAAATAAAGGTAATAAAATACTAGGATTCGGGCATCCATCAATCAAGGGCCAAGATAAAAGGGTCATTAATTTAAAGAAAAATTTTAAACACCTATTCGCGGATCACACTAATTTTTGCCTGCGACTAGAAGAGCGTATGCCTGTACCCATGAACATAGGATGCATCATAGCTAGCTTATCTTTAGATAACGGAATCGTTGCAAAAAATTGCTTATTTCTTCCCCTGCTAGGGAGGATGCTTGGGTGGTTAAAATTATACAACAAAACTCAGGGAAAATTCAATAAAGTAGTTCCATCTTTTGAGAATATTAAAAATGAGTCTTAGCCAATATTTACTTTTCATAAAATCACCTAAAGAAGTTTTTGATTTTACAGGGTTTAGTAATCAGTTAAAAAACCAGTACAAAACCCTAGATGGATACGCATTCGATTATAATGATAAAGAAATAACATCAATAAAGCTTTACTATAAAATATATACTAAAAAAAATATTTTTAATTGCGATTTCTTTTCGTGGTTCACGAAAAAACACTAAATTGAGCTCTAGCCTAAAAAAAACCCTAAAACCAACCCAAGATAACGGCAAGGTTTTATCGGGACTAAATTTTTCAATAAAATACAAACCTCAATCAAAGCAGGTAATCAAGTCAATTTATTTTGCAGACACAAATCAATCTTCTTTAGTCATAAACGAATCAAATAATTCCATATACTGCAATAAATATTACTACATATATAACACTTTACTAATAAATTTAATTAATCATTTATTTAAAATGAATATGCCAAAGCATAAAGAAGGTATCGAGTTCTCATTAAGAGGGCGAAAAGCGCATTGTACTGTTTTTCCAAAAATCGATAAACAAAAATTAGATTTACATTACAGCAGTTCTTATTGCGAAAAAATGACAAAAAAATTAATGCAGTTTGAAAAATTTAACAGCGCACAAGATCTTTCCTTGTTTATTCATTCAAAAACAGAGAGATCTTCTTTAATAACTAAAGGTTACAGCTCTAACAACTCTGCTCAAAAAATATATTTCGGATGTTTTGATTGGAAAAAATCAATTTTTGAAAATTAATGCTTGACATTATTGATAATATATACTATAATCAAATCCATGAACAACAAAGCAGCTAAAACAATAAGAAAAATTTTAAACTTTGATCCCAATTGTGCGGATCCAACAAGTAAGAGAGTTTATTCTCGAGCTAAAAAACAATACAACAAATTATCACAAGGAGCAAAACCTTTATTCTTAGAAGAATTAAAAAATTTATATAACGCAAATTAATTATGGAAAATCAAACAGAAAAACAAACAGAAAAACAGTCAGAATGGAAAAGCAGAGAGCTAGGGGCTTTATGGGTTCGCTCTGGGAAAAGCCAAAAGTATCTTTCCGGTACTATTAACATCGAAACTATGCCTGGGGTTACCGAGCCGGTAAAAGTTGTTGTATTCACTAACAAAGGTAGGGAAAAGAATGAAAAAGCTCCTAACTATGTTATTTACAGATCGGAAGATTCCGCTCAAGCTAAAGAGGGCGTTCAAAAAGTTAGTCAAGTTGCTCAGGAAGCGGCGGACGAAGTTGTTTCGGAGCAAACTTCCAATGACGAAAATATCCCTGACGATTTATTTTAAAAGCAATGGAAAAACCTTTTTGGTATAGCAAAAAATTCTGGACCGCTGTTATTGCTACAGCGGTTCCAGTCTTAAATCATACATTTGATATAGGGCTTAGTCAAGAAAATGTAATTCAAATTATAGGGCCATTAATGGCTTATATTCTAGGTCAAGGTTTAGCAGACCTTGGTAAAAATAAAAGCTAACCGTTCTTTAATAGTTTTGGGCGCGTACTGGATTCGATTTAAATGGAATTAAGTATGATGCAAGTCGAAGAGGCGTCAGGCTTCGTTAAAAGGCGCAAACTTGTACATGGCAAGAATAAAAATCGTGTTGTAGCTTTCAGCTCTAATGCTGGACAGCTCGCATTAGCAGCTTAAACACCTGCTACCCCTCCCTGTCAGACGCAGATACGGCAGACGAGGGGTCATCAATCTGCAAAAACAGAAAAGGTTTTATTGTTAATAAACTGTAGTTCACTGAATTATTCGGGGGCAAATAATTGAAACAATAAGTTAGATGTTAATATCATAACTTTAAAAAAAATTAACTAAACTTGTAGATTCCAACTTATTAAAATTTAAAGACGCGGGTTCGACTCCCGCCGCGTCCACCAACTCGTTAAAAATTAATACAAAAATATGTATTCTAAGAAACAACTTTTCTCGTGATGTATACAATATCACTAAATGAAATAAAAGTGTAATAGATTCACATTGGTCGATATGAATTTTTTAAAAAAAATCACAGGTTTATTCGGAAAAGAAAAACCAAAAAAAGAAACATACAAAGATGTATGTATCCTGCTCTCGAAATTGGCTACGTCTGCAAAAGAAAAAGGTAAAAAAATTCCCGATGGACTTTCAAAAGAAGATTGGAATAATATTTTGTCTCAAATACTATTTAGCCTAGAATCAAAAATCAAAAACATACAACCCAAATCTCCGATAAGGAAAGAGCAACTTCGGTTAAAAAATCAAGAAGCTTTCAGCCTTTTGGAAAAATATATAGATAAATTATAAAATGGAAGAAGACGAAGAAGATGAAGAATATGAGATTATTTTTGAGCCAGACGAAGCTTTAATTTTGGCTCTTAATGAAATTGACAACCTAAAACAATTAATTAAAGAGCAAAGCTCCTCTATAAATCAACTAAAAAAAGATTTTTTAAAGCTTAAAAAAAGTGAAAAATAAACTTGACTGTTTGCTGTTTTTATGGCATAATAGTCTTATATGAAAAAAATCTCATTAAACAAAGATGGCACCCCAAGAAGGCGCCGAAATAGTAAATCAGTTGCGATGCCAACTGTCTCCCTGTCTATTGAAGAAATTGCAGAGCTCGCCTCGGGCCAGGTACTAAAAGTACCAGTCAGTGAAGATTGGGTAAAAGGTAGATTATATGCAAATTACTTAGTCAATAAAACCACATCTCTCGACTTCAGCGAAGCTCAATCAGTAGAAGATAAAATAGAATACGCATTAACAGACTTTGACAATGAATAATTATTTTTCGCATTTAATTGGTCAGGAAAACGTCAAGAAGAAATTAAACTTCTACTTAAAAGCCTATGGAGCCACAAGCACCTGCCCATTTCTTAATTTAGTAGGAGCTAAGGGTTTGGGTAAAACTTTATTCGCCAAAGAGTTCGCTAAAAATCTAAAAAATAAAGATGGAGCAAAGCGCCCCTTCTTGGAACTAAATTGCTCAACAATCAAAAACAATGAGCAATTTTTTGAGCAGATATTTATTCCGCTGATCATGAATAATGAGATAACAATCTTGTTTGATGAAGCTCACGCCTTACCTAAGGATCTAACAATGGCGTTTTTAACTATATTCAATACGGAAAAAACGAATACTAAAGACTTCACCTACGAGGATCAAACATTTACATTCGATTTTTCGAAGCAAACTTTTATCTTCGCTACCACGGAAAGCGACAAGCTCTTTCCCCCTCTTAAAGATAGATTAACTACTATTGATTTTGAACAATATTCTTCTGATAATTTAGGTAAAATTATAGAGCTAAATTGTGATGGGGTTAATTTTTCCAATAACGCACTAGAGGTGCTATCTTCTACCGTTAGAGGTAACGCAAGAAATGCGGTAATGAGATCAAAGGAAATTACACTTTACTGTGAAAGCGAAAATAAAAATACTTTCGACATGGAAGATTTCGACATGCTTGTAGACTTGCTCGGAATACTTCCGCAAGGTATCTCGTGCACGGAAAAACAAATTTTAGAAATCCTCTCAGACAGAGGAAGTTGTAAACTGCAAACCTTATCTGCAGTTACAGGATTAAGCCCCACGGCACTCAGGAGAGACCATGAAGTATATCTCCTCAGGAAAAACTTTATTCAAATTGACGGCGAAAGAAAAATAACGCATCAAGGAAGAAATTTAATTAACTCATTATAATATATAAATGAAAAAAACAGAAGTATACGTAGTAACAAGAAACTCAAGAAGAATTGAAGAAAAGAATTATTCAAAAAAAGAAGAAGCCGAAGTTAGAGCTGAAAAACTTGTCCAAGTTCTAAAAAGGTATAAAGATCCAGATTTCAAAAAAGTAAACGTTGTAAAAACAGATAAGCCTTACAAGATAAGATAAAATTATTACAGTGGAAAACAAAAAAGAGCAATTATCTTTTGAAAATCTCGCCGAACTAAAAGGCTATTCTCCAAAAAAAGCTAGAAACATGAGGATCCCTTATGTAACTCATATTTTAAAAGGCAAAGGTAGGGGTGGAAAGTCTGTCGAAATTAAAGTTGATTTAAAGAAAATCAAAAACAAAAAACAAAGTCAAGATTGGCTTTGGGTGGAATTCCAAAATGCAGAAGGTAAGCCTGGCTGGATTTATGGGCAAGCAGACTTCGTGGTATTTGAAAGAACAAAAGATTTCATATTTGTTAACAGAAAGGAGCTTCTTGACTGGTGTAGTGGTTCCCAAAAAATCAGGTATGATTTACCATTTGTGACTTTAGCGAAAAAAGCGAAGTATAGAATTTATAAAAGGGAAGGAATGAAGGAGGAAATAACGCAGATTTTAGTTGATGACATAAAAACGCTTAAATCTTTTCGAACTTGGGATAAGTAAGTGGCCTCAGCTCAAGATTTAGATAAATCTTATATAAAAATGGCTCAAACTTGGTCTTCTCTGTCGAGAGCTAAAAGGAAAAAGGTAGGATGTTTAATAGTTAAAGATGGATCGATCATATCTGATGGCTATAATGGTACTCCGAAATCTTTTGACAATCAATGCGAAGATGTAGGTCGCTTCGGCCAGTTAATAACAAAAAAAGAAGTTCTTCATGCAGAGAGTAACGCTATCACAAAATTAGCTAAATCGACTCAATCAAGCAAAGGGGCGACTATGTATATTACCTCTGCGCCTTGTTTAGATTGTTCTAAATTAATTATTCAATCAGAAATTAAAAGAGTGGTATATTTAGAATTTTATAAAAACGACATAGGTATCGATTTACTTAAGTCGGCTGGAGTTTTGGTAGATAAATTAGATGATTGAGTTTTTATTAGTTTGTGCTATTGGGGTTATTGTCTTTTTAGTTATTAACAAAAAAGATATAGCTCGCCCTCAAGTTGAAGAAGATCTCAGAAATGAAAATGATTTTTTGCGAATTAAATTAAACGAAAAACTATCAGACATTCAATCTAGGGAAAATAATTTAAATACAACCATAAAAGAGCTTCAATCGAGCATATCCAAACACCAAAGCGCCAGTACATCTATCATTGCAGATTTTAAGAAAAAAGAGGAAACTCTCATCTTTAAAACGCAAAATTTAGAGAAAAAGTTAGAAGAGGAAACGTTGGCTCGCAAAAAAGTTTTATCGCAAAAGAAAAGTGGCGAAGTTAGGTTGGGGCATATAGCTGAAACGCTTGCTCCATTTCTTGATCAGTTTGATTTTGAGCCTGAGAGGTGTTCTTTTTTAGGGCAGCCCATAGATTATATTTCATTCGGAGATGATGAGATAACTTTTATTGAAGTGAAGAGCGGCAACAGTCAACTCAGCCAGAAACAAAGGCACATAAGAGATTTAGTCAAGGCAAAACTAGTTTCATGGAAAGAGGTCAGAATAAAATAAAATAAAATGAAAATGAGCAAAATTAAAATAAAATTTAAAAAATTAGATAATCGAGCAACGATTCCGCATTACGCCAAAAAGGGTGACGCAGGAATAGACTTGATCGCAACAACAACAATGAGCAATGGCTACTTTGTTGAGTTCGGAACGGATTTGGCCATGGAAATACCCGAAGGTTATGTGGGATATATCTTTCCAAGATCAAGCATATCAAAGACAGACCATTATCTTAGAAATTCCGTTGGAGTTATTGATTCTGGCTATAGAGGGGAAATTAAAATCAGAATGAGCGTTCCCGCCTTAGGTTCAAAAAATTATAAAAACGGAGACAAAATAGCTCAATTAATTATAATGAAGCTTCCGTGGGTAGATATAGAAGAGGTTGACGAGCTATCTGAGACGGATCGCGGAGAAGGCGGGTTCGGAAGTACGGGGAACTAACTTAACAAATAATGAAAACATATATTGTAAGTACGATGGCATATAAAAAAATTTGCGCAAAATGCAAAGAGAGTAAAAGCGTTGACGAATTTTATAAACGCGAAACCTCAAAAGATGGACTTAGGGCTGAATGTATATCTTGCGAGCTAGCTCGCAGGGCAAAACACAGAAAAGCAAACAAAGATAACATAAAAGAGTATAATAGAAATTATCAAGAAGCCAACAAAGAGAGAAGGAATCTTAGACATAGACAAAGGTATGCCTCTGACCGCCTTTTTAAATTAAGTGATCTTTACAGAAGCTCATGTCATAGGGCGTTCCAATCAATAGGTCATAAAAAAAATGCTAAATCATTAAAACTTCTTGGGCTAGAAACATGGCAAGAATTAGCTAAACATCTTGGATCTAAATTCTACGATCATCCCGAAACAGGTGAAGAAATGACTTTTGATAATCATGGTTTGTATGGTTGGCATATAGATCATATTATTCCATTATCTACCGCAAAAACTGAAGAAGATATAATTAAACTTTGTCACTATACCAATCTTCAACCTTTATGGGCAAAAGACAATTTAAGCAAAAGTAATAAAATCCTTGACATACAATCCATTATATAGTATAATATACGCATGTTTAACTTAAAATCAAAAATCAAAAAAATGAAAAATCAAAAATACTTTATTGTTTATAAAAATGCTGACAACGCCGTTAAGACTTATGAAATTGGTCGCCCAGAGTTAACCGAGTCTTTTGGTAATAAAAACGAAGAGCGTAATAACATTGGGTTTAAAGCATTCTGTTTTGCCAGAAACGAAATTCGTTCATTTAGGCATGATCGGATTATTTCCCTAACACGAGCTTCGTGATACAGGGGATAATAAACTATTCTCTCAACAAGTTTTGCCCGTTATTATTAATAGCTTTTCTAGTTTTTTTTAATTTTGGACCCTTAACTTGGGAGCCCTATGTTATCATGGGGCTCGTTTTGTTTATTGAGAGATTTAATTTTAGAACTGGATATTCAGTGGCCTACTGTGAAGCTAGAGGAATTAACATAAATGAATGATCAAGAAATTAATTCGTTAAGATTTCAAGTTTATGATAAATTATGTAAGAGCGAAAGCAAGAAAGAAAAAAAATACAATCAAAAATTACTTAATATAATTGATTATACAATACAATTAAAAGACTCAATGAAAAAGATAAGTAAAATCGGAGTCTCTCACATATGAATAAAGAAGATAAGGCTTTACTAAAATTAGCCGAAGAACTATCTGAGCTAACAACAAGAATTCTTCAACAATTAAACAAAACAAAAGATTATAATAAAAAAATAGAGCAAGAAATCTCGGACGTCGAAAAACAATTAAAACTCCTAAAAAAGTTAAATGAATAAAAGTTTATATAGAATAACAATAAATTATATTATGCACACTAAACTATATAAGTTTATGTTGAAGCATGTTATTCCTTATATTCGATTTACTACTTATTATACAAAACTTCGGGGCAAAAAGTATCATAAATTATATTCTTCTCTAAAATCTGGAGATGTTATATTGACTATTGATAAAAAGAAGCTCACAACGCTCCTAATCCCTGGAGAGTTCTCTCATGCAGCTATGTGCGTATCAACAGACCAAAATTGGGAAGTTAGTGAAATGACGCATGACGATTATACAAAAAGTACTTTTTTCGACATCTGCAAAGAAAGCGATAGAGTTGTAATCTTGCGGCCTGACTTAAATCAAGACGCTATGGAAAAAGCAATTCAAAAATGCAAGTCATTAGAAGGCGCAGAGTACGACGCTCTATTTGATCTCGGAGTAGAGAGTTTATATTGTAGCGAATTAATTTATCAATCTTACGAAAACAATTCACTAGAATCAAACTTAGAAGACTTTGTTGGACTCGGAAGGCAATATCTGAGTCCTACAGGTTTATTACATTCAAAAAAATTAAAACTAATTATAGATAGCGACCTAATATCATGAAAATTATCTTTTGTTTACCTGGCCCATCTTTTTCTGGAAGATTTTTATCTTGCTGGACAGAGCTTTATCACACGTGCTTAGCAAATGGAATCACGCCAATTTTATCTCAACGCTATAGCTGCAACATATATTATGTTCGAACAAATTGTCTTGGTGCAGACGTAACTCGCGGAGAAAATCAAAAGCCATTTGATGGAAAAATTGACTATGATTATATTATGTGGATAGACTCAGACATCGCATTTAATCCAAAGCAGTTCTTGGATCTACTAAAACACAAGAAAGATATTTCTTCTGGTCTGTATCTTATGGAAGGCGGTCAAAATTTTGCTTGCGTAAAAGATTGGGATGAAAAGTTTTTTGATAAAAATGGGCACTTCCAATTTTTATCTCCGAAAGATATTGAAAAAGATAAATCTTTAATCAAAGTTAATTATGTGGGAATGGGTTGGATGCTTGTCAAGAAAGGCGTCTTTGAGTCAATAAAATATCCTTGGTTCGAACCGATAAGAAAAACTATCGGAGGATATACAGATTTCACTATGGAAGATGTTGCGTTTTGCCATAAAGCTATCGAGCAAGGACATGACATATATGTAGACCCCAAGATTATAGTCGGTCACGAAAAAACAGTAGTTTTATAAATCAATTCCTAGAAAAATTAAAACAGCTGTGATCACGGCTCCGATTATAAGGTAGACTTTTTTTCTTTTGGGTTTATCTTTAGGGCTGGGCTTTAGGTCCTCCTCTTCTTTGCGTTTACGCTCCTCCTCTTCTTTGCGTTTACGCTCCTCCTCTTCTTTGCGTTTACGTTCCTCCTCTTCTTTGCGTTTACGCTCCTCCTCTTCTTTGCGTTTACGCTCCTCCTCTTCTTTGCGTTTACGCTCCTCCTCTTCTTTGCGTTTACGTTCCTCCTCTGATTTTGTCTCAATA